AACAACCTGAGTAGATGTTGTCGAAAGAACTCTTTTAATACCAACAATACTTGTAGGTGCTGTGAATACTCCAACAGTTACGTTGTCTCCAGCAACAATTCCGTGGCTTGAGCCAAGAACAACAGTTGCAGTGGTTCCACTAAAAGTAACTGCTGAAGTGGCAGTTACTGCAACTGCAGAGGATGTTGAGTAGTTCTTAGACAATAGAACGCCACCTGCAAGCAGAGCGGATAGTTCTGGGTCTGGTTCACAGATAGCAAGTTCCATTGTTGCACGCTTTAAGCGGTCTGGAGCCTTGTACGAGACACATACTGTGCCGTCGGCTGCCTTTTCTGTGATTTCTTCGCCGTCTTCATACTCTGGTGTGAAGGACATGCGAATGAATGCGGACGTTGTGTAACTGTCCAAGTCGCCATTCAGTAATCCGCCAGCCGCACTTAGGCGGGTGACGCGAATGGCAGCACCTTGAACGGATGCGGCGTAATCTTGAGTTGCCATGATGGGCTATCTCCTATGGTTGTTAACTAGACGGATGCTGAAAAATCGACCCGGACTGCGTAATGACAATCTGGTTCAAAGTGGACAGCCGCTGCGCGGACGGCTTTTATGCGCATGTCATTGGTGTTGGACGAAGCAGTTATGCCCTGTGCCAAACTTTCATTCACTACTTTAGTTGCACCAAGATGCACATCTACGTAACCAGTAGCAAACATCCACTCGGTTGTATTGCTTACTGCACGGTTAGCGTGTCCAATTGGACCAACTCCTGTGTACCCAGAACCCACAATTACTGGTGTTCCTAGTTTGGTTACGAGAATCTGACCCTTTTTATTTACATCATCTTCATCAAGACGGGCTTGGAAATCTAAACGCTCTAAGAAGTCATAGCAAATACCAGCCATACGACGTGACATATGGATAACACCACGCAGACCTGCCGGGCTACCTGCAAGTGCGCCTTCAAGACGAGCCAAGGATACACGTGGTACGTCTCCGCCAGCAGTAACTGTTACATCTGTAGATGCTTTTTCTTTTACAAGATAATTGTTGCTTAGAGTAGCAATAGGGGTCGTGCCAAGCACTAGAGAGCCGTCTGTTGCGGTGTAAGCAATGATAAATGTTGTTGCAGTTCCAGCAGTGATTACGTAGTTATCGTAGCCACTTGCAGAAGTTAAGTTAAATACAGTAACAATGTCGCCAACCTTAAACCCGTGGGCAGTTGCTGTTGTTACGGTAGCAAAGTTTGATGCCACAGTTGCGCTTGACACAACGTGTGAGGTGTAGCCAGTGAAGTGCTGAGCAGCAGAACCAAGCCATAGTTCGCTTTCTACAGCCTTTTGAGTTGCTGCATCCATAATCTTTTCAACGCGGTTGAAACGGTCCTGTGCAGGAAGGCTAAAAGTAGAGGAGAAGTCTTCAACTTCAATCCCGAAAGGAACATAGTTAGCAAAGCGTGGCTTTGTTGTTCCATCGTACAACTCGCCATTAGTAACGTCATCATCGTTAATGGTAAGTAGACGCAAGGCAAATGCGTCAGAGTCAAACTCATGGGCTGCGAAACGTGCCCAATGGTCTTGTGCCTCGGTATATTGTGAAACGCTGGCGACGCTCAGAACCCCAAAAGGGTACGGAGTTAAGGGGTGAGGTGTCGTGATAGACAAATCCTGAGCCATTATCTTATTTCTCCTATGTTCTGAGCGTCGCCGTCGAGTTTCTTTAGAGTCTAATTAGATTAGAACTCTACAGTTGCTGATGCTGTACCAGCAAGAGTGTCGCGCAATGCAGAGCGAGCACCGTTGATGCTGATTGTTGAAGTTACCTTGATGGATTGAACGCCAACCTTGGCGATTCCTTCAAAGGTTTCAACGAACATCTTGTAGTCGTTGGTGCCAACAAGGGTTGAGTCACGAATAACTCCAAGGTCAAGCGTGCCACCATCTAGGAACAAGAATGTTCCTTCAGCGAATAGGTACCATACGAATGTGTCGTAGAACTCATTCATAGCACCTGAACTCTGCGCAGCGTATGCATTTGCATCGTCCAAGTGGAATGTAGCGTTTACGCCACGGTCACGTAGGTAACCTTCGATTTCGCTGTCAGATACAGACAACTTGTTGTCGCCTGGCATTTGCAGAGCAAAGTCAGCGCGAATAGCAGCCTTAATCCATGCTGGAGCAACAAGACGCAACTGAGCATCATCAGCCATACGGTGACGTGCACGGTACTGAGAAGCAGCGCGACTAATCTGAAGCAGGAAGTCTACGCCAAGACCAAGTACGTTGGTGCTTGTTACAGCAGTGGAACCGCTACTTAGAGCAGAAAGAAGGTTCTCTTCTGCTTCACGAGCGTGCTGAATCAGACCTAGTTCGTTGTGACGAGCAATAAGTTCTGGGTAAGCACGAGTAGCAAGGTTACCGAACTGCATCTGCAGGGTTACTGCATCTGCAACTGCGGTTGTTTCGGTTGCAGCAGTTACAACAAGGTTTGCCTTGGTAGCACTTGAAGTAGCCGAATCGGTTACGTAAGCGGTGTCAAGAGCAGTTGTCCATACGCCAACAGCGTTGCCATATGAAGACAATACTGGTGGAACGATGTAACGGATACCGCCACGGTCTGCTTGGAATGATGGCAAAGAGTCGCGGATTGGGCGAACATTGGAGCCAATTCCAAAGATTTCGTAACGGGTAGCAAATGGAGACTGGTATGAACCAGAAGCGGTAAGAGCACTTGGAGCACCCTTAATCTTTTCCATGTTTGCTTCTGCATCGCTACCAAGTTGCATTGATTCTGGGTATGCGGTGCTAAATGATGCAACGATGTGCTGTTCGCCGTCGCCACCGTTTACGCGGCGCAAGCCGTGTAGACGCTTGGCGAATGCATCTGCTACATCGCTCATGTCGGATAGTTCTGTACCTGCAGTCACACCTGGGATGTCAGCGCCAGCAGTAATTGCTACTGGAATGGCAGTTGTCATCGAAGCGGGACGGCGGTCGGCTGGGACTTCAGGAGTTACATCCTGAGCGTCAAAAGCAGCGGCGGTCACTGTTGCCTCTTCCTGCACCTCTACTGGTGCATCAATTGGGGTTTCGGTTTCTTCGGTTGAAAGTTCAACAACTTCTTCTGTTGATAATTCAACAGTTTCTTCGGTTGAAAGTTCAATAGTTTCTTCTGTTGATAGTTCTGCTTCTGCAACTGGTGCTTCTTCGGCAACAGGTGCTTCTTCAGTAACTTCTGGTTCTTCGGTAGAAAGTTCGATAACTTCTTCCGCAATAGTTGATGCTTCTTCAACTGCTGATACTTCATCGGCTTCAGCAGATGCCATAACTGGCTTCTCTTCTTCCTTTTCCATACCTTCAGCGTCATCCTCTACTGGAGTCTCAGTCTCGACCTCTACTTCGGTCTCTTCTGGCATTTTTTCCATGTCAGTATCTTCCTCTGGTTGTTCGGTCGCGGCTTCCATCTCCTCGCCGTGCACACGAGCACTGGCTTCACTTGCTGTTGCAGCAAGTTCTTCAGCCTGTACTTCGCGACGCTGTACTTCAGAACGAACTGAATCAAGCATGTCGGCTAGTGAGGTCATCGCCTCAACTGTTTGGGGAGTTGGTTCTTCGCTTTCGACCGATTCGAACTGGCTGATGATTTCACTCTGAAGTTCGACCATTTGTTCGTCGGATAATTCAGGCATGTTTTCCATCATGTTTATAATGCGGTCCACTACTGTCCCTCCTCCGGGGCAGTCGGGGGAAACCATCTATGTATATGATTTCCCGGCTTATGTAGTCGAGATTGAGGGACTCCAAACAGAAACCTGTAGGAGGCACTCCACCTATATCTGATAATACAGTATTCTTAAATACGCTATTTTTAAGTTAGCAGTCTAAGAAGTCTATTCATTTTGCTTGAAATCTCGCTCTGACTGTATACGTCTCCGCCAGCCATAAAAGATTTTAAGTCTTTAGTTACTTCGCCAGCATCTTCTTTACCAATTTTGGCTTCAACTTTTTGTATCATATCTTTCATTAAATCAGCCAAGGCAGATGGGACATCACTAAAGCGAATCTTCTGGGACTGGTTTTCGAAAGGTAAAGGTAGGTTTGAAATTGTCTCTGCCAAAGCAGTAGCGCCAGTACGAACATTTGTTAAGGCTGTACTGTCCAAAGCACCTGTATCTATACGATTAACAGTGTCAATCACATCCCGAGCGCCCTGAGCAGCGCGGGCATAGTTACCAACATTGTCAAGGTTTTCTACCTCACCAATACGCTTAGAAAGCGCATCAAGTGATGCAACTCCTGAGTCCTTCTTCAAACGGGCTAAAACTAAGCGAAACTTGCCTCGAGCATCTCTAGGCTGAGTTTGGGCAGTGTATTTACCTTCAGACTGAGGAGCCTCGTTAGAGGCTGGTACTTTTGGGTCAACACCACCTGTGGCTTCCACAGTTGCGTCGGCTTGCATAATATCTGCAGCAGCAGTCAAAGAATTAGTAGAGATTTTGCTTCTCATATCTGCTAGAGAGATTGAAAGTTCCATTCTGCTTGCAGAAAGGTTTTTCCACTCATCTGGGACAAGGTCTGGTTTACCAAGAGCCTTAGCACGCTTAGTGATGTGACGACGAACTTTAGCGCGGTCAGATGGCTTAGAGCGACCATATGCTCTAACTGCTTTGCGCAAGTCAGATACGTTGCGGATTGGGTAAGAGCCATTTGGCAGTGCTTCACCTGATTCAGCCAACTTCTCGCGGATGGCTTCAGACGGACCAGCAGCAACTAAACCTTGCTCTTCAAGTGCTGAAAAAACTGTTTCAAAATTTATTTCTACAGGCTCATTTTCAGTCATTAGTAGTTCTACTTCACTAAGCGAAGAAGATAACTGCCATTGCCACTTCTGATGCATGTCAATTCGACCAGCAATAAAGTCAGCAACACCCTGCTCATTTGCAGCCTCAAGCATTTGGAACATAGCCTTAAGTTCATCAATTACTACTTCATTTGCAAGAAGCAAGTCTGCAGCGAGTGCCCGTGGGCTTCCGCCTGACAATTCAGAACCTGAAAGGCTAGACATATGTGCGTAGTCCGCTATAGAAATCTTAGGGAATCCTCCGAGTTTGCGGATATTTTCTCCCATAGGGTCTATTGAACTGTAGACATCTTCGTAGATTTCTTGGAATAGTTCGTGGTACTGAGCAAAGTCCGCACCAACTACATTCCAGTGATAACCATGAGCACGGAAATATAGATTTACTACATCTGCCATTAAAGAGTGTAGAGAACTTAAGTAAAGAGGCTCTATGTCTCCTGCTCCACCTGCCGTGATACCAGACTCATTAATGAATTCTTCTTTAAGTGATGCAAAACGACTCTTTGCAATTTCTGCATATTGATTAAGCAATTCTGGGTCATCTTTTAGTCTCGCTAGGTAGTTTGCACCAGCAGCAACAAGAGCCATTACTTCGCCAGACGCTACGCGAGCGCGTGCAATTGGGAAACCTGGAACATTTACTTGGCAAACAGCAACAAGTTCAAGAGCGCCTTGAATTGGTCGCCAGTCACCTGATGGAGCAGAAGCGCGAATAGCGCGAACTTGGTGAGGAGTTACCTCTGGGCGAAGTGAGCCAGAGACCCAGATTCCAAATGAATCTTCGCCAGCGTGGACATCGGCAAATGCTGAAGCGGTATCGTCATAATGCTTTGCAGCAGACTTAGCCGATGCTTCTAGTGGAGCGTGTCCACCAGCAAGAGTTAGTTGACCTACTGGAACATCTGCGCCTTCTTCAGTACGGCAAACACCTGTATGGAAGTAGGAGTATCCGCTCTTTGAGCGAGGAGGCTTTGTTCCAAAACTAAGACCAATATGGTCTACATGCCAAGCAGCAATATGACCAAACACGCGACCGTCGTCAGTTACTGTAAGAGGTGTTGGACCAGTCAACTTAGGGTTTTCAAACCATGACTTAGGCGGGGTCATAGGGATGGAAGCAACTACAGCAGCACAAGCCACCAAAGCGCTCTCGCTAGAAACAGGCTTCTTAACCTGCATACCGATTGAACTCACAGGTTCCTCCTGTACATCGACGATTTCGTCAGTTAATAGTATTCTACACTCTTGAAAGGCTGGCTTAGGAACTAAAGTAACGCCCATGATGCGTCCCTTAGTAATTTTTATTTTTCCTGTGCCCATTTTCTTATTTTCTTCAGAGGATGTTTCTTCCTCTGCGTCTGCTTCAAATCTATCTAAATCTGCAGATATTCCACGAATGAAACCACCGCGAACTAGACGCTCTGCTTCACGACCGTACTCACCTGAATCAAATACGCCATAGGCATTTCCAACACCATCAGCAGTACGTTCCATTTTGTCGATACGACCAACAACTACAGAACCGTCATGCCCTTGAGCAGTTTTAATCTGCCACATCAATGGAAGCGGAAGTTGACGCATGGTAACAGCACCTATAGAGAAACTCCGACCATCACCTGACTCTGCTCCTTCAGGTAGAACAACAGGAATAAAAAACTCTGCTCCAGATGTTGCAGGGGCTTGGAATCCACCAGAAGCAACAAGAACTCTATTCTTTATCTCTTCTGCCTGAGCCGATAGTTCTGCGTTCGAAATAATCTCCGCACTAGAGCGAATGTAATCATCACTGTAGGTATTGAAAGCGCCCTTACGACCATACATTTGACGATGAGCCTTGTCGCCAGTCCAAAGACCAGTCATTTCTTTGTGACGAAGTGCGCAGTAGCCCTTGGCACGAGGACCCATGTATTTGGATAGTTGACGTACACAGCGAGTCCAATCTCCGCCAGTTCCCCAACGAATCTTTGCACCACCCTCACCAACAGTCCAATAACGACGTAGTGTCTCAGCGTTGCCACGGTTACGGTCCGCGCCACCTGCAGCAATAATTGCTAGAAGGTCACCAGTTGGACCCCAAAGAACAGACAATTGAGAATTAATCTCTTCTTGTTTTTGTAGTTCTTCTTGCTTCTCCATGCCATTTTTCTCCATCTGAACCATGACATCAGAGAGTGTTTCATCATCTAAAACAACTACAGGAGGTGGAGTAGGGCTGTTTAGGTCAGTTAAAATTGCTTCGTCTTTAACCCATTTACCTTCGTGACGCTTGAAGAGAGTAGGAGTTGTTGACTTATTGTCAGCAGGAATAAGAGCAACTAAATTCATTACAGCCTGGGGGTCATCCTGAGCAACAATTGCCATATAAATTGCTGGAATATCTGAATTTTCCGGGGTCAGAGCAGTCAAATCTGCAGCAGCAGTGATACTTTCGTAGACTGAAGTGTAGTTCTTAGTCGTTGTGACAATTCCATTTTTCATAGAGACATTTTTAGTCCACTTACCTGAGCCACTACCAGAACCGCCACTACGAGAAGGACCTCTGTATCCTACAGATTTAGCACTTTCTTGTGATTCAATATCGTCAGTTCGTACTGGGTTATACCAAGAACGATTAGGGTAGGTTTTATTTGAACCCTTACCATATACAGTATCCAACCAACGACGTAAGTATGGGTCGTTGTAAGCATTTGGAGCCAACTCATCGTCAGCCTGTGTATTAACTTTAACTTTAGGAATTTCTTGTCTATTTGCTTCATAAGATGCGCGCTGGTCTGAGACCCATGAGCCCCAGTCGTTAAGCATTATCTGCATACTGTCTGCAGTCAGAGGTGGAAGACGGTTAGGTAGTCCAGCAAGTTTAGGGTTTGTTGACTGACGAGGCTCTCCAAGAATTCCTGAAACATCTAGCGGTTGACCATAACGAGGTGGCGGAACTGCTGCAGGTGCTTGTTCTGCTGGTCTAGTGTCGCTAACAGCAACATCGGCAGTATTTCCGTTATCAAACTCGATGGTAGCCGTACCGCCACTTACCGCTCTGATAGTTCCTGTAGCCTGTGGGTTGTTTGCAACAGTTACTCGTCCGCCCATTTTTGCAAATTTGCCAGAAGCATCTCGTACTTGGCTTTCCACATTTTCTGCACGCTCGTCAGAAGTATAGTTTCCGTCAGCGTCAGATGCCTCAGCAAATGTAAGAGAATCTATGTAGCCCCAGTCGATGTCTGCAGATGCTGCTAATACCATTTCAGTTTCTGTAATATCGATGTTTTGGATGCCAGTAGCCAAAAATGGACTGGAATCTAAAAGAGCAGAAGCAACAAGAGCAGCCTCTTGGTCTACAGGGAAGTGATAGAAAAACTTTCCATCTACGTCAAAATCTAGGACAGAATCTATGTCTTGGAAAGATTTACAAGTCTCTCCTAAATTAAACCAAGAACCGTTATCCCAAACTTCAACTGAGTTGTCTTGGTGAACTGCATATAAGCGGTCAATGCCAGAGCCATTACCTTGAACTCTAATAGCAAAATCTACATTAGTAGAGTTTGAAAAATATGAAACATCAATGTTGTCTACTTTTTTATATATTGATGCAGTTACAGCCTTTTTGTTTTCGCGCTCTACAATTGCTGAAGCCCAACTCTTAGCAGAGTCACCACCCCAAAGTGCCCAAGCAATACGACCATTAGATGGGTAACCATCTTCTGCTGGTTTGTATCCCTTACCTCTTTTATCTACCTCATGGCGAGGAAAGTATTTTGCAATGTGACGAACCTTGCGAATACCGATTTGTCCGCCTTTTGCAAGGGTACGAGCAGTGTTAAGACCTACAGGAGTTCCACCGCGTCCTTCTTCTTTGCGCCACTCAAGTGCACGCTTGGCTTCTGACTGTACAGACTTTGGAATGGTGTACATGCGGTCGCTATCTGCAAAAACTTTAATGTCTAAATCAACTGCATATCCCGTAGCAATCTCATAGGAAGTGGTTGAGGGTTCTTCCCCATGTTCGTTCCAAGAAACTGAAGCAAGTACTGAAGCAATATTATCTACGGGGCTAACCTCGTTGGTGTCTTCGTTTACAATGACAGATACATTGTCGGATGTCAGGAGAACATCACTACCGTTGCGACCGACAAATTGCATGTTTTCGTCTCCAGATTCTAGACAGATATACTAATAATAACAAAAGAACAGAATGGTTATTTTGTTAAATTACTCGAATTACTACTTTTCTTCGGTTACTGGTCCGCCAGCGACCCATGCATCACAGGTACGGGAAGAAGCGCACTTAAAATCAAATGCCTCGCAGTAGCCAAGTTCTCCAGCGTTAATAACGCCCCAAGCGTCGTTTCCTTGCTCGTTACCTAAGCCAGACTCGATGCAGTCAAGCATTCTAGGTGTCTTAATAAATACTGCGCAGTTTCCGCAAGTAGAAGACTTTGCCTCTTCAATATCCGTAGACCAGCGCTCAGCCTTTTTTTGCCAAAACTCGTTGTTTGGGCGAGCAGGGTTTAGTGGACCGTAGGCAGCAACCTTTATTGCGTTTTCACGGTTCTGTAGGTTTAGACCGATATCTTGAGTTGCAGGTGGACAAGACCCGTTAGCAGCAGCAGTTATAGTTTCAGGACCAAACTCAAATTCTGGAGCAACACCATAATCTTCTTGAACTGACTTTTGTTCTATACTCTGACCAACAGTGCCTGTAATAAGGTCAAATTCGTCAATAAAGTTTGGATTAACAAAAACAATGTTTGCCCCAGAACCAATTGGAGATGTTTGACTAGTCAAAGGCAACCATTCGTTACGGATGCGTGAAAACGAACCCTCATTTGATTTATAAATAAGACCAGTTAAACGACCTTTTATATCAAAAGTTGCATACAAGTCCTGAGGCTTATCAGGTTTTTCGGGGGTAAATGCCATTAGTCTTTTTCCTTTGTCTCTGGTTCTTCGTAATTATATTTAGTGTTGTACCGATTAAGCACTAAACCTTTAGAGAAGTCTAATCCCTCAGTTTGACCAGCAAGCCAAGGCTCTAGCCAAGGATTTAAGTCGCGAGTTCCAGCAGCGTCAATCATGGAAAAAATAAAAGCCTTTTCTGCATCCTCCGAAATTGTGTCAGATTCCCCAATTGAGTAAGCATGAAAGTCTGGGTCCTCCAGCATTATATCTGCAGCAATATTCATTTTTTGCTCTGATAGACGTAAACCACTGACACCTGAAGGCTCTTTTAAAACTTTCTGCTCTTGATTTACTGCATCTTTTACTGCCTTATACGGCTTTTCAGGCTGTACTTCTGAAGCAACATAGGAGTTAAGGTTAAATAAAGCAATGTTAAGCCAACCATTTGCAGTTGTTGGTTTTACACCGCCACGCGCTTCAATGATTCTATTAACTCTGTCAGCCCCATCAAAAGACTCTTGACCTTCAGGAAAGACATATCTAACAGAAGTGTCTGAGGCAACAATAGAGAAACTATGCTTTCCATCTCCATAGATAGAGTCACTCAGCCGTACTACTTTAATATTTGCCACTTGATGTCATTCCTATCCGTAAATATCTGACCAGTTGTCAGTGGTGTAATTTAGTATCTCACTGGCTCTGTCAGAAATCATATCTAACACATCCTGTGGCATATATCCACTACTGTATCTGCTTTTTAGTTCTTGTAAAGCCTGTGCAATTCTTTTATCCATTAACATCTTGAATGTTACAGGACCCACTCTATCAAATATTTGCTTTCCAAGGTCATTACTTACTCCAAGACTTGTAGTTAGATAGTCGTAAGGACTTTGGTATCCATTACTAGTCTGTTCTATAGCAGTGCGAATAGCAACAGCATCAGCATGGTCAAACGGTATTGGAATCCATGCTTCAGCCACATTTTCGTGGACTGGAGTGTTGGGAACATCGTTTCCACGTACCATCATAACATTATTTGACCCGCGGTCATTATTCTGGATAATAGCATCCATAGCCAATATACCAAGAGCATTGTTAATGCTAACGTGACTAGCAACATCTACAGCATTTACATCAAATATTCCTGATTCAGACATGCGGACTAGATGAGGAGTGTCAAGTTCTGGGCTACTATTTGCACCAACAACAAGTTCGTCACTGTTGATAGAAGGGATACTTAGGTTAGTCCCAAGTTCACTGGTGATTATTCTGGTGCTGTTTGCATCTCCTTGACGGTCAACAACTGGAAGACCAACAATACCAAGAGCGCGACCAACAATATTAGATGCTATTTCGGACTGGACGTTGGTCTCTGTTGATACATTTTTTACAAAGAAACGCTCTTCAGTTTTGGTGCTTTGTACCAACCAGATATCACTTGCACCAGCGTAAGCACCTGAAATTGTAGGTCCATCCTCTGGGCTAGTTGTATTCTGTTGAACCAACTTTGTAATGGTGAATGGTAGAATCTCACCAGTTTCTTGGTTAGTAACATTTTTTGTTTCTCCAGGAGTCATGCTCGTATCAAATACTTCACTAGGAAGATTCTTTACAGTCTCTCCAGCCTCACTTAACTTTGTGCGGTTAGGCTCGAATGACAACCTATCTCTTTGAAGAGCATCAAGCATAGAAACAAAGTCAGCCTTAATTGAAGCATCCTTAGCCTTATCACTAGGGCTGTCTCCGTTAGTAAATACTGGGTCATTGCCATCAGCAAGAATAGTAGCAAGATACTTACCAAGTGCAGCCTTGGCAGGAGGCGATAGTTGGGATACAGAACGCTTTCCTTCGTAGCCAGTAAGTTGCGTCAACTCATCTGCATAAGGTGCAAGAATCTCTCCAATACCGTCATAGGTACTACGAGTAGCAAAATGGCTTTTAATTTTCTCATTATTTTCAAATGCATTAGCGCCACTAGCAGCCAACTTATCAATAGCCTTTTTCATGTTTTCGTATGCGCTGTTCTGGACTCGCTCTGTAGATGTTGGTATTAGAGTTTTCTTTCCTGAGAACCCTGTATCCATCGAGTAAGCCTTACCAAACCAATGCTGTTCGTTAGCGCGTAGGTCTGGTGTCCAACCAATCATTGCCATTTCACGAGGAGTCGGGAATGTAGGAGCAAGTTCAGCATCTGATGTCATTGCTTGTCTTAGACCTTCCCAGTCTGAGACTCCATAAGCGTCAAATGCTTGCTGAACAACTTTATCCATACTAGCCTTTGCTCTAGCATAGCCAGTACTACTACCGTAATAATCTACTCTTTCTCCACTAGTGTAGCCACGCTGTATGTAGTCATAACGCGATTTTAGTTGGTTGTACCCTACCCCAGCGCCATTCCAGTTAAATCCAGTGATAGCCCAGACGTAACCGCCAGTAGCAGACCCAGGATGGCTGAAGCCACCAGCCGCAGCAGATACCGTTATGGATTTAGCGCCATTTGCAATGTACCAGTTTTCAGCGTATTGATTGAATAGAGAAGAGAACCCTGAAGGTTTTGCTCCTTCAATAAACATGCTTGCATTGTAAACATTATCAAGTTTTCCATCTACAAATCTGAATTGCCTAGATGCACTGTAAGTTTTACCTGTTTCAGTACTCTTAATTCTTACACTTACATCCATGTTGCCAGTGCCAGATGAGTTAATACGTCCGCCAGCGCTAACGCCTTCAATAGTTAAATCGCCACCAAAGACGTTACCTACGCCCATGCCAAGTGCTACAGCCTTGTTTAGTTCTCTGCTGTCGCCACTTCTAATAAGTTCTATAACTCGGTCAATTGATGGTCTAGAAACACCAGCGTGCGCAATCTGGGCAGCCTTTTCTGCTTCCCATCCTTGGTCTTGGAAGTGCTTTTGAGTAACAGGGTCACCGTTAGGTGTTACTACAAAGTTGTCATCTATCCTGTCAAAGTTAGGATTAGAGACTCCTGCCATAGAACCATCAAACTCTATTTGCTGAACAGGGGTAAGTAGATTCTTAGCAATATTGAGGAATCTTCTGTGTAGAGGGATAGGATTTGGAGCAAGTTGTAGGTTAAGTTCAGCCTCTAATATCTCTTCAGCCTTAGCATCAGCGCGGGCTCGTTTTGTAGCCAAACTTTCTTCACTATTTGTTGTAGCAAGTTCGTCTACTTTGGTCTTAACGCTCTCTAATACAGTATCAAGATTAGCATTTGATGGAATTTCATAACTATCCATAGTTCCATCAGGAGAAACAACAGTAACAATAGCAGTATTCTCACCCTTAGGGTCGATGTTTACATCAACTCTATACTCATTGACATATCCTGCTGGCTTATGAGTAAAGCCGTAGTCCCATGTTCCTTCAGAACCAGCAGAATCTACTCTAGCGCTCGCGCGGGAATTAGGTACGTAATCTTTTAACTCTTGCTGGAGAGTTTGCATACGAGTACGCTGAGCCTGAACCCTAGCCATGTGATAACCATCAACAGCATTTCTAGAAGACAAATTTATTCTATCTAGTGCTTCTTCTGTTCTTCTATAGCGTCCACTATTCTTAATAGTCCCATCGGTATTTAATGAAGAAAGAGTCCAACCACCTTGACTAGTATCTTGAGTTAAAATCATTTCATGCTCTACTGAAGGAACACTAATCTTGTAGGAAAGACCAGTAAAACTATTATCATCAGATGCAATAGATACTTCTACTGGAGCACTTGCATTTAGTGCGGCTAGTCTTCCTTCAATAGCACTCTTAAGATTTGCTACTTCACGAGCATTAAGACGCTTTTCTCTAGGTGCTAGAGGATAAGGACGCGAAGCCGTTCCGCCAGTAGACCTTGGAACTTCAATAGCCTCTCGTTTTTCTAAGAACTTTTGTATGACCGCGTCGCCAGCGTCATCAACAGTGTCAAACTTGTTTGGGAATTCAACACCGTCAGCAGTTGCTACATATTTACCACTTGCAGTTTCGTAGTAAACCATTCCTTGAGTCCCAGTTACCCTGTCAGTCATGTTGATTTCTTTTGTAGCCGAAGACTGAGAAACAGACAAGTTTTGACGAGCACCTGGAACTGCATAAGCCCTACTAGGGTATGACTCCAAATCCTGAATGTAAGCGTATGTGTTTGGTGCTTCGGTTATAGGATTACCTGGAAGAACCTGAGGATTAGCACCAGCAGGTCCTGAGTCTCCTCGCGAAGATGGGGAACCATTAGCACCAGCAAGATAAAGATTTGCTTGCGCTGCTGCTTCATTTAGAGTATCAAAATCATCTGAGAAATCAGGATTTCTACCTTGTTGCATTGCCATTGACGCTAACCAAGCAGATGTTCTAAACTTACCCTCAGGAGTAGCAGTGATTGATACTGCTCTACCACTTGAACTATTTTCGTAGCCGCGTCTTGTCCAGAAAACACCCTTAAGGTTTTCATCTACTGTAGACATATTAGTTATTGCATATGAACCTGGAGCCTGAAGACCTGCATTTATAATCTTTTGATAAGCCTCTGTCTGCACATCAGGAGCATCAGTGTCGGTAGGAGTGTCGCCCTCTCGAGAAGGTCTCAAATCAAGGAGACGGAACTCTGCTCGCGCAATTGCTACATCAAGGTTAGAAATGTACTCAGTCTCAAGTGAATCAAAATCAGATTCTATATCTACTGAATAGGTCTTACGGTCTTCATCCCATTCAATAGTAGCAACATTTGTCGCATCTATTTTATCGCTTAAGTCTCTTAATTTAATAAATTTGTTGCCTGCACTAGCCTCTATTGCCTTGTCATTTCTAACATTAAATGAGTCTGCAGAGTTTTGTAGTGCTCTTGTTCTTTCCTCATCAGTCATAGGGATAGGAGTCGGAGCCTGTGGAGTAGTAGGAGTTGGAGTGGTAGTAGAAGCGCGGTCTATATTTTCTTGTTCAATAGTGTTGATAATCTGTTTCGCTCTATAAGTTACACCTCCAAGGTTGTCAAAATACTCAATCTCTCCATAAGGACTTCCCTCAGCAAATGCTTGCAAAGAATAAGCCTGACGGTTTTCAGCCCATTCAATGTTTACTTGACCATCGCTGTCATCGCCTACGTTAGATATTTTAAGGATGTCTCCATCCATTTCAGCATCTCTTAGCCCATTATCTCTGTCAGCATTAAATATTTGCACATAGGTCTCTAGCGCTGCTGTTCTTTCTTCAGAGGATATTGCAGTAGGTGATGGCTCTGGTGTCGGGGTAGGAGTAGGTGTTTGAACCTGTGGAGTAGTAGGAGTTGGTTCTTCGCCTCTACCAGTAGCGCGTCGCCAAATTGGACCAAGAACTCGGTCTTTAGGGTCAGCAAGTTCAACAATTCTCTCGGATAGAGGCGGAAGACCAGCACGTTCGCGGTACTCGCGTACTCTTTCTTGGCGGTCTAGCCACATTTGGTAGGCACGGCGTGTTTCAGCAACACCCTTACTTAAACCAGTTCCACCTCGCTTTGATACGTATGGACGGATTACTGTCTTAAATTGAGCACCAGCACCTCTACCAGTGCCTTCAACTCTACGTACTTCAACAGTGTATTTTTCAGTTGTCTCAAACTTACGAGGCGCTTCAATTCCTTTTTGAATATTCAATAAAGGACGTTCCATGTTTCGTGCTTCGTCGGAAACTGGAGGAGCGAATCTTAGGTCTTCCGTATCTCTACCGCGACCATTCAAGAATAAGAAGTCAGTAGCATACGTTCCATAAGAACCATCAGCAAATGCTACATAGGCATAACCCTTACGGGCACGGTCTCCTGAGTTTTCAATTGTCTCCCAAGCGACAATAACTCCTTCGCCTCTACCTTCGTTCCATCCGTCATACTGGTGAACGACGCGGTCGCCAAGACGAGCCTGATTTTGTCCATCGGCAAATATGTAGTTTTCTTCAGAGTAGCGTTGCCAATCTTTATCGCCAATCATTCTTACTCGGAAAGGCTCTTCTCCTGGTAGAAGTCCACTAGTAACAAATGGAGATGAGTCTCCAGCAGTAGCATCCTTTATATCCTGACCAAAGTTAGGGTCACTGTTGTAGACTACTCGACCTTCAGCAAGAGCGCGTTGTAGGTCTGCATACATAATGTCTGCTTCTCCACGGCTTGATGCTTCTTGGTATGCAAGTTCAATATTGTTACGCTCTGGGTCACGAATGATTACGTTGTAGTGCTCTGGGTCGCCTTCAAAACCAGCGCCAGATTGAAGTTCAATACTGAACTCTCTGCCATTAGGGTCAACTACTGTAGTACTATCAATCTGCCCATGAGGACGAACAATCCTATCTCCAATAGGAGTTCCAGGAGCAAATACTGTTGGCTCGTCTAACGCTTCTTCGCCAACATCAACAGTAGAGAGCGTGTCGCGGATTGCTTCTCCACCATCGATAATACGGGTAGCAGGCTGACCAAATACACGACCTTCTGTTAGGTCTCCTGCTTGTTCAGGGTCACTCATGTCTAGTGGAACTTTTGAACCATCTGGATTTACCCAGTTAAATATGTCCACCCAGTCGCCACGGTCTGTCCAAGCCCGTCGCTCTGCACGATTGTCGCGCTCTAAATAAGCGCCATCTTGAATTCGCGAGCGTCTTTCATTTTGCTTTTGTTCCTTTGAGCGGGCTGGCTTCTTAGGAGTTTTTACTTCTGGCTGTAGGGACTTGCTAATTTCTTTGCCAGCAGATTTTGCATCCTCTAGAGTTTCAAATCTTTGGAAGTTGTCAATATCTGGTGCTTCTTCCCAGTTGCTTAAGCCACTATCCTTGAAGACACCAACTTCATAACCGCCACCAAAACGCTTAGGCATCTGCATAATTGTAATTCTGTAAGCATTGGCATCTTTATCAAATACTATTTCTTCAGACCTCTGTGTTGGGTAAGTAATATCTGAAATCTGCGAAGGCTTTTCTTCATTAGTAGGTTTTGTACCTTCCATAGATTCAAACATCTCTAAAGTAAGAGCAACAATGTCTTCATGCAATGCGCGTAATACGCTGTCTCCGACCTCTTGGGCTTCTTCAACAGAATTAACAATATTTTCTTGCTCGCCAACTAAGTCGCCATTGTCGTCAAATACCTTGGTAGTAGCGGTTAGTACTCCATCGCCACTTTCTTCAATAGTTGTTTCAGCACTGAAATCATCAATGTTTTCATCAGAGTGCTCTAATCTTGGAGCAGGTTTTTCACTAGGCTCTACAACATTAGTTAGCGATGAGTCGCCTTCTTCACCAGTGTTTAGAGAGTTGGCGCTGATTGGACGACGAACATTATCAAGACGTGTTCCGCCCCAATAAGGACCGCTAGTAAATTCTTCGCCAGTTTCTAGGTCAACTCGGTGAATAGTAAATCGGTTTTCTTCAACCTCTTCAACTCCAACAACCTGAGACCAACGGTCACCCTTACGGGTACGCATAAAGTCACCAACTTCAAGAGAGTTAGCACGAACATCTTCGCGGTCTATTGGACGAGTGTTAGCGTCATCTAATACCCATTCGGCTGTACCTAAACGAGTTGGCTTTGATACTAAGTCTTTAGATGCCTTTACGCCAGCGATATCTTCAGCAGATTCTGGAGTAATAGTTGGAGTAGTGTTTTTTGAATCTTCAATTAACTGTTCAACAGTGACCTCTTGACCAGCAAGTGCATTCTCCACAGCCTGAGCCATGTTCCATGCTTCAAGGTCGCGTAAGTAATTAGGGTAAGTTACTGAGTCGTAGAAGGCTAAATCCTCTGCGTGCTTAGCAGCAATTGCATCAACATCAAATTGACCATTGGCAAGATTTTCTGCTTGAGCGCGGTCTAGAAGTTTTTCAAAGATTAACGCTGCTGCTTCTGCATCAGCATCGGCGCTATGCCAATTCTCTAGTGATACTCCATACTCTTCTGCAAGTTTACCTAATGCAACTCCCTTACGAGGGACACCAGCATCAGCATTAATTGCTCTAGCAAGAGACTGAGGGTCAATGTAACCTGTAGGAGTGAAATCTACGCCTGTGTTAGATAGTGCATTCTCCAAGAACCTACGGTCAAATCTAGAGTTCTGAGCGCCAAGAATTGTATCGGCTCCAGCCCAATCAGCAAATGCTTGATGAGCATCTGCCATGCTTGCTTGTTGTTGTAAGAAATCATCCGATAAAGGATTTCCATCGCCATCTTTAAGGTTGTCTTTTGACCAACCTTCAAGCGGTCTGCCTGGATTCATGTACATATTGAATCGGTCTACTACAACGCCATCTTTAATCTTTACAGCACCAAGTTGGACAGGGTTTTCTGTATTAGGGTCAAGACCAGTTGTTTCGTAGTCAAAGAACGTGAAAGTCATACCCTTTATATTTTCTCGAAGTTGTTCCCAACTTCCAGCGTCGCGCAACATCTGAGCAAATGCGCCCTGTGCGAATGGGTCACTTACTTCGAATGGGGAGCGTGGCTCGCGTGTAGGAACTGCGCGAGGTGCTTCTCTAAGGGCAGGATTGACTTCCTGAGGGTAGTCAACTTCTGGAGCATCGCTTGGGAAGTTATAGAGTGATGCAGCGTTAGCAATATTTTGGTTGTACTGCTTAACAAACTCTGGGTCAGTGTTACGAACATAAACGCCGTCAATGACTTCGCCTTGATTAATTGCAGGTAGCGGACCAGAATCAGGAAGTTCACTGTTACGAATAACTTCCATTTTGTATTCGCGACCGTTACGACCCTCTTGACGAGGTTTCCACATCTTTTCCTGTAATTCGTGTCCTGGGTAGTAACCCTTAACTACAAGAAGACCTTGAGAGATTGCATCTGCATGGTCTGGATTGTTTGGGTTAGGGTCGGAAACACTAGCAATAACAAAATTACCCTTAGTTGGGTCAGCCATAACATCGCCAGGCTTAAGTTCATTTGCATGAACTTTTACGCGGTGAATGTCCGTGCCTGCGTCAAATTCGTAAGAGGCTACGTCGTATTTATTAGACCAACGCGCACGCGCTGCATTAATCATGCCGCGCCATCTAGCGTAGGTAAGTTTGAATTCTTGGCTGTTGCTTCCTCCAAGGAAATCCCCGTACTGAGGCTTATGAATCTCTGGGAGATTGCCTGACATAGGCATGTCTTCTTCTGGTATACCTCTTACAAAGTTAATAGGAGTTATGTTCTTCCACAACTTCTCTTGTACTGGATGTCCTGGGAAGTAACCCTTAACAGAAAGTTTTCCGCGAGAATCTGGCTCGGTTCCAACTTCAGTAATAGTGAAGCAGTCGCCGATTGTTAAATCTCCAGGTTGCATACTTGTAACAGGAGCACTGAACTTTACAATGCTTGCTTTACTAGGAAGATTACTTTCCGTATTAGGACCCCAGATATCCTCAGGTAGAGTTCCATCTTTAGGAGGGTCTTGCATTATGAAATCAACAGTTTCTTTTGAAGTTTTATCTCTAGGATAATCGTCCATTACGTACTCAAAGATTTCTTTTGAAGTTCCGCCCTTAGGAGGGTCTTGCATTATAAAATCTTCTCGCGGAGCCTGCTCAGGTACAACAACTTTTTTCTGGGCACCTACAGCATCGCCGTAGTCAGAGAACATTTCGCCCTGACCAGCAGTATAACCAGCAGTGTCTTCTGGGTCGTAAGCCATAAATGTGACATCAGGCTGACCATTGTTAAAGTCTGAGAAGGTATCTTTGTTCCAGTCAGATGGCGCTTGTGAATCGTCCCAAGGTAGGCGGGCTACAGTCTTTAGACCGTGGTCACCGTAGATTTCTGGAAGGGTGGTGTCAAATGCATCAGCAGTGATAGCACCTTCTTGCGTAGCAAGAGGAACCATTGCATGTGCGACACGCTTATCCTGCGTGTCACCCTTGAAAACAGAAACAAGGTCAGTACCCTTAAGGGCAAAACCTGACTTGCCATCTGCAGAAATAAACATACGCATATCTACGTACTCTTCTGGGGTATAGATAAACACAGACGCGCCAAATTCGTTAGCATTCTTTGCATCAGTAATAGCCTGATGGAAAATTGCAGCATTTTCTGGACTTGACTTTAGTTCGTGCATAGTTAGTGGTGTAATACCACCATCTTGCATTAATTCTATTGCTTCAGTAGACGGAGTGAATGAGTTTGCCGTCTCTACATTGCCTACAGGTAAAGAGACATTGCCTTCGCCTGCTGAGGTGTAAAGTCGTACTCCTTCGCCATCTCTAAGTCCACGAAGTCGGTAGACGCTTGCTCTGGCTGGTTTTCCTGCACTGGCAAGTTCGTCTGCTCTGGCGTTGAGTCTTGAGGCTCGTTCTGCATTTGGTTCTCCAATTCTTTCTGGCTCTGGCTGAGCCTCTGTAATAATACCCGATGGTACCTCTGGCTTGTCAAGTTCAGGCTCAATGCCTTCGCCGTCCATCATTGCTTGCATTTCTTCGTCAGATAGGTCACCAGATGAGCGACCCTCTTCTACGTCAGAGGCAACTGGCTTGTTTTCAGCCTGTGCAGCCCAAGCGCGGTCTGCAATTTCTTGAAGGATTTCGTTGGTGTCTTCACCTTGAAGTTGGAGCGCATCTCGTATAAATTCTGAGGCAATGTCTACATAGAACTCATCGCCGTTTTCATCGAAGTATGTAAATGGTGTTACTCCTACTTCGTATTTGCTGCCCTCTTCGCGAGGCTCTAAGGAAAATTCGAGATTGTCAATTAATTCTTGAGTATCAAAATTTTGTGCAAGAACATATGGGTCATTAGTCCAACCTACAGAAAAACCATCTTGATTTAAAGCATCGCCTTCTTCAACTGTGGTGATGTCTTCAAGAGCGACTGGATTAGGGTCAATCTGCGTGTAGCCTTCTGGAAGTTTAATATCTTCATTACTTGGCAAGAATGGAACGTGGTCAAAACCACTATCAACCCATGACTGCAGTTCATCTTCAGTCAAACCTTCAATAAGTGCTGGGTAGTTAGGGTCCTCTTCCTGAGCGTCTTCTTCGGCAGTGTTTACATCTTCAATTGGCTGTTCGCCCTTTGCAGGGGTTACTTCGCTAACTTCTGGAATATCTTTAATGCGGTCAAGAGCGTCTGCAACATCCTCTCCCTTGACTTCTTCAATAAATCCACTCTTAGGAGGGTCGTAAAATGCAGTAATTTCTTCTTCGTCTTCTGCCTTGCTAGGTCCACTCTTAGGAGGGTCAGAAATTATATTAATTTCTTCGTCTTTTGCGCGGTCTAGACGAGCCTTACCCTTTTCATAAGTATCAGCAACAAACTTATCTGCATTCTTACCTTGCTTCTTAAGAGCAAAGTAAAGTGCTTCTGCTGAAACCTCTTCTATACCCTCGTTAAACTCTAAACCGCCGTATCCTAATCCGTTAATACGGTCTAGGCTGTCTCCGATAAGAGCCTCTTGCAAAGCGTTAGCAATTTCCCGTGGCTTAAATTTAGTAGCAAGTGTTTCAGGGTCATCGGTGAAGTCAGTGCTGTCTTCATTTACGCGACCACTTGGGGTGTAGTCTCCTTGCTCAAGTTCGTAAGCGCCCTGCGGAACTTCAAGAGCAGGAACAACTTTCTTAGGAAGTTGTGCAATAGGTTGTTTTTCTTCTTTTTTGTCTTGCTGTATTTCCTGTCCACCAAGTTTTTTAGTAATAGCCTCTGAGCCCTTACGGAAATCATCTTCAAAGCCTTGAAACTTCTTTTCAAATGTTTTTTGGTTAGGGTTTGTAGTTTCTTTATCGCCAGCAATTGCGTCAGCAATTCTTTTTGCTTGCTCGGCAAGTTGTTCAGGAGTTCGGTCTGAAGGAGCAGTACCGTCACGCAAAAAGTTTGCAATATTACTTGCTACGTCGCGAAGCGAACCTGCGGTTTCGTTGTTTGCAATTTCATCAAGACCACTAAGAAGCATGTCGTCAGTAAGTTCTGAAGGAGTTTCTGCTCCACCAAGAGCATCCTTGATGGACTCATCAAGCATTGAGGTCCAGTTGTCGCCCTTAGCAACTTCGCCTCCGTTTTCGTCAATTAAACGGTAAGACTTGGAGCCATATTCATTGTTAGTCTGAGCAACAGTGTAAACGCCATCCGAGAAAGCCTTTTCTCCTGCGTTTCCTTGGAAGTTCTCTACTGCTTCCCAGCCTGCAGGGGAGTCCACAAACTCTAAATCTGCTTCTGCAATAATGTCGGACTCATCTGCTGCTGTAGTACGAGCAGTGGCAGGGCTGTAGCCGTCTTTAGTTTTTCCTGGAAGATATGCTTCAATGCCTTCTGCAGAACTTGCAGGAACACGAACAATACCTTTAGGAGTTTCAACATCAAAAGTATTTGAATCAGCAGCAGCGCCAACCGAGCGACCAGTTAGCCAACGAACTGAACCATCGCCAGTACGCACAAGAAGACGCATACCGCCACCTTGTTCAGCGAATCGACCTAAGCGGTCACGACGCTGGCGCATAGCACGCATACGACGTGCCCAGTACGAGTTGCCATCTCCAGAGAATGCTGCAGTAATTGTTTCAAAGGCTTGTACGCCTTCTTGAGTAGCACCTAAGCGAGTTGTAGCGTACTTACGCTGTTCTTCGGTTGACTCAACCGAGAAAGCAGAAGCAAGAAGAGGAGCGTGTTCTTCAGAAATACGAGGGTCAGCCAAGTACCACTGCATTTGAGCATCTGCAAGAGCAGAAGCAGTCATTGCATGAGGTGCTGCTGAGAATGGGTGAGCGGTTGTAAGAAGGTCAGAGTACTTAGAAACTGAAGAGAAAGAAACGTGACCTTGCGCAAGATTAATAAATGACTTAAGTTCATTGAATGCATAGTTACGACGACCAGCAAAAGAACTAAAGTGACGGCTTTCATTTAAAGCGCGCCAAACTACTTCGACAGCAGATGTATCAGTTACTTGACGTAGTGGAGCAACTCTGGAGTTAGCAGAGGCAACAACAGCCAATACGTCTTGGCGGATTAAAAGAGCCTGTTCAACTGCGGAACGACGCTTTACGCCTTTAGTTACTTTAATTCTGTTATTCACGAAGAAGTACCCTTCTCGAACTGAGGCAATAAGTCAGCGTCTTTACTGTCGTATGTATATTCTGCCATATTTTTTACACGGCTATATGGGTCTTCGTTATCTTTGACTGCTCGCAACCAAGTTGCGCGAAGTGCTGGGATAACTTCGTAACCTAAACCAGAAAATTCTGCCAAAGCAGTAATAGCATTCTCTGTTGATTCATATTCTTCTAAATCTTTAATAGTTACAGAAAGTTCTTCTTCGTAGTAAACATCGTCTACGTCTTGCTTTAGTTTTGCTCTGTCGTATTCAATGATTGCATCGGCACTAACAACACCGTCAGGAATTACAGCAAAACGACACTTACCTAAGTCTTCAATTGGAAGAGAGATAATTTGGCAGACATCTCCCTGCTCTGTCTCTTGGTAGAAGACGCAGTTCATGCAAACAACACCAATTTTTGCAACTTCGTTCTCTGCAGCAGGGGTGTAGCCAGCCCAAACGCCAATTTGGTCTTCGTTAAACTTTCCGTGCTTAGCAACAACTTCAAGTAGAGCCTTTGCTAGGTCTTGCTCTTCTGGAACCAAGCGAGCAGATGCCGTCAATGCCAAAGCAGAAGCAGAACTCTTCGTGCTACGAGGGTGAGAGGCAGGAAGCAAATCGTTATCTTGCTTGTAAGCAGAGTTAGAAGGCTTTCCAGACTTAAGAAGTTTTAGATAAGCGTTAACGCGACCCATAGCCCACTGGTCGCGACTCATTCCGGGACGGTGGCTTGTTGAGAAAGCACCAGCACCTCGGCGGTAGACAGCCTTAAGCATTCCTAAAGTAGCCTTGCGACCTTCTTTAGCGTTTTCGTTGTGCTCGGAAACTTTATTCTCTAAAGACTTCTCTACTTTGGCAGAAAACTTAATAGCCTTAGATTTTCCAGTCGAAGCAGAGCCTTTAGGGTTCGTGCTAGAACCTTTGATTCTGTCTTTCTTTGGAGCAGGAGTCTTCGGGTCTGATTTAGGCATTTTCTACACCTTCTGTAGGTGGACCAAACAATTCAGGAAAGTTCTCTACTGTTGGCTCTAAGGGCGTGCCAACTTCAACTGGTTCTTCTGTAGGTGCCTGCGGAGTCTCTGGTGATGCTGGCTCTACTGGTGCTTCTGTTACTGGTTCACCTGAAAGGGCTTGCGCAACATTTTCAGGTAGCGGACCAACAGATGAAGCCTGTTGCGCACCCTTAATCTTTGTCATCATGTCAGGAGCAAGGGCAGCGAGTGCTGCTTCGGTAAGTTCAGGTGAGAGCATACCCTTTTCAAAGAACATTCGGATTGCAAGTTCTTCGGGGGTAGGTGCATCTGCATCAGAGAAACCGTGAGCATGTCGCCAAGTAGAAAGCGAGATTGCCATCTTGTCGAAACCTGCATCAGCATCAGCAGCGCGGTCATTACGAGTTGAAATTGCTGATGGGTCATACCAAACAACGATGCGGTCTACGTCTGATTCTGCAAAACCGTTTGCAAGTAGGTATGGACGCAAGTAAACAACTGTAAGAGCGTCTGCAATAAGAAGCATGAGTGGCTCAATGTGGGTCTTGTAGAGCGTCTCATCAATCTGCAGGGCGTTTGAGTACTTGACGTTGGCTAAGCCAGTGATTACGTCCTTAGGCACGTCTACGCCCTGCAGAATGCGTTCCAGTACGCGGTCAGCACGTTGGGCTAGGGCAGGGTCGAAGGAACGCTCAAACTTGAATTGCTTAATAGCATCGCCAAGTTCTGCAGGACCACGAATAATAAGTGGAACAACTGCGCTGGCAGAGTCCTCATCCTTAATAGGAGTTGTCATCGCGTCGATAAGTTGCTCTTCGAAGTCGTCTTGCTGTTCTTCAATAAGAATTTCTGGGTCTACATCTACATCATCAGAGTATGGGTAGTCAGGTTGAGCGTTTGCTGCAACGCTTAATCCATCTGGCAAGTAAAGTGCGCCAGCGTTTAGGCGTGAGCGCGCTGTTGCGCGGAATGTACGGTTAAGAAGTAGAAGTTCGGCGCAAAGGTCTAACAAACCACGTAGTGATGAATCTGCTTCATCAGAGAAGCGTGGGTGTGAGCGCCAAATGCGTCCTACAAATGCTTGATTACCTAGTTGATGAACAGACTTGTTCTGAGAACCACTCATACCGCTACCAGTTGATTGTTCTCTGCGACCAATTACGTTGTAGCCACCCTTAGGGTCTGCAAGAATTTCATCTACAGACTTAATATCCCAAGATTCAGAGGTTCCGTAGTTAGGTCGTGAAGGCATTTGCACTAAGTAGCATTCGCCAGCAACAGAAAGGTTAAGAGCAGCGTCGCGCAAGAGACCAGCCTGACCACCGTAAGCAGAATCTAAACGATTAAGAGCGCGTTCTGCGCCATCTTTCATGCGCTGGTCAATAATCGAGGAATCTCTAACATTTACAGGAGTTTCAGCAGGATTTTCTACAACTGCTGCGTAAATACGGATACGTGAGATTACAGAGGCTACAAGATTGAATGCGTATTTAAGTTCGCCGATTGCATCGTAGTATTCCCAAGCCTCTTGTTGCCAAGAAGATGAGTTGGCAGAGCGACGTTGACGAAATTGTTCTGATTCCCCTTTGTCCCCAATTTTTACTTGTTGCGCTGCAGCAGTTAGAGGACGGATTGCTGAATATGGTAGCGGTTCTAGTGGAGTACCACCAGAATTGAAAGCGCGTACTGGACGGTCGGCATCATCGCGACTAAATACACCCATTTATTACTCCTTTGTCGTTTTTATTACGGAGCATGAGGGTTATTCCTTGTTCTCATACGCGGTAAGCAATCCAGCCATCGCAGAAAGTGCTAATGCAACTGCAAAAAAGCGGAATGTTGTTGAGTCGATTGTATACCAAGTTGCAAAGCCTAATCCTAGCCACACGCTGGAGCACCACTCGCAAGTAAGTAGGTATCCTGTGTGTGTAGTTTCTGGTGGATAGCGGTTCCATATCTTATTTCTGACGTTAGAAAAGATTTCATCCTGCGTAATTAGCCTTGTAGCGCGGTAAATTGCAAGTGAAAACACAATAAAATCAACAATATTTAGAGTTTGCATGTAATTCCTTAGTTAGCGCTCAAAATTGAGCCAACTGGTGACCAGTTTTTTAGCCGTGAACCGCACCCACAAGATTTATCTTTTTTAACTGCGATAATTTTATTCGTAACTGTGATAAAACGTGTTATTTTTTGCTCGTCTGCTTCCCTTTTTGTGTATTGCTCCCTAAAAAACGTAACAGGACCAGTACTAGAGTCAACAGCAATGTAAATAGTTGTCTCATCTGCAATAACGCGAGCAGTAGGAAGCAATTTTGAGCCTCTTAGGGCTGAACTTTGGTGGTGGTTGATTTCATACATATCTACGTTGGGGTAGGTATCGCTCGGAGTGATGTGAACATTGGCTGGAAAAGTGTCAAAAAGTCTCAAGGGGGTTCCTATCGGACGTAGTGCGTGAATTGAAAGTCTTCCCAACCGAGAATTTCGGTAGCAAGTTCGGTGGAAATGATAATAGGCGATTCGGGGCTTGAACTGTTCAGACTTTTCTGGAAATCGTCTTCTGAATAAATGTAAGTAGCGTTTTTGAAGGCTTGTAGTTCCTCACGGGGGATGGAAAGTGGTTTTGGTGGGGTTCCGTGACTAGTTAGGGCTTGAAGAAGTCTTGATTGGGGGTGGTCTATACGTGATGGGTTTAGCCACACAACACAGCAAAGGTCAGTTGTCATAAGGTCGATAATCCTTTACTTACTCGGCGGAACATTGCCCGTGAAGAAACCCCGCAGGCTTTAGCGATTCTTTGGACAGGAACGCCTTTTAGGTATAACTCGGTGGCAAGTTGAGTTAGGTCGTCATTTGCTAGGCGAAACGGCGAAGATGGGGGCGTTTTTGCCCGACAGCGTTGCGCTAGATGAGCAAGACGCTTAAGTTCTGGGACAAGTTTAGGTGGGACCTTAGGGGATATTGGGCGTATAGGAAGATTAGGAGTTGGCAGAGGGGCTGGGTTCTCTTTGTCTATGTAGCCAGTGTTTTCCTGTTTAATCCAGTTGTAAACCGTAGATTTTGGGCGCGGAGGTGTTAAGGAGTCGCCTAGTTCTTTGAGAGACCAGCCAGCCTCGTGGAGCGCCAAAAGACGGTTTGGAATAAGTGGTCCAAGTGAGTTCAGAAACTCTTTTTCAGATTCTGGGAGCATGGCTCTATTGTACAGAGTTTTCTCTTAAGTGTTTCTCCTCGCAGTCACGGGCGAGTTGGGGGACAACGTATTGTTTTCCGCACCAATCGCAGAACCAGAGATGGTCGTAGTTTGACTTCGAGTTGGACAAAGAGTTCCTTTCGACACTTACATTCTAAGCCGGGATAAGTTGAACGGAAAGACGAAAAAGGTGAACAGTAACTATATTTGGATTTGGTCGCTGAGGCGGCTGTCGTTGTTTCGTACACTTGTTCTAATCGTTTCGGCATTTTTATTTTATTTTTTATTTTTAGAAATTATAATAATTTTTTATTTTTATTTTTATTTTTATTTTTATTTTTATTTTTATCTTTGTCTGCCTGCCTACTTGCCTGCCTGCCTACCTGCCTTTGTTCTTGTGCCTATGCGCCTATGCCTATGCCTTGTGTTGCCTATGACTATGCCTATGCCTATGTGCCTATGCCTATGTGCTGCCTATGCCTATGTGCTTACTATGTCTATGTGCCTATGCCTATGTGCTGCCTATGCCTATGTGCTTACTATGTCTATGTGCCTATGCCTATGTGCCTATGCCTATGTGCTTACTATGTCTATGCCTATGTGCTTACTATGTCTATGTGCCTATGCCTATGTGCCTATGTGTCTTGTGTGTGTGTGTGATGTGTGTGATGTGTATGTGGTGTATGTGTGGTGTGTATATGTGTGGTGTGTGTATGTGATGTATGCGCTTAGTGCGTATGTATGTGGTGTATGTGATGTGATGTGATGTGATGTATATGTATGTGTGATGTATGTGTATGCGTATGTGTGATGTATGTGTATGCGTATGTGTGATGTATGTGTATGCGTATGTGTGATGTATGTATGTGCGTATGTAGGTAAGGGCTTAGAGGGCTATCCGCAAGGGATAGGCAAGGGATAAGGTTATCCGCAAGGGGTTAGATAGTGTGACCTAACTCACACAACTAATTGAGTGAACTACCTTGCACTAAGTCAGGTATCTGATAGTCTTATCTTATAAGCAACACCGCAAGGCGCGGAACTGCTAAGAACTAAGGGAGTAACACAATGGAACTATCAAACACACTAACCGCAGAACTAGCAACCTCTTTTGGAGTAGTGTTCGTAACTACTGACGGTATGACCTACTCATACCACTTAGACACACTAGCCAGCGTTATCGAGTTAGTAGAGTCCGCTAAGAGAGTCATTAGCGTAGAGGTTACCGCTCAGCGTGACAACAACTACAAGACTCTAAGCGTAGATGAGTTGCGCTCAGCAATCTACCTACACAACAACCCTCTATCTATCGCTATCTAACTAGACAGCACCGCAACCCTCTAGCCGAAAGGTTAGGGGGTTGCTTGCTTTATGGTGTGTCTTAGTTTGACTATTGTCATAGATAGCCGTATACTTTAGGTATGAGGTTGCAGGGAGTAACCGCAGAGAGGGGCAAGACAATGGCTAAAGGTACTGGTGCTTTCACACCTAATCCAAATTGCGATAAGTGTAAAGATGATGACGCTGCTTGCATTAGTTGCTATATGAGCGCAGGCGGATACAACGACTAACCGCAAAGGATAGCCCTCAACCCGCAAGGGTTGGGGGTTATTTTTTTTTTTTTTTTTGGCTAACAGCAGGGAGATAGTTACCAGCCCAGAAGAGTTAGAAATTTTTAAGATAGATAACTGAAATTTTTTAGGGAAGGGGGAAGAACAGACAAAACGGACACCGCAAGCGTTACCAAATTGTGACACGCCGTATGTCTTTTTAGTTTGCATTAACCTGACTTTTGTGTAATAATTGTTCTATGAGGTTGCAAGGGGCAACCGCGAGAGGGAAGAATGACAGTATCAGAATTAATCGAACAGTACCTAGAGGTTCTAAACGAGAAGGCAACTACTATTTCAACAACCGCTTACGGAGTAAGCAAGGGTCGTAAGTTTGCAAAGGTATTAGCACACGGTTCACAAACATCAGTCCACGCTTTTGTTAATCTAGAGAATGGTGATGTGATTAAGCCAGCAACATTCAATGCACCGCAGAAGAACGCAGATGGTACTTTTGCAGTCCGCTACAACCTAGTAGACGACGAGTCACGCGAGTTGCTATTCGAGAAGGCAGAGTTTAGTGGGGGCTACCTCTACCTTAATAGGTAGCCAAATAGAAAGACCCCCCTCACCGCAAGGTGAAGGGGGCTTTCTTATTTACGAAAGATTAAACGCTTTCGCTTTTCTTGCCCTTTGACTTTGTATCAACCGAGTTGAACACTTCATCAATTTCTGCATCAGACAAGTCACCGTCATTAATGTAGGCGCGTGATAAGCCCTCCACTACGGTAGCGACTCCACCGACTCCAGCCATAAGAATTGCTTGCCAGAGTTCTACTCCAGCAAGCGCTCCTGCACCGATAACCGATAGACCTGACGCAGAGAATACGGCAAGAATACGCAAGGTAATCTTCTGTATTTTTTTAGTTACTGTCATAGTGTGTCGTCCTTCCAAGTTTTCACACGATGCTAAAACAATTTCAGCACCCAGTATTACGAGTTTATCGCAGGTACTGAGTGCTGAAATTTTTGTGGCAACTACTTAACAACAATTCTCATCGCTGTAGGTGGAGTTACTTCAACAATTGGTGCAGATGCAGGTTCGACAACTGGTTCAATAATTGGTTCTGGTTCTGGCTCAACCGTAGGTTCAACTACGACTGGTGCAGGTGCAGACTTCCTACCTTTGTATGTCTTTGCATCTGGTTCTTCTACCGTAACTTCCGCTACTGGTTCGACAATTAATTCAGGTGCAGACTCTTCGAGTTCTGCAACTTCATCAACTATCACTTCAAGTTCTGGATTCAGTTCCATAGTATTCCTTTGTTGAGGTTGTGCCTTGTATCTATTGTAAGACACAACCTAACTTCCTAGTTCTCTCTAATAGAGAGCAACGCAAGGCTAATGGCATTAAGACCGAAAGCAAGTGTTAGTAAGTCCTTGCCTAGAGTTGCCGAAACTATCGCCAATACTCCTGAGGCAAGTGAGGCTACCGCCACCCAAATAATTTCAGTTCTATTCACTAGAAACCTTTTTCGGTCGGGTTCTACCCTTCAATCGAGTAGACGAGTCACGCAATTCAACGCCTTCAGCCCACACCGCTTTGCGAGCAGTACGGTAGCAAACATCTAGTTCACTAGCAATTGTTTCAATTGACTTACCTTCTAAATACATTTCGCTTGCTTGCTTACTAATTTTCTTTACAATCATTATTTATTTTTCCTTTTCCTTTTCTATGTAAGGGCTTGCCCTACCCCCTTAGGGGTAGAGCAAGTCTTTACAACCTTGAGACATCTGACTGATATCTACCTTGCACTTGTCTGGTGTAGTTGCGTTATCTACTGCCACGAACACTACGACTAGTAGTACCGCAATAAATAAGTTCCGTACAATAACTCCGCGCTTAGTAAGTTTCATCTTGCTCTCCTTTTCGTTGAACCATTCAACTAAAGACAATCTTACGCATTAACCTGCACTTTGTCAAACCCAGACACGCGAGTCTTTTCATAGACATTAGCCACTACTTCCGCCCAGATAGACGGGGTATGTGTATGAGGTTGGTAGCCTCCAGCACCGCCAATCAATACGCGCCCTTGCGAGTAAGTATTAGCAATGTCCGCAACTATGTCTGATGCGTATGCGTAGCCATCATAGTCAAATTGCAAACTAGCAAGCGGGTCAGTCTTGTGACCATCCGCACCAGTAGCAAGCAACACAACGTCAGGCTTATACCTATCCGCAAGTTCGCGTATCTCATCCATAGCGTTAGCAAACTCCAAGTTTCCAGCACCTCTAGGCAATGCCCAGTTGTAAACTGAATTCTTTTCGTCGTGACCACTACGCCCAGTTCCGGGGAATACAGTTCCGTCGTGAATACTCATAGTAGGAATGTCGGTGTTGTAAAGCAATGCCTCAACTCCGTCGCCGTGATGAGCATCCCAGTCGATGTAGATAGTCCGCAAACCTGCTTCAGCAAACTTTTTAGCAGACCAAGCAATGTCATTAAACACGCAGAAACCACTTGAGTAGTCATAGTTAGCGTGATGCTTTGCGCCTTGAGGATTAAAGCCAACTTGCACTTCTCCAGCAATCATCTTCTCAACTAACCGAGCCGTACCTGCAAACATCTTGAGCGCAGTAAGACCAAGTTCTGGTTTAGTTCCTGCCCACTCATTCGATAAGCCAAGTAGCACTTCTTGAATGTAGGCAGGGTGATGCACTTTGTGTAGTTCTTTAATGTCTGCATCTGTGTATTTGGGTGCAACAATCTTCACGCTATCCTTACCTAACTTGTCAATAAGCAAGTCGGCAGCAAGTAATGCGCGTTCTGGATTAGTAGGGTGACCTTCACCTAACTGCCAATCAAGATAATCATTTCCGTATGCAATGTGTAATTTTGTCATTTAGTCGTTTCCTTTCTCTTCTAAATTTAGTAACCACTTCTCGTAGTCTTTGTTGCAAAGGACAAGAACACTTCTTGTCTTTCGCAGGTGTGTAATAGTTTCTTCAGCCGTGTAGCCTCTACTGATTAACACTAATGCGCTAACTAATCCAGACCTATTAAGCCCAGACAAGCAACGAATCAAAACATTCTTTCCCGCATCAAGTTCGTAGTTTACAAAGTCCACCAAAAATTTCAGTTCTTCTTCGTTAAACTCGGTAACACTTCCGTCTTGAAAGTGTTGCCGAAACTCTCTAACGTGCCAATCCACGGGATTACTCCAAGCGTGTAGTGTCACCACGGTATCAAAGTCCTGCTTAGTAATCCGTGGCTCTATCTCTGGCTTGCCAACAATGTCATCTTCATCAGTACCACCCATAAATAAATTGGGATACACTTCTGTCCATAACTCTTTTGGCATCAGTTCCGCATAAGTTCCGAGTCCTTCTTCTTTTTCGTATTTCGTCATTTCTTCCTTTCTCCTGAACTATAACAAGTTAATAACCTCTTGTCAAATTGACAGGAAAGAAATAACCCCCGCACCGCAAGCGGTACAGGGGCTAGACCTTTTAGACTATTCCGCCCAATGATGATTAAGTAGTTCCAACTCATCCGAGTTGTCAGACCACGCTTTCATCCTGATGATGTTCACTATCTGGTCAAAGGTTAGTTCCTCGTCTGCCTTGTAAGTGATGTTCAAGGTTAAAGGAATCTTTGCTGTGTAGTTTTCCATTGTCTGGGTTTCCCTCTTTTCAGTTATACACCAACTTGGTGATAACACCATTCTATCATCTAACCTGACATTTGTCAAACACAAGTATTTACCGCGTGTCTGGTGTCAATTTGCTTTTTGTCAGGTTAATGTGGTATGCTTATCTTGTAGGACAACGAAGGGTCACACAGAAGAAAGCCTCCCGAAAGGGGGGCTTTCTTTATTTGTCTAGAATTCTAAATACGGGTTCGCAAGGGTCGCCACCCTCTTCAGCGTATTCCTGTTCTTCAGGTGTTAGGTAGTCCCAGCCACTATCGTGTACCGCACAATACTGTTCGCTAATCCACCCTTTTGTTATACCGAACAGCACCCATTCTGCGCGTTCATCCCATTCTTCGTCTTGCATCTCGACCCCTTAAAAATTTCAGTTATCTTTATACTGTACCGTAATGTGAATAGTTCCGCCAGTACCTGAATCCAAGTAAGACGAGATAGTTATGGCTTCCTTTAGGTAAGCCTTTGCTTCTTCCACTGTGACCTTAGCCCCAACCATTGAATGCAATGCGCCAAGCGCGAATGATGAACCGCTACCAATACCGTAAATACCTGCAACATCTCTTGCCCAGCAGTAGTCGTTAGCAATTTCATAGACAATCCCATTGACACAAACTATGATGTCAAACTCTTGGTTTCCGTCTTTTGCGTAGCCATTTGTTTCAAAGTAGCCTCTGATTACTGGAATCAGTTTAGTAGAAACAAACTTATCGAGTTTAACTCCACTCAAGTTCTCCGCATCAGGCAAAGGAATGTCCGCAAGTAAGTTCACAGCCCTTAAATCTCCCGCTGCGCCTACGAGATAGTTTCCGTTCTTAGATACTTTCTTTATCCCATTTGGTAAAAGATAGACTCTGTTGTCTGAGGAAATCTGAGAGTCGAACCCAACAACCGTGAAACCCTCTCCCTGAATTGCTGCAATAGTTGTCATTGGAAAAAATTTCAGTCCTAAACTTCGTAGTCAATCGCGTCATCCCAAAGTAAATCTTTTAGTTCACTTTCGTATTTTGCTGAGTTCCAGCCATTAGTTTTTTCGGAGATGTCTTCCTCATCAACAATTGAATCTAAAGATAATACTGCCGTGTAGCCGTCATCCTCGAACATAACTATTAACTTGGTGTCATCTCTGTCCGCGTCATCAACAATAGCAACGACAAAGGACTCGCCCATACGATTAACGTGATACGCGCTCTGGAGAATTTCTAATCTGCTCATAGCAAAAACATTACCGCATCCTAAGAGAGGCTATTTTTTACTTAGAAACCCTGCCTACATACACGGTAGTACGCCTATCGCTTAGGCTCACTACCTTGACAATCTTGCTAGTGTTGTCGAGATTAAGTTCTCTAATCAACGCACTAGCCCTTGGGTTATTGACCGTGCTAAGTTGCTTATGCGCGTAGGCAATCGCCAACCCCAAAGAGGTTTGAGTTCTACTCTCTAGGGGAGGCTTTATTTCCTTGCCCTTAGAGTTCATTAGTGTTACTGAATACTTCATACCTCTAGTCTACCTAAAAATTTCAGTTTGTCAAGTTAGTCAAAATACTCTATGACAACCGCGCCCACGAAAGAAACCGCACCAATTACTAGAGTTGCGATTAGGTAGGTAGGTGTTATAACTACTGGCTTTAGTAATCCAATAAACATAAGTTGTAGTTCCAGTAATGCCAATGGCAATGAGCCAATAGCAACATAAGTTAGTACGGCTTGTAAGTTAAATAAAAACATCTTGCTCTCCTTTTCTTTATCGCCCCTTGCGATAACTCTATTATAACATAACTCTTTTGGCTTGTCAAGCATTACTAAACATACGGCAACATTTGATGAAACCAAGACAAATCGTCTTTAGTAATCTTTCCTAGTTTAAGACCAAGGTAGTAAAGGTCGGCAACTTTTTTCTTGTAGTTTCTATCCATAAAACTATTATAGAGTATTAACCTGACTTTGTCAAGTTAAACGCCAGACGCGCCACCGAAAGGGGTTAAGGTGACGCGCCTAGCATTTGTGAGTGGGGAGAAAGGGGGGCAACCCCACTCGTATTCGGAGCATAGGGAGAAGGGAGTAAACCCTTGCTCTACGAACTCCTCTACTTTAGCATAAAAAAATTTCAGTTATGCTTCCGTGTCGGAATTTTTAACAATCTCCGCAGACTGACTTGCTCGAAACTTTCTTCGAGTCAAGCCCAAACCTTTTACCGCATCTCCAGCAGTTAGTAAAGATAGTCACTACTTCACTCCCCAATCTCTGGAATGTCGTAGTCATTAAGAGTCTGGCACTTCGGGCAAGTCCAAACACCGCGACCCCAATCGTCAAAAGATACTTCCTCTTGACCCTCGTACTGGCAAGCAACTTCATCTAAACCAAGTTCGATAGTGCCTAAACAAACTACTTCAATGTCTGCTGAATCCGCGTAGAATCCTGACCCTCTTAGTGAACCTTCGTAACTCATTTTGTTTCCCTTCTTTATCGCCCCTTGCGATAACTCTATTATAGCATACTTCTTTTTAAGTTGTCAAGTTATCTAACAACCGTGCCGTTCCAGTCTGACGGTAGTAGGTATTTAGCCTTCAATGAGTCGTGACAGGTATCTACAACTATCTGACAAACATCATCTATTATGTGTTCGCCTATCCCGTCAAGGTAGGCTCTTAAATTTTCCTGCAACTGTTCTTGCAAATCTTTAATGCTCATTTATTTCTCCTTTCATAAAAATAAATAAAAGTTCCCCGACCCTAAATTTCCAAAATTATCTAGGGGCGGGGAATTCTTTAGTTGTCGTTAATACCTAGCAAAGCGAAAATTTCATCTTCGTTTAAGACAGTAACCTTTTCTCCACTATCATCAACAATCTTTACGCTAGTCACGCGGTAAGAGTTAGCAACCAAGTCACGAACTTCTTGCGCCGTGTTAGCGGTAAAACTGTATTCGTTATCTTTCGACTTCATTGTTACGTTGTAAGCCATTTCGTTCTCCCTTCTTGGCTCTACCCTTTCCGCACTTTGCGGAAAAGTTTTCAGTTTATGAAGTAGGTAGGTGGCTCTCTCAACCACCTGTATGCGCTTCCCCACGCTTCCTATTCGGCTACCTACTTCAGTTTTGACTGGCGAACTACGCACCGCACTCCAGTTGTAGTTGTCTTATCTAGTGCAAGACCAGTCAAGTCTTAATAAAGTGAGCCTTGGTCTGCAATCATTGTTAGGTAGTTGTAGTCAGGCTATTTGCCTTTTCCGTTCACTAACGACCCGTTACCCGTTTATCCTCGGCACTCACTTCGTATCTCTATTTAGTTATAACCCTAGTCTATCATACTAGGTCTGCTTTCGCAAGTCCCAAGAGTAGGAATCGAACCTACCGTGCCAAAGCGAGTGATTTACAGTCACCTTCCCCACCTTGGGGAATCCTTGGGGTTATTTAATTATGAGTCTAGTTTATCATACTAGTTATCTCTTGTCAAGTTCCTCGATTAGTCTTGTTCGGCGTACAACATCTTTGGTACTCCAACCTTGACCAATCTCGGCGCAAGACTGTAAGTAATAATCTAAGTCTTGAATTTCATCGTGAAGTTCATTGACCGTGAGTTCTTCTACTTGTTTGTTTCTTGTAAGCATCTTTGCCCCTTTCGTTCCTCAAGTCTATAACATCTACCTGACAAATGCAAGTCACGGGGAAAGATAGTTTAACGAAGGCGGGACTCAGAATAAAAAATTTCAGTTATGCCCAAAAAAGAAACCCGCATTTCTGCGGGCTTCCATTTTTAGATTAGTAGTTTTCGTTCACCCAATCCACAACGTCTTGCATTGTGTCCGCGCTACGCGCTACCGCTAGAAAGTTCTCATCTTCTAGCAATAGGTGTTCGGAAACCGTAGTTTCTCCCGCAACGAAACCTAGTACCACTCTCAAATTTAGAGTTGTCATTAGTTGTCCTGTTGTCATTTTTTCACCCCTCTCCGTGTGATAACACGAGTCTATCATACCTACCTGACAATTGCAAGCAAATAAGAAAACCCCCGTATTAACGGGGGCTTTCTCCGTATCGCTTAGGCGTAGATAACCTTAAACACTAAGTCCATAGCGTGACGCTCGGCATCTGACCAAGCACTTTCACCTCTAAACTTTTTAACTGTCTTGCCATTGACGCGAACGATACCACTCATTGAATCTGACTCAACGGTGATGCCGTGTCCATAATCTGTAGTTTCCATAACTACCCCTTTCGTTATCTCTATTGTAGCGTATTAACCTGACAAATGCAAGTCATAAAGAAAACCCCCTCCGTAGAGGGGGCTTTCCAAGGGGTTCGCGCTATACGTTGAATAGGTTCTGCACGGCGGTTAATGCTTTTGTATCTTTGCCACCAACGTGCCAACGGTAGTAACCGTAGTTAATTCCATTTTCGTAGTTCTTCCAATCGTAGATACTCGCGACAAAAACCTCGCCAGTTTCTTCATCTTCAAACTTTAGTAACCATTCTGCCTGTACCTTATCTTCGGGGTATCCCGTGTAGTGAGGTTCTCCCAACTTTTCTACAATAGTTGCGTAGGTTGTATTGACGTACCCAACTAATGAAGTTCCGCTTATGTCTACAGAATTACTTTTCTCTATAAGTTTCATTTTTTCTCCTTTTCGTGGCATCTCCACTACCTAAAGTAAACCATACAACCTGACCTTTGTCAAGTTGTGCAAACTCCCGCGCGTCCCTAAAAAATTTCAGTTTTAAGTTCCCGCGCAAAAAATAATCCGCCCCGTAGGGCGGACCATTTTTGTAGGTTAGAATCTGCGAGCGCAGACTGGACCAATACCGCGAGCAACCGAAACCTCATCAGTTAGTTCACGACCGCAAGCGACACACACGCCAAACTGCAAACCGTAGTCGCAAGCCTGTTCAAGAGTCATCTTGTCATTAGCCGAGATAGCGCGAATGTAACTAGGGTCATACTGGAATGACCCCCCAACCAATTTGGTTGCGTATGGGCGACCTGACGACTGCGAAATTTTAACGCGGTAGACAACGCCCTCCTTAAAGTAAACGCCGACCTCAAGCGCGACAACTGGCGCGGTAGTGCGTGACTCGCGCGGTGCGTATGGAAACGACCGCAGGGTGTCAATGAGGGTACTGGCTTCGCGCTTGGATAGCACGGTGATGTCGCCAATGGTGGCGCGGAATGTGTCCGAAACTTCGCGTGACGCGAGCAGGGACTGGGCATACGAGATTTGGCTCTCGGTGGCTTGTGTTGTGTTCATAGAACAACACTATCAAGTAACCTGACAAAAGTCAAGCGAAGAACTCAGAACTATTTTTTCCGGGCTGAGCCTGGCAAAAAGCCTGGCGACAAAACTGAAATTTTTTACCCCGCGCAAAATTAAAAAATTAAAACCAAAAACCCCCAGCGATTTGCTAGGGGTCATTGGCTAGGGGTTATTCGTTAAGCACTTATCTTTTCGCCGAGATAGATTTCTAACTCCGTGCTGTTTTCTCTTGTCTTTCGGTCTAGAACTTCTTGAACTTCGTCAAGAGATTTTCCAAACTCATACGACACGGTAAGAATTGCAGACAATACGCCGTATTCGTTTGTGTCTAGGCTTGGGTACTTTGCTATGTGCAAAGCATTGTAAGACTTTAGAAAGTCTTGAGTATTTAGTGTTTTCACTTCATTCTCCTTTTTAGTTGCCCTTTGCAACTTCATAAAACAATCATAACACACTTGTCTGACAAATGCAAGTAAGGTGCGCCAGCCGTAGCCAGCGCACCCGTGAACTTAAACGGCTAACCCAAATTCCTTTAGGAACTCTAATTGCTTTTGGGTGAGTCCAGTAGTTTCGCCCTCTCCGTCATTAGATGTAAGAAATACATCTCCAACGATTATGTCCGTACCAATTCCGTACTTGTCCCAGAATAGGTTAGTGGCAATTCTGTTTGGCTCAAGTCCAATTAGTTTGCCTTCCTCGTTTAGCCATAGGTCAATGTCCTCGCCTACAACCGCGCACTCAATCCAACCATTGACCGCGTTACGAATTACCTCGTAAGACTCGCCAACTGTGAACTCACGAGTTTCAACTGTGCCATCTACTCCAATGAATAGACCCTTTGCTTTGTCGCTCATCTCTTCCCTTTCTTTGTGGTATTTCCACTAATAGAAATAATACCACATCTCCCTGACATTTGCAAGTTAATTTTTCCGTGTGGGTTTCCGACCTAAAAAATTTCAGTTATCTAACTCAGCGCAAAAATTATTCTTCTATCGAATCAAAATAGTTGTTCACATCAACGATTGAGCAAGGTTCGCATTGCTCATAGTCACCATCAAGGCTGAACTTGTCTAGCGCATTACCGCACTCAATGCAAAGTTTTAATTCGTTCATTACGCACCCCCTAATTCAGTTTCGAACTCGTATAAATCTTCGTCGTGTTCTGGACAGACCGCGTAGTAACCTTTGGTCACATCTTCGAAACTAACTTCAGTCTTGCAACGAGCGCAAACAACGCTTTCATCTTCGCCTAGTGCTTCTTCCGCACCGCGTAGTAACCATTCATCAAATCCTTGTAGCACTTTGCTACCTCCCTTTCTTGTATTTCTATTGTAGCGCATTAGTCTGACATTTGCAAGTAACCGCGCAAAAAGAAAGAGCGAGCCTTTCGGCTCGCCCCTCCTAGAGTTTAGTAACTCGCGTGAGTTCGATTAGAACCTAAGTCACTAGCAAGTTCGTAAATGTGGTCAATGTTAATTGTCCGACTCTCGCCCTTGTTGTTGTACGCAGTAGCATCACCCGTAAAGTAGCGATACTTCTCGTAACCATTAGTAATGATTACCGCGACCCAATCATCTTGCAAGTGACGCTTAAATACATCAGCCCAGTCAATCTCGTCAAACTCTTCTGTTTCGTCATTGTAGATTGACCAAATTTCTCCAGAACCATCATCATCATTGTCAAGAAATCCGTAAAGTGTTACGCCATCTTTCTCTTGAGTAATTACCTTTACAGGGTAGTTCTCAAGTTCTGCTGTAAACGCTTCCGCATCTTTTACCGCAAAGTAGTTGCTTCGCGTCTGTCCGTAGTAATTAGCCATTTGGCTGTCCCTTCCGCAAGTAAGCCCTTCTCACTCGCTGTATCTATTATTTCTTATTACCTAACATTTGTCAAGTTGATTTAATAATTACGAGTCCCGTGTCCTGCGTTTCAAGTCCATAGCCCTCAGACAGTTCTTCTTCTAGCCATTGAGTTGAGTAATCAAAAACATAAAACAAATCTCTTTGCATTTCTTCGTCTGACTCTCCCGCAAAAAAATTCAGTTTATCTTCTTCCCAGATTTCGGTGTTGATGTCATACCCATACTTCATAGCAAGTTCGACTACCGCAATCTGAAACCTGATGTGCGGGTCAGGTAGTTCACTCTCGTACCTAACCCACACGCCTAAGTCTTTCTCTGTGACCTTAATCAACTCTTACTTCTTTCTCTCCTTGTAGTAATCCGCAAGACGAGCAAGGATAGTCGTCAATGTTGATGTCGTACACAAATCGGTGTTCGCAGTCTACACGCCAAATACCGTAGCACTCACAAACAAAACAACGGTGCTTGTCCTCGCCAAGTTCGATTACTTCATCTCGCTGGATAATCCAATTACAATCATCACACCGAAAAGATTTCACTTTTTCGTTCGAGTTGTTGCTGACAAAAATCCACTCTTCTGCCATTAGAACACTCTCCCGTACTCGTTCATAACTACTCCCCCGCCACCGCTAGGTGATGTAACTTCCCATTGTTCGTATGGTGTTGGGTCGTAATTATCTCGGCACTCTTTACACCACAGAATGTCCATTCTGTCGTACTTCTCAAACATTTCCACTTTTGGGAAATCTTGTTCGCAGTCCACGCAGAAATCGTTTTCTGCTGGTATCTCAATTCCAAGCCATTGTGTCATTTTGTTCTCCCTTTTCTTTATCGCCCTTTGCGATAGTTCTATCTTACGGACTTTTCTAACTTTTGTCAAGTTAGTCAAAATACTCTATGACAACCGCGCCCACGAAAGAAACCGCACCAATTACTAGAGTTGCGATTAGGTAGGTAGGTGTTATAACTACTGGCTTTAGTAATCCAATAAACATAAGTTGTAGTTCCAGTAATGCCAATGGCAATGAGCCAATAGCAACATAAGTTAGTACGGCTTGTAAGTTAAATAAAAACATCTTGCTCTCCTTTTCTTTATCGCCCCTTGCGATAACTCTATTATTCCATAAGGATTGACATTTGTCAAGCCTAGTTCGCTTCCGCGATAGCGTGTCGGCGTTGGGCAGACCTATCGCGGTTACGGCGTGTACGCCTATCCGCAAACTTTGCAGACTTCTGGTTTAGGACATAGTGTCCCGAACCTGTCACTAGATTGTCTAGTGGACTCTTGCGCTTAGCCATCTCTGACTCCTTTCAATAAATCTATTGTAGCACACTTCCCTGACATTTGTAAAATTACCCGCGCAAACTTTTAGTAAAAAATTTCAGTTATGAATTTTAAGAAAAAAGAAAACCTCGCCCTTTCGGGTGAGGCTCTCTTTCTACCTACTAGACGGAAACTAACCGCCATTGTAGTTCCTCGAAACTATGGTGAGTGCGTAAGTCTTTGCACTCGGCTAGACAGTCTACGCAGACCTCAACTTCCGTTGAGTAGACAACTTTGCCTGAACCAACCACATCATACTGTGCCTTTACTATTTCAAAAGTGTTTGCTGACTCTACTCCGCAAGTGGCACATTCTAAGTTACTCATTTTGTTCTCCCTCTATCAGTCACTCCCTGCAACTTGATAAATCAAGTTTAACATACTTACCTGACATTTGTCAAGTCACCGCGTGTTCGGCGTGTCGCAATTTTGTAGCACCCCTTTCCCTAAAAAATTTCAGTTATGAAAATAAGAAAACCCCACCTTTCGGTGGGGCTTTCCTTTGGTGGCTACTTACTTGGGTGACGGTGCATAGCCGAGTGAAGGTTGAGATAACCCAACACATCATTACGAGTTAGGACTTCGCGACCCTGCGAGCAGGTTGGGCAGATAACTAACTTGCCTAGTCCTAGTGAAACTAGTGTGCGCTTTAGTGTATTCACGCTTTTCTCCTTTCCTTATGTAATAATTGTATCATACCTTTATGACATTTTCTGTATTTCGAGAAAATAAACCCCGCCCGTAGGCGGGGCTTATTTTAGTGGCTAACTAACTTGCACCACTTTTAGTTCCCGCGCGTAGCGAACCAATACTTTGTAGCCTAAACGCTTTGCGTCAGATTTATTTAGGTATTGACCCGTGTAAGACTGAAAATCCAAATCGGCGTTCCAATCTGCTTTCACTTCGGCTTGAGATTTGTATTCTCTGCCGTATGCTGGCTTTGCTTCAATAAACATTTGTGTCCTCCCTTCCGTTAAAACTATTCTAGCGTACTTACCTGACATTATCAAGTTAAACGCCAATTTATTTTTTTCCTCGTGTTCATAACTGAAATTTTTTAGCGAGGCGACAAAAAAATCCGCGCAATCTTCCGCGCGGGCTTCTTTGTGTTTAGTATTTGTAGGTGATGTTTAGGTATTGGTACTTGTAAGGAATTGTGACTTCCCTGCGTACTGGCTCTTCATCATCTTCGTCAAAACTTTCGTCAGTTTCGTAGCGCACTAGGATTTCGCTATCCTCTAAAGTCACTTCGATTAACTCGGTAGCGCGGTAATCATCTACATAGTTTTTCCATTGACTAGTAATGTCCGCGATAGCGGTGTCTAGTGTGTCGTACAACACTTCGCCGTCTAGTTCGATAATGTCTACTGTTCTAACATCTGACATTTTGTTCCCTTTCTTTTGCAACTCCCTGTTGCTAGTACCTAGCGTACACTACTTCCCTGACATTTGCAAGTTGAAAGGGGGGCGAGTTTCCCCGCCCCCTTTTCGTGCGCCCCTTAGCGCGGATTACCACGAACTATCGTAGGCAAAACTCCAGCCCTCTGGGACTTTAGATAGTATGCGCCCTAGTTGGACTAGGGTGTCCTCAATCTGTTCCCAATACCACTCGTCAATTTCAATCGAGCCGTAGAAGAAACCTACTTGAGTTGGTAGCAATTCTTCCGCCACTTCTTTGCTCTTGCTTGTCCAAACTTTCATACAGACATCATTAAGTTCCTGCAACTCTTCGCGAGTGACATAATGCTCTTTGCAATTATCCTCGCCGTCTTGCACATTGTCCACGAACCATTGGTGTATCTGGTTAGCCTTGCGCCAGTAGCCAACTTTTACATTGACTGAAATTGACGGCATCTCCTCGTTCTCAAAATCGCCCGTGCCAAGCACTTCCGCAACTTTTGCGTATGCTTCTTGCTTTGCTTGCTCTTGCCACAAACCACCTGATAGGTAGTTAGTCGCATAAAGGTACTGGTCTAGTCCCATTTTAGTTTTCTCCTTCTTGTTCTTCGATTACTTCTACATAAACTTCGTCTTTTTTGTAGGTTTCAATTTCAGAGAAGAAACGATTTTTAACTTCAATTTCTATCTCTTGGTCGGTAAGGTTTTCACCTTTTATTTCAATGGTGATACTAGCCGTACAGATGTAGGTAGTCATTGTATTTCCCTTCTGTAAGCAAGTCCCTCTTGCCTACTCTGTAAGTGTATCATACTACTCTGACATTTTCAACTTGAACGCGAAACTATTTTTTCCGCGCCCGCCCCCGTAAAAAATTTCAGTTTTGAAAAATAGAGAAAGCGCGAATCTCTCCGCGCTCTCTCATTTGTTATTCGACTTCATTATCCGTAAGGATTTGCTCTACTAAATACTCAACCGTGTATTCTATTATCGTACCTCGTACTCTCTGCTGACACCGTGGTATTCATAAAGGTTTAAGCCGTTGCTATCGCACTCTAGGCAATACAGTTCGGTATCGGTGACATCAGTAATGTCAAAATCTTCTGACAGGATTATGTCGCCGTTCTCATCTACTGTTGTCTTGTATTTATTCGCGACAGACATGTAGTAATTTAAGTTGTGTTCTGGGTAATAACCCTGCTCGCCTTCACAAGTTTTGCAGAACGGTGTGCAGTCGAAACCGCCCCCGTGTTCTGGACACTCAATCATTTCTTGTTCGCTCATTTTGTTTCCCTTCTTAGAGTGAGTCCCTCTCGCTCTATGATAAGTATACGCCCCTAGCCTGACATTTGTCAAATCAGGGGCGCATACCGCGTGTTTAATCTTGATGTGTCGTGTCTAGTAGCCGTGCAAGGCTGTCCTCAACTTCGTAGAGTCGGCTATGCATTTGGGGGTCGTCGCCTTCGCGTGGCTTGTACCACTCGTCGCCTGTCCAAACCTGACCGTCATAAAACTTTGCGTCAGTCGTTTCGGCATCTACAAAAAACTTCTTTGCTTCTGGGTCATACCTAACAACAAAGTGCATCTCAAAATCTAATTCGCTCATCACAAATCCTCGCCGTTTTCGTCTTGGAAGATTAGGTCGCCTAAATTATTTTCGTGACCAAATCCGCAACCAAAATCCTCGTTTACCCAGCCCTCTATGTATTCCATAATGTCTGGCAGACTTACGTTAGTTCTACCTTGCTCTTGTAGTTCAGCAGTAATCCGCTCAACGTCATAGGTGACAACTTTCATCACATTTATGCGCTTTGGTAGTTCGCTCATCACGCCACTTCCTCTTCTACTTGCCACGCATCGGCAACCTGTGTTCCGTTGCTTTCGGTAATGTAATCTGACTCTGGGCTATTCATTACAATTTCCCAGCCTATCTTTCGCGCCTCTTGCTCGCTACTGGCTTCCACCTGTAATGAGTGAGTCAGGCGTTCGTCTATGCGTACTTCGTACTTAGCCATTTTTTTCCCTTCTCGGTAAGTCCCTCTCACCAATAACTCTATAATACACTACTAGCCTGACATACGCAAGTCGAACACGAAATTATCTTTTCCCGCGCCTTCGCTGAGTCCGCCAGAAAAAATTTCAGTTATCGCTAAACCAAGAAACCCCTAGCCTTTCGGCTAGAGGCATCTTTTGGATTAAGCGGTGATGAGTCCCTCATCTATCAAGGTGCTGGCAATCCTGCCGTAAGAACCTTGCAGTTGCCACGCTAGTCGCGTATCAACTAGTTTCTGAAACAAGTCAATCGTTTCTTCTCTGTCGAGAGTTCCTTCCTCAAACGCGATAATGAGGTTTGTTATGTTGTCTAGTGACATTTGCTTCCCTTTCGTATTCGCCGTACTTCGGCTTATGTAATAAGGATACACTAAACCCCTGACATTTGTCAAGGGCTTAGTGTCCCTGCGTGTTTAGGCTACTTCTTCTTCTTCGGCATCAGGGCAAGTAACGCGCCCCCAATAAACGATTGTGTCGTACCCCATTGAGTCGGTACTGCTGTTGCTGATTAGTTCATCGCGCAGTTCCTCATCTTCTACTAGGCGTGAGATTGCTACGCCAAGTTCTAACAGATTGTGCGCCACAATACCTACGCAACTATCGCCGAACATTCCGCGCCCTGAATAATCGGCGCGTACACTTCCTTCAACTTCTTGAGCAATTTCTTCAAGTAGTTCGAGTGAGATTGTAAACATCTTGCTCTCCTTCTATCAGTAAGTCCTTCTTGCTGATAAAACTATTATAACATACTTCCCTGACATTTGCAAATTAAGATTTTTAGCGCGTGTCGCCCTAAAAAATTTCAGTTTTGCCAAACAAAAAAATCCGCGCACTTGGCGCGGACTTTTTGTGAGGTTAGCGTTTCGAGCATTCCTCGTCGTGTTCAATTTCGCCCTCGTACTTGTCTGTTATTGAGTAACACTCTTGACAAGTTTCTATTGGCATCAACTTGTATTTGTAAACCGCGCTGGCTTCGTTATCGTCCAGTAGCGACTCCGCGATTTCGTCTGTCCAGTTCCACCACTTGCTAATAATGCTTTCGGCATCTGCGTATTCGTTGTGCTGTAAGTCGAAAGCAAACTTGCCAACTACTGTCGCAAACCTAATTGAATCCATTTCGGCTATTGCGTGGTACATACGCCTTGCGTTAATTGTTTCTCGACTCATTTGAGTCCCCTTTCGTTTTGTCGTATTTCGACTATGAGATAAGGTTACACCCAACCCCTGACATTTGTCAAGGGCTGGGCTAACCTGCGTGTTTAGAGATTATTTAGTTCTATGTATTCGTAGGCTTTCTCGAAAGACTTGACGACACTTTCTCTAGTTGCATCTAAGTCCTCAACAATAAAGTCCAGATACTTTTCATTAGCGTGGTCAATCAGGTAAGCAACATACTTTCCTGTATCTGGGTTTTGGTTGAAACAAAACTCAAGCCCATCTTTTGGAAACGCGCTGGCTATGTAGCCAACCCCTGCGTCAAAGGTGTAAGCCATAAAACGAGGGTCAGTAATGCTTGCTAATAGTTCGCGCTGGTCTTTTGCATCTTGCGTTATGTAATCTGCGTGAGTATTCACTTTGAGTGTTTATCCTTTTCTGTTAGTGACTTTCACCAACAAGTACCACTTTAGCAGATTACCCTGACATTTCCAAATCGAGATTTTTGATGCGTGTTGCGGTAAAAAATTTCAGTTTTGCGCAAACGAAAACCCGCACCGAAAAAATTTCAGTACGGGCTTCGCTTAGAAACTGTCGGAAGGCTGACACACGCTGGAAGGACGATACCCCCCGACAGGGCTTATGGGTTATTCAATTATCCGTTACGGTTTCCCATAGCGGTTAGTGCTTTCGCACACGCTTGTCCGATAGCGTTGGACGCTTCCGTTGGAGAAGTCACTCCGCTTAACGGCTCTACCGTTGTCCCCCTTAGGAGACTTCTGGCACTAGACCCGTTGTCGAACGGTATCCATACTACCGCAACGCCGTTACTCTCACATTGCGACACCCAACTCCTTGCTTTCTGGGACTCCTCATAGGTGAACACGCCGTCCGATACCACAACTAGAAGCCTAGCACCGTCGCCGTTAAGCAGATTTAACTCGCCGTCTACTGCCTTGAACGCCTTGTCAAACTTTTCAGTTCCGTCTGGCGCTGTGTAGACCGTTACATCCGTTAGGTGCTGACCACTCTTAAGGGTAGGGAACACATCGTCACCGTAGTAAACCATCGCGCACTTACCTTGCACTCGCCGAGTTGCTTCCGACATTACCCACGCCGTTGTCGCCATCGGTTGCATAGCCGAGTTCATCGAACCGCTAATGTCTACCAGCACGCCGACCTTTAGTGTTGGCTCGTCCGTTGTCTTGCGGACTCGCTTACGCCAAGGTTGCGCCGTTGGTTGCACGCCGATTGATTTGTGCGCTTCGTTCTGGATAGCCGAGCGAGTTCGTAGCCGTCCACCGGGGACAATGCTACGCACTTCGATAACATCGCGCTCGCGATACTTCGCACGCTCTAGTGCGCTCGCCACTTTCACCGCGCTAATGCGCTCGTCTGCCGTAGGCTTGCGAACCTCTATTGCGCGACTACGAGTACGGCTAGAGTCTGATGGACCAGTGCCACGCCCGAAAACTTCTTGAGCAACTTTAATGTTCTCACGACTTTGCTTTGCACTGTCCGCGCGATTCTTAACTTCGTCTTTCCATTCCTCTGACTCCTCTTGGTCAGCAAGTTCGGAGTAGTTAGATACCGCAACATTGTCAGATGCTTCTTTCAACCTCTCAAGTAATTCTTTTAGTGCTTCACCAATTTCAGATGTGGATTCGCCACTGCCACCAGAAGTGCTTTCGCTACCAGACGTATCCTCGCCACGTTCGTTTGCAAGGTCACGAATAATCTGTGCCCACTCACGCGCTAGAGGATAAACAGGTTCTAGGTTTCTGTGGTCTGTGTGTGTAATGAAACGCTCGATAACATTAGATAACTTTTCAACAGTTTCGTTGCCTAAGTATTCCTCTACAAAATCTGTAACTTCTAGAACATCATCGCGCTCTAAGATTCCACCAATGATTCGACCATGCACTAGTCCAACTAAAGTTGCAATGTTTGAAACAGTGCCTTGCGTTAAATCTGATGATTCAAAATCTGCGATAACAATTTCCATCGCGCTTGAGCGTAGGAATGCGCGATACCTAGCATCAAGCAAAATACCTTGTGCTTCGATTCGTGTTTCCTCGAGTAGCATTAGTGCTTCGTATTCGTCTGACTTTAATGCGTCATAAGCAGACTCTAGACTCCACTTTGAGAACCGCGCGTGAAATGCTTCGTGCATCACTGCGCCAGTAGCCTTTGGGAATTCGTACTGCGTTGAGCGTTCGTTGATGTCGCCAATGTGTTCTGGCTTAATGCCAAACCCAAAAGCAATTTCTGTGTTTACTTCAATCTCTGCAATCGCTGGTTTGTAGCACGCTGGCGCATTGCTACCTGCAACAGGAGATGCAAGCCCAACTAAATCGCTACGACCTGCTACGCCATTTGCTAGTTGTGCAATCTGCGAACCAACTGCGTACCATTCTGGATGTCTATCTCCAGAAGTCTTACTATGTGTGTCAATGTGTGCCATCTCTGGCTCCTTCCTTTGTACGCCCCTTTGACGTACTCTGTGAGTTTATCATACCTTTCTGGAATCTCCAAATTGGGGTAGGGGAGTCGGAAAACACTCACGAAAACCGACTCCCCCTTTAGCAAGGAAAGGGACTAAATCCTTGCTGGCTTATACTCCGCACCAAACACTCGCGACAAAACATCTGCCACGATTGGTCTGTCCATCTCTGGTGCAGAAGCAAGTAAGTTCGAGATACCAAACGGAACCCCGAATGTTGTAACGATGTCGCGAAACGCTAGGAGTTCGCGCATCTGTGGAGCCCAAGATACTTCACCAGACTCTTGCTTCTTAGCAAGGTTCTGCGCAACAGTAACTAGGTTGCTAGGTACACCTAAGGTGCGAGCAAGTGACCAGTCAGTTGCCATCTCTGCTTGAACAGTAAAGCGAGATAGTAACGCTTCTGAAAGTCGTACCCCCGGAGCATTAGGGTTAGTTGCGCCCACGACATAGAAGTCAGGGTGAACCTTGACAGTACCTCTATCTGGATTAGCAGTAACAGTAATTTCGCCACGTCCATCCATTGCGCCATACAAACCTGAAAGTTGCTTAGGGTCAATCAGACCAATTTCGTCAATAAACAAAACCGCACCTTCCTCTGCTGCTCGTACAAGTGGACCATCTACCCACTCGAAACCACCTGATGGATTCTGTACGAAACCACCAAGGAAGTCTGACATTTCAATGTCAGCAGTTCCAAGCACTGTGTACATGTTTCCAGCAAACGCTGCTTCGACTAATGCAGTCTTACCAGTTCCCGGTGCGCCATAAAGCAACGCGAACATTGGCGAACCAACTTTGTCTGTAACAGCCAAGGTAGTTGCTTCACGAGCCTTGCGTAGTGTCGCAACATCTTGATGCTCGCCCCAAGTTCGAGCGTGGTACACACTTCCATTTGGGCGAGTGTATTGACTACCACTTGACTCAAGTGTTACACCTGATGTTGTGATTGGTGTCGCTACGCGAGCCACGCGAGGTGCGCGTTCTACGAAACGACCTTGTGGTGATACCTGCGAGATTACTCTCATAGATGCTTCTGGTGATACTGACTGCGCAACCATGTCGTCTAACATGGAAGTGAATTCAGTTCCCCACTTTGAATAAATTTCATTTTCTTTGATGCTCATAATTTTCAGTCCCTTTCTACGCTGTGAACATTTCTGGATAAGATAATGCAGTTCGAGTCTGATTGATTCGATGCACGACCTTAGTTGGAGTCTTGCTGTTTGTTACGTCAGTCAAGTCTTTCTGTGAAACTTCCACAAAAAATGGCTTGCCAACGATTGTGCTACTAATTGAAACGCGCTTCATAAGCCACGCTAGTGTCTCAATTCGTCCCTCGCGATGTTCATCTGATGTAGACCCTGTTACTGGGTCAACAAGTTGACGCTGGAGTGTTTGTATTTTCCATTGCTTCTTTGGTTGTGAAACCGAAAGACGACGATAGTAAGCACGTGCTATTGAGAAATTTCCATGTTCGTTCCAACCATCTGGTGTAATGAACATCTGAAAAATCTGATGGTATTCATTTTTGAATTCCACATACAAGGCAGTGCCTTGTACTTTCTTTTCTGGGTCTGTAAGCAGACCAAGAGGTGTTTCTAGTGACATGAGTGTTTCCTTCCCTTTATGTCTTTGTCCCTGTGACAAGTCTTACTTTAGCATAACTCTATGATGTAGTCAAATCGGGGTAGGAGTTTTTCTAAGGAGACCTACCCCGACCTGACCCCTAACTACTTAGCGACAATGATGTCGTAAGTAGAAACCTTGGCGCATTGTTCATACGCTTCGGGGTTCGACAACTTCAACTTCTCGGAGTCGATAGTCGTGCGAGAGCGTGGTGCGAGTTCAACCACTGGTAAACCCTTGACAGTACCTGTCTTGGCTGAACCAATGAGTTCGCGAATAGCATTGTCAATTTCTGACTTTGCCTTTTCGAGTTCCTTGATTGCAAGTTTTGCGTTAGCAAAATCTGCAAGCAGGTTCGCGATGTTGGTGTCGTCCAATTCAACAGTGGACGTTTCTGTGACAACCTGTGTTGTCGTTACCTGTGTGCGTATGCTCACTTTGGCGATTCCCCTTTCAGGAGTATTCGATAGACCATCTAACGAACAGTTGCAACTTTACACGATGTCCCTGACATTTGTCAAATCGAGCGTGTCCACCCCAATTTCTTGGGCTGTTTCGTTCATAGAACCAATGTAACACACGAACCTGACAAAGCGCAACTTATTTAGATAACGATTTGATAACGGACCCGGAAATAAAAAATTTCAGTTCTGGGTTGTTGGAGGCAGGCTTCAATAAAAAATTTCAGTTTTAGGCAAAAAGAAACCCCCGTCCGAAACTCGCTGGTTTCGATTTAACGGGGGCTAATCTTTATGGGGTTTCTAGTTCTTGTTCCCACTTTATGGTGTCGTACATTCCCCAGATTTCATCATCTGTGAAGTTCTCGTGCAACCAGATAGAGGCGCGAGTCTGGGTTACTGGGTTTTCGTCTACTGGCTTAGCAGTTCCGAAGATGCTACCCATAAGGGCGTTGTATGCGTGTGCGTTTGCTTCATGCGGTTTGTTCATACTCCTACGGTAACACGAGGCACTGACATTTCTTCAGGTGTCCAAATGTAGGGGAGGTCACTTGGCGTATCAGAAAAAAATTCAGAATAATACTCAGGTGCTTTCCGTAAAAGATTCGAACGGTGTGATTCGTGGAACGCTAGGTTTCCGATGAACCACGGCAAGCCTTCGTACCGCTTACCTTCGACCGTCAGTTCTCGCATCCGTTGCACGAAGTACGGTAACAGGTTGTCCACGTATCCGCGACTCTTCCACTCCGACGACATCGCTGAACCGTAGTACGCGAGCACGAACTCGTAACCCGTCCACATCTTGGTCGCGGGATGGTTCACCCATCCCTTGGTCTCGCCGTTAAGTGCCATCAGTATCTGCTTGGTCTCTACCCGTTGCTTCCCAAGCCGTCGGTAGTCCAATACGCTCGCCGTCTTCTCGAAGTCCGCGTATGGCAGGAACGTCTGCATTAGCGCTCGCCGTTCTCTCGAACTAGCGCGATTGCTCTCGCCATGCCTGCAGACCATCCGTCGTTGAACGCGACATCCACTTCGTTCTCTTCTTCAGCGTCCGTCATGTCTTCTTCGGTTACCCGTTCCCACTCCTCCATTAAAATTTCTAACAGCGTCATGCGGTCACGCCCGCCAACTTCCACGCCTTCTTTAGGTCGCGGTCGAAGTCGCGTTGCAGTTTAGCCCACGCCGTTTCGTCAAAAAGAATTGGGTGGACCTCTTGCTTGTTTCGGTTAAGTACTCGCCGTATAAAAGATTTCAGTTCTGTGTAGTTCATGTTTTGGTTCCTCCTTTGCCAAGCAAGGCACGCCGTGTGCCTCGCCGTCTTGATGTATTAACTTTATGATAAAAGTTTTTAGATGTCAAGCGCGTACTCTGGAAGTTCTAGACCTGCTCCGTTTAACGCTCGCCGTATTAAACCTTGCTGACGCGAGGTTGTCTGCGAGTATTTACCTACGTTCAGATAAGTAACCTGACGTTTTTCTGTGTTTACACTAGCCATCCGTGTTGAGTACGAGTAGATGTCGTAGATGATGTCGCCACTGGCATCAGACCACTTAGAGGCTTTCATGCTGTGACCGTGCTTGAATGGTTTAAACGCTGGAATAAATTCTTCTGCAATTTCTTTGTAACTAGGCATTTCTTAGTTCCCTTCTGTTGACGTGTCTCATCAACAAGAGCAACTCTATCATACCAACCTGACATCCGTCAACTCAGGGCACGCCGTTAAATTTCTTCAGGGTCAAGGTCAAAAAGATTTTCTTCGACCATTCCCCAGAAAGTTTCGAAGGTCTTGGACTTCTCTTGAAGTTCCTCAATCGGTTCGTTGTACTCAACAACCGTTAGTTCAGGAACATGGTCCTCTTCGGGTTCGATGTGGTGGCTTTGGTAAATGTAGTCTCCGTCTTCGGTAATCAGGTACATGATTACGTACGCGCCACATTCGTTCTCGAATATGACTTGGTACATTTTGGTCAACGGGTCGTAGATAGGGCATGACACAGAAAGCATGTCGTGCATGTAGGTCCCTTTGTGGATGATACGGCTTGGGTGAATCTTGTGGCGTTTGTTCATACCAGCAGTATTGCACGCCTGCCTGACATTTGCAAATCGGTCGGGGGCACGCCGTCATAAAAAATTTCAGTTTTTAATTTGCACGGATGGATTTTACGGACCCCTCCCGGAAAATATAAAAAGGAGGCGGGTGTGGCCTGGCGGCTTCTTCCAGGCTCAGCGGCTATCCGTTTAAAAAATTACGTCGACAATCAGTGCGGCTATGAGAAGCGCTCCAAGTAGCGCGAATGGAAACTTAAACTCGGTCATCGGTTGACTCGGCGGTTAGTAGGTTGAACAGTTCAGTCGCGCGGTTTGCTCTCGCCGTTACGCGGATGTGCTCTTCGCGGGTTTTGCATAGCGGGATGTCATCCGTTAAGTTCCGGGCTAGTTCTTCAGCAATCGCTAGTAAATTATTCGGCATCCGTGCTCGCCGCCTGGCCGCCTGAGATGTCATCCGTTATTATATTTTCCGGGCTCTCTTCAGGATTGGATACAATCTCAGCATCCGTTATCTCGTAGGTTTCAAACGCTTTTGCTTGGGACTCTTCTGGGGACAGGACGCTATAGACACTCGCCGCTCCTGCAGCAAGCCGTTGTAATCTTTCGGCAACAATGACATGCGGTGGACGCGCATCGTTAACTTCGATGTCCACACTCAGGTCCGTTCCTCCGCGCACGCCTGCACGGTCAAGAATTTCTGTAGCGGCTTTAAGTTTTACGGGTTCCGACTCAGCGTTCTCCATCATATCTTCTAGAACGTCGACTGCGTATGGTGCGGCTTGGATGAGTTTGCGTCTCGCCCGTTCCACATCTTCGCCCGGTTTGCGGACGGACTTTAAGTGGGCTCGGCACAAGCCGTCATCTTTGAGGCGACCCGATGCCCAAAGCATGCATCGCAAGCCGTCTTCCTTTACGGTTCGGCATCGAGTCGGAAGAACTGCGGGTTGCTTCCTTTCGCTCGCCGTTGGTTCGTTTTGCTCCGTTACCCACTTACGGGTCGCGCCGATAACCCAAGGTGGGGAAATCTTCATGGCGGTGTCATCAAGGAGAAGGTCCACGCCCGTTAGGTAATCTGAATTATTATTTGAACCGTCAACTAAAAGCGGTCGCTTCTCAACCAGTGATAGGACACGCCGTTCGCGCATTGCCTCTGGAGACCGTGCGGCTATCATGCCCGTTGGGTTACCCGTTGCGTCGTAAACGGAATCCCAGTTGTAGTGGGCACGCCGTAATGTGGAACGGTTGTCGTAGGTGTCATCGCACACGCCCCGTTCGTGCTCTATGATACCGAGTTCCGAAAGGTCGGGGCGTAGGTCTAGTGGTGTATCAAGGCGTGGCGCTCTATCGGTTGGGTCATCTTTGGGACCCTCCGACTCGAATTTAATTACTTCGCTCATGTCTCGCCGTTCAATAAAAAATTTCAGTTATCGTTCCACATTGTGAGACGACTTGCTCGCCGTTAAAAAATTTCAGTTTTCGCGTGCGGGGCAAGCCGCCTTCACCTGGAAGTTGTAATTACTTTTTCTTGGGGGCGGGAGTCGCCGTCTTCTTCTTGGCGGGTGCCTTTTTAGCCGGGGCTTTCTTGGTTGGTGCCTTTGTTGCGGATGGTGCAACAATTGGTTCTGGGACTTTAAGGAACTTGCCGTCTTTGTCGCGTGGCATTTGTTCGGCGGCTTTGCGACGTGCGCGGCTGTTCAGGAAGTTCTTTAATTTTTTAAGCATGGAAGGGGGTTCCGTTCTAGTTTTTTGTCAGGGATGCGGACTCTGGGTCGCCGACCTGTGTGGATGCGATACTGGACAAAACGGACAAAAGAGCAGCGCCGAGTGAGACCTTTAGGGTGTCTACGGTTGCGATGGTAAAGATGCCAGCCATGTCTGAACCTGTGAGGGCAATGAAGGTCTGGGCAAAGGTTTTAATCGCTCTTTCGGCGAGGTCGTTCAAGAACTTTTTATTATACATAAAATGTCTCCGTTGTCAAATCCAGTGTGTATCTTTTATAACTATTAGATAACAAGATGATAACGGTTTAAATCTCGGACGATTTTTTGGCGCGTGGAGAGACAGGCGAGCCGTTTTGCCCCTTCTATAAAGAGAACCCCATAGAATAAGGGTTTTCTAGAATCAAAGTATTATATAAGTTTAGCCCGAAAAAAGTGTTTATATTTGGGCGTGTCGCATTACTTTTTTGGGTCTAGAACTGCCCAGACTGCCCAAGCGCAGATTCCAACACCGATAAACAAACCAGCAACTAATCCAACTAGAAACGCAAACATCAGACTTCCTCTCTACATTCCTGACATAATAAAGCATCATACCCTGTTGGCTGGGATGTAGCGTGACCGCTCTTGGTTACAGGAACGGGTGTCACAATCTCGTCAACTTTTCCGCATCTGTCGCACTTCAAATCAACAATCCATTCTGCTGATTTACCTGACATAATTAGCGCACTCAATCCGCGACTCAAGGCGTGCATAGCCCCACCGCCTACGGTCTTTCGCAGGAACGCACGAGTATCATCAACTTCTAGAACTGCTCTAGGAGATTTGCAAGGACAATCCAACCGAGACGGTTTGCACATAATCTGACCTGCATATTCCTTGTGTCGGGACATTCCGTGTCCACAGATACAGATTCGGCTATCCCTGTCCTTACCCCTTTGAGTATGGGCAGTATCCGTTATAACAGCCATATCTGGGTCAACCCCAATGGCAATCAAGGCATTTCTTGCGCTGTCGTCAGTCGTCATAATTTTCCATCTCTTTCGATAAGTTTTCCGCGATTTCGATAAAGGTCATTTCGTCCTCTATGCTCTTTTTCAACTCGGTATAGAACCCCAGCAAGGCTTGCGTTTTCTTGAAATTAAGGTATGATGTATAGCCAATTATAGCCAGACCTGCACCCAAGAAAGCGCTAATCCCCATCAACAGATATTCCATCAGCGAATCCCCTATCTCTTGTTTCCAATAGTACTTCCGATACCCCGTGACTGTCAAGCAGTGAACTCACAACTTCCTCAGCCTTGGCTTCCCATCTATCTTTTTCTTCCTGACTTAAGTCAGCCATTCCATCAGGGAACCAATACCTCAAGGTATCCTCCACAAAATCCTCATAGGCTCTCTTCATCCGACTCACGCTAACTCCTTAAAGTTATCCACAGGCTTGCTCTAAATATTTTATTAAAGTCAACCATAACATAAAAAAACCAAACATAAAACCAGCAAACATAAAAGTCAACTATATTTTACCAACCCCCCTAAGCGTATGCATACGCGCGTAAGAGAAATATAGTTAACTTTTATGTATGGTGTATAGTTACTTTTATAATACTAGTCAAAATAATTTATCCGAAAATGTTTTTTCTTGCTAGTAACACCATCATCAACCAAACATAAAAACATAAAAAAACCATACACCATTAAACCAAACATTAAACATAAAACAACCAAACACTAAACATAAAAGTCAACTATATTTCCCAGACTAAAAACGCAAATCCAGAGAAAAGTTATCCACAGCCCTACCCCTCTTGACAGACCAAAATCCAAGGAGTAATCTACCGATATGAATTCTGAAATATACCTAACCCTTGAAGAGTACAACGACTTTGTTTCCAAAGCGCACTCTCAATATATGATAAACCGTCTGCAACATACTCCAGCACATGCCTATAAAAAGCATCACCCTGCTGACCTTGCAATCGAAACCGCATCATTCTTTGAAGCATCCTATCTAGTCCTTGATTCCTATCTAGATGTAGTTACCGCACGACTAAGGGATGAGAGGGAACGAAAAGAGAAATCTCTAGAGCCCACCGAAAACAAGAAACCAAAGAAGGAAAGAAAACAGGTAAAAGAAAGATGAAATACCTACTAGATAAAATTAAAACAGCAAAGACTAACCGCTTACTAAAAAAGCACGTTGGCAAATCAACGTACTGGGATTAATATGATTAAACAAGGTTTCTTTATTCGAACATTTACCTTAGTCACGTTTACAGGTCTTGCTTGGCTTTTACTTTTTGACCAGTTAAACCAAGAAACTATTATACAAACTACCCTGTTTTCATTATTTCTTTCTTTTGCACTATCTTTGATTAAGAGCAACCAAGAAAAATAAATAAACAATTCATTATATCCGCAACGACAACAAAATTTGGACAATCGAAAAAGTCCAATAAAGAAAGGGTTTTATGTTACTCAGAAAATATATCGGAGAGACACTACTAAAAGAACGTACAAAGCAGGAAAGAACACTAAGAGATGTATCTGCTCAAGCAACCGTTTCCTTGGGCTACCTATCCGAACTAGAGAGAGGACTTAAAGAAGCGTCCTCCGAAGTCCTAAACTCAATCTGCGAAGCATTAGTTATGAGCCCTGTTGACCTACTAATAGATGTAACAGCATCTATGAGTAAAGACTTAGGAAGGGAATTAGATAATGAGTTTTATTCCGTCCAATCTAAAGAAACACTTAATATCTAGGCTAATAACTTTAGATGAAAAGATAGGATTCCTTAGAGACCAGAACCCCTCTTTCAGGGCACTAACATGCACATCAATCTTTGAAGAAGTTGAGAAGGGGATTAGAGAGTGCATTGTAAGTGAGATATATGCTTGGCATGATGTTGATTGCGCCAACGGTATTAACTGTAACTGCCCTGAAATTGCTAACTTAATTGCACCAGATTTAGGAGGATATGAAAGTGAAGACTAAAGCAACTAGAGAAGTGTCAGGTAATCCGTTGACGCGGTTTTTATCCGATACCGCAATGAACGTAGCCTCAAGTCTAATAAAGGTTGCTTCATCTAGAGCACTTATGTATGAAGTTTACGACTGGGATGAAGATTTTGATTCAACAATATTTTACGAAGATACAGAGAACTTAGTAGAAATCTCCAGACTTTTAGATGAAGCATATGACAACTACTTCACTAAATCACCAGACGGTTCTGCTAAAGGTAGTGACGGTTCTTTGACTGCATCTTTCGGTACATATTTCGACCGCAAGGGTGCTGGAATAAAGGTAACCAATGTTCGTATCTTCTCTTACATTTTTTGTAAAGAAAGAAGCATAGATTTCTCTACCACCGAAAAAGCCCTAGCAGAAGTTAAGAAGTGGCACGCAAAAGAGACGGGACTTTCTAGTGACTAAGAACTCTGACTTCGACATTGACTTCTCTAACGGAAGAGCAGGGGAAGATTCGATTGCATATGCACTAAACATCTCAACCGTTGAGGTTAAACGCGACCTAAAGTGGTTCGACACAAACAACTTCTTTATAGAGTACGAATGCTTTAACATAACCCAAAACCAATACATCCCAAGCGGTTTGAAGACTACTAAATCTACGCATTATGTTTTTGTTTTAGGTGACACTTTTATAGGGCTCCCGACCCAACAACTAAAAGATTTAATCAACAAGAAGCATCACGAAGGAACTCTTAGAGATGTAGACTGTTACATACCACCAAACCAAAGTAGGGGTTATCTTGTCACGGTTCAAGACATTCTGGAATTCCAAAAAGAAAAAGGAAGAGAACTCACAAATGCATAGTTCCACCAACCCAAATGATATTGCTTCCTATGGTGAACTCCTAGAGGAACTTCATAGACACCAAAAGATGACTGCAAACCTTGCTAAGTTTCAAGACATTGTTTACGAGTTAGCAACCGTTCATCAAAGAAAAGGAGACATCTGTTTAGGTTGTCCCCGTTCTATGACTGCCAAAGATGGAGTTATTTACGGAAAGTATTCTGAATGTAGTGTTGCTATCTGCATTGAAAAGCATAAGATAACCTCTAACCTTATGACCCGTCACGATATGGGCATACAGATTAACAGTCTTACAAATAAGATAAACAAACTAGAAGAGCAACTTAGAAAAACAGAAGAAGAATGAACCACTGCGAAGTAATAGAAGACGTTTGTAAGTTAGACCCCTGCCCAGTAAGGCATTTTTGCATAAAGGGCGGATTCACTAAACTGTCAGCACACTCACAACTACCTCACCATCTAAAAGATTGGTCTCGCGAAGAAGAGAAGAATAAAAAGTAATGGAATACTACACACCTACATTTATAAAAAAGAACATGGATGCTATCAAGCGCATCCGAGAACTACACCGCTCTGCAATATGGAGTTTGCATGATGTTAAAGATGCGTGTTCGGAGTGTAAAGTGCCTTACCCCTGTAACACCATAAAAGCATTAGAAGGAGAGAAGTAGTGCGCGAACAGTTAATTAAAAACATAGAAGAACTCTTAAACAGAGGGAACCCCGAAGAATTAAAATCTACTCTTACAATTAGTGTTATTGATTTATTTATTGAAGCAATAAACGAAATGATAAAAGAAGAAGTTGACCACATCAACAAAGCGTTAAGTAGTGAAGATAGCCAACCTGACATTAGACAAGCATCTCTTTGCTACGAAGCAATGGCAGCGTATTCTGTTTTAAAAGATTCCTTATCTGAACCAAAAGAAGAAAACGCTTAGATGTTAAAGGCTCATACCTGCAAGTTTTGCGGAGAAGTTCTTAAAGCGACATCTATAAAAAAGATTGAAAAAGAGTACGAACTTCATATCAAAACCGACTACCATATATCACAGGTAGATTTAATAAAAGAGATACGCAAACAAAGACTTATTTCATTAGGAACCAGATGAGCGACCAAGAAAACGAAGAAGAGTTAGAGAAGTTCCTACTAGAAACACGCGAATCTATAAAAGGTTTGTCTGATGCTCTAACAGCAAGACTAGAGAGAATGCAAATGTTTCATAAGTACACCCAAGCGATGATGAAAGATGACTTCGTTGGGATGATAGATGCTTTAGGTTATTCTGAAGAAATCCTTGAAGGTATGACATACCCAGAGATAATGGAATCAATGGTTGTACGAGTAGCAGACTTAGCAAAGGAAGTTGGCTTCGACATAAATGGGAAAGACTAAAAGGTTTAAATAATGTGTAATCAAATGGAAAATGCTGCGCATATCCATAAACTGAAAAAAGAAGTTTGGTTAGAAGTGTTAAGCGATTACCCAAGCGAAGGTGAAGAAGAGCGGTTATGGCATTGCTTGCATGGCAGGGCTTATGGAATCAACTGCAAGAAGTGTGAGAGAGACGACGATGAATAAACCAAAAGCAATCATTGTTGACATTGATGGAACTGTTGCGCACAAAACCGACAGAGATATCTATGAATACGAAAAGGCTCTTAGTGATTCCTCTGACGCAGTAATTATTGAAGTAATCAAAGCACTCTGGCTTCAGGATTATAAGATTATTTTTATCTCTGGACGTTCAGATGAATGCATTCAAGTTACTCGCGAGTGGCTTCGACTTCACTGTCCTCCATATATCGGTCTCCATATGCGACAAGCAAAAGACTTTCGTAAAGATGCAATCGTTAAGAAAGAACTCTACGAACAATATGTTAAAGACCACTACGACGTACTCTGCGTTTTTGATGACCGTAATCAAGTTGTAGATATGTGGCGCGAGATTGGTCTTAAGTGTCTACAAGTACAGCCCGGAGATTTCTAATACATACATATGACGTAAGACAGATAGAATCCAAAGAGACGCATGACTACCTTCTTAATATCCATTATGCAAAGCGTCTGCCACAGATTATGTATGCATACGGACTATTCAGAGACGACAACCTAGTAGGGGTTATTACTTATGGTCGTCCCCCTGCACCGTCTGTATCTAAAGGTGTTCTAGGAACAGAGCATAAAAACCTAGTCCTTGAACTCAATCGTTTATGTCTCAAAGACAATCTTAAAAACGAAGCATCACAACTTGTTGCAGGTTCTTTCAAACTTCTTCCTAAACCTCTTGCAGTTATTTCTTATGCGGATACATCACATGACCATCTCGGTATTGTTTATCAAGCAACAAACTTTTTTTACACAGGGCTTTCTTCCAAGCACACAGACTGGGCGGTAGAAGGAATGGAAGGAACTCATACGAGAACCTTTAACCATATTGCCGATGCAATTCCCGGAGATAAAAAGAATCTTGAAAAAATCAAAGAACTTTATGGTGACCGTTTTTACTACATTGACAGACCAAGAAAACATCGATACATTATCTTGTTAGGGAGCAAGTCAGAAAAAAGAACGCTAAAGAGTCTTCTAAAGTACCCAGTTCTTCCGTACCCAAAAAGGAGTAAAGATGCTTGATAAAAATGGGGATTATCACCCTAACGACCCATCTGCAGAGAATGAAAGACTGTACAGAATTTTAGATAAACTGAACAGTATTAGAAAGCATTCTCAAGTACGAGGAGACTCAGAGCAGTTTATTCTTGGCATCTTACTAAGTACTGATATCGTAACTGCTGAAATACGTGGAGAAATTCACAAAATAGATGGCAGTACTATCCACCCCGACCAAATACCCCTAATCTAGCACTGCTAGTATTTTAACTCTTACTCAAATACCACCCCCAAAAAAGGATACCTATGTCTACCGTTACTTTTGTTTTTCGTCTAAACGAAGAGTTTGTTGCTTCTTTCAAAGAAAAGAAAGCACCGTTTGGGTATAGAGATGCAGGTGGTAATTCGGTAGGCGAGATTACATTCTTACGCACATACTCACGCAAGAAAGAAGATGGAACTAAAGAGACTTGGGTAGATGTCTGCGAGCGAGTTATCAACGGTATGTACTCACTTCAAAAAGAACATTGCAAGACTAACCGTTTACCTTGGTCAGATGCTAAGGCTCAGGCTTCTGCAAAAGAAGCGTTTGACCGTCTATTCAATCTAAAGTGGACACCACCAGGTCGCGGACTTTGGGTTATGGGAACCCCAATTGTAAACGTACAAAAGAACTCTGCTGCTCTGCAGAACTGTGCGTTTGTTTCAACACTTGAAATGACAAAACTAAATCCTGCTAAGCCATTTGGTTTCTTGATGGAAGCGTCAATGCTTGGCGTTGGTGTTGGTTTTGATGATAAGGGCGCTGAAAAAGAATTCACCATCTACGCACCTAAGTCAGAGTGCACAACAATGGTTATCCCAGATACTCGCGAAGGCTGGGTCGAGTCAACCGTTGAACTTCTTAACTCATACCTAAAGGCAGACCATAATTGCCTAGAGTTTGACTACTCAGAGATTCGTCCTGAAGGTGCGCCTATTGCAACCTTTGGTGGAACTGCAGCAGGTCACGAACCACTAGAGCGTCTACATAACTACATCCACAAACTATTCAAAGGACGCGCTGGTGAACTCATCACTAAAAAAGATATTGCAGATATTGGCAATCTTATTGGTGTATGTGTGGTATCTGGCAATGTTCGTCGTAGTGCTGAACTCCTAATTGGTTCTATTGACGACCAAGACTTCTTAAATCTTAAGAACGCAGAAGTTTTCCCAGAACGTAACTCATACGACCCAGCAACACCAGGCTGGGGCTGGATGTCTAACAACTCTGTTGCTGTCAGCGTAGGTCAAGACCTTTCTCCTATCGTTGATGGTATTGCTCGCAATGGAGAGCCCGGCGTTATTTGGATGGACGTATCTCGTAAGTATGGTCGTCTTGCAGATGCACCTAACAACAAAGACCATCGCATCGCTGGTTACAATCCTTGCGCAGAGCAATCCCTTGAGTCATTTGAGATGTGCACCTTGGTTGAAACATACCTAAACCGTCACGACTCACTAGAGGACTATAACCGAACTCTTAAGTTCGCGTACCTCTACGCTAAGACTGTAACTCTTCTTCCAACCCATTGGGAAGAAACCAACGCAATCATGCAACGTAACCGTCGTATCGGAACTTCAATGTCTGGCGTAGCAAACTTTGCTGACCGTAAGGGCTTACCTGTTCTCCGTGACTGGATGGATAAAGGCTACGAGAACATCAAGAAGTATGACACCATCTATTCAGAATGGCTAGGTATCCGTGAATCAATCAAGACAACAACCGTTAAGCCATCAGGCACAGTGTCTATCCTTGCTGGAGAGTCGCCCGGCGTTCACTGGACACCAGGTGGAAAGTTCTTCAACCGAGCAATACGCTTTGCAAATTCTGACCCTATGCTCCCACTTTTCAAGATGGCAAACTACCGAGTCGAACCAGCATCAGAATCCCCAGACACAACCTCTGTCGTATTCTTCCCAATTAAGTCTGATGCAGAACGCGCAGAACGCGATGTAACAATCTTTGAGAAGATGTCACTTGCTGCAGTTGCGCAGCGTTACTGGTCTGATAACTCGGTATCCGTTACCGTTTCGTTTGACCCAGAAACCGAAGCAGAGCATGTTGGAACTGTTCTACATATGTATGACGGTCAACTAAAGACTGTTTCATTCTTACCATCTGGTAACTTCACCTATCCTCAAATGCCTTACACGCAGATTACTGAAGAGGAGTACCATGAAGATGGAGAACTAAAGTTGTTCCCTATTGACTTCTCAGGTGTTTATGCAGGTATGGCAGCAGACGCAATCGGCGAGGCTTACTGCACCACCGACGCTTGTGAAATCAAACTCATTACAGAAAACAATAAGGATAAGTAATATGAAAAGACGCACAAAGAAAAACAATGAAGAATCTATGCTAGTCAAAGAAGACCAATACCGCGCAGTCATTACCTACCTACCAAATAAGAATGGATATAAAGCATCCGTTCAACGTAGAATCGGCATAGATGAGTGGGTTAAAGTTCAATGTGGACTTAAAGGAGTAGTTTTTGCTTCAAAAGAGTCTGCTGAAAACAGAGCAAGATATAAAATTAAAGAACAAAAAGGTATGGACAATGCAGAAAAAAACTCTTACATTGTTTACGATGATTAGGATAGAATACTGATATGCCTACATACGACTACATCTGTTCAAGCGACCACCTCTATACAGAAGAGCGTTCAATCCACGAGGACCAAAAAGTATTTGAATGCCCAGAGTGCAAAGAAACTCTTAAGCGTGTTTTCATTGCTGTCCCAGTTACTTTCCAAGCACCCGGCTTCTACGCAAGCGAGCGAAAGGGTATGGGGTTATGAGCCTTCAACCACTAACAGGTTCAGGTATCCAATTGGATACAGTGACCGATACTGCTCCAGCAGAGCCCGGCGACCACGATAAGTTTGCTCACTATGCCCCGAAAGATGAGATTACCTACGCACTTATATATGGCGTTCCAATCATTGCCCTTTGCGGTAAACAATGGATTCCATCCAGAGACCCCAAGGGTTTTAGCGTTTGTCCTGCTTGTAAAGAAATCTACGAACAACTATCTAAAGACAATCCTGACGACTATATGTCTTGATAAACTGGACGTTGACATACGTTTGGCATAGTAATTAGGACTGTGCCTGTTTGTAACTGGAAGTACAGGCAGGAATATGAAGAAGTTAGTAATTTTATTTGTTGTTTTTTCTCTATCCGTTTTTGGTGTTACCTCTTCTAAGGCTAATCCAATAAACAAAATGAAGAAAGATACAAGCACCGTAACATTAAAAATTGGTAAGTGGAGAGATGTTCCCTTTAATGGAAACAATGCTTTTACCTTAAACGGAGAGCGCACCCTATGGGCAGCCCAACTCCATGTAACCTGTAAAAAGGCTCCCAAGTATATTAAAATGAGATTTGCTCGTAACCTGCCAAATGGCAAGATAGACAGTACTGGAACCAATACTTGGATGCTTAATGGTAAGAAGCCTAATAAGTCTTGGCAAGGTTCCCTTGTCTGGGAAACAACCAGTGACCATCCCATGACTGTTCAATACAAGATTATGGGCGGTAAAAACTGCAAGTCTAACTCCCGTCAGTTTAAGTACTGGCAACCAGGAGATAGCGTTCAAGACTTGCTGATACCGCCAACAGGCTAAATAGGTGTACACTTAAAGTTCACCACCTAGATAAGGATAACTATGAGCATAGAATATGTTTCGTGGAAAGCGGGCGACCCAAAGATTAAGCCGTCCCCTCAAACCATTCGTCCAAAAGTATGGACACAACTTGATTTTGGCGCACAAGATTCAATTGTTCCAAAGAATACAGGTCACGCTAACTGGGCTTTTTACATTAACGTAAAAGAACTTGGCGGAGCCAAAGAAATGAAAATTCGTTTTACCCGCGATATCGGAACTAAAGATGCAGACTTTACTGGTCAGCGTATGCTTGACTTAGCACTAGACAACATTCATTCTGGTACTTGGTTCTTTAAGGCTAACAAGGGTCAGCCAGTTGGTCTTGAAGTTTACCACGCAGGTACAGCAGATATGGTAGTTGTTACTCGTGAATTTAAGATGTGGATTCCGTAACCTTTAATCAGAAGAGGCGGTAGATTTTTCTACCGTCTTTTCTTTTTTCCAAACGCGGAAGAACCCAAGTTCAGAACCAATCACACGAACTCTTTCATAAACCCCTGTGCGCAGTCCCTCTGTGTCAGAACCTGCTTGGTCACTTGTCGTATCACCCTCAACAACTTCATAACCTACTGGTATCCCCCACTTGCGAATCACCCCAACAACAATACCTACATGGGTTGCTCTTCCTTCTTTTTCAAAGTCATAGAACGCTAGGTCTCCCATTCTAACTCTCCACCATTGTATCTGTTCAGAGTTTTCTCTTAGCCGTTCATAACCAATATTACAAGATGCAAACCCCTTTTTACTTGAAACTTCAACTAACTCACTCAAACCATTTTTTGCAAAGCACCACGAAACGAACATGGCAGAGTACGGATTGTTGTTCAACCCGTACCACTTTCCATACTTGCTATCTCGATTAGGTCCGTTGGTGTAACCAACTTCTTCTAAGGCAGTACCGACAAGTTCGGAAATCTTAATCTTCAATGGAGTTTGCATTTTCGAGTTTCTTTTCCTCTTTACGCTCTTTCACAATATTTTCTACTGTTTTGTTCTTCCAGTGTACCGTCTTTACTCTGGACACATAGAACGAACGAAACACAGAGTACCCTTTTCGACCACCGACAACATCAATCCATTCAGCAGTTGGAGTCTTTACGTGCTTAACAAATCTGAATCTACCTGCTTCACCAGTAATAGATAGTTCTGTACCAGCAACTACAGTTCGACCATTAATTTGAATCTCATTCTTTACTGTCCAATTATCTGGATGCGCTTTGGTTTTTTGCTTGCTCACTTTTTTTCCCATAACTAGATTGTATCATACCTTCCTGACATAAGCAAATCCCCGCGAGTTACAAGGTCGAAACTATTTTCCATGATACTGTTTATTCTATGCCTGAAGTATCAATCCCAACGAGTGTACCAACTGCTGGTGACTTATTCGACGCAAAGACGAAACAACTTGCGCGTTTCTGTGAAGAACCAGCGTGGTCTGCCTATAACCCTTCTATCTGCTACACAGAAGAGCATGGGTATCTCGTACTGCTACGCTCCTCAAACGGCTGGCTACGCGACCACAGACCAGAGTGGCAAGTAGAAACAGGCGACGAACTTACCACTGAGGATTCCTACGAGAACCCCGGAGAATGGTACCAGGCTTCATATATTAATTCCGTTCTAGGAACAGAGAAGCATTTTAGAAATAGAATGTTTCTTGCAAGTCTAAACACAAAGACACTCAATCTTTCTTACTTGAAAGAGATAGACCTAACTCAGGCTTACTCACAAGCCCCCGCAAAACTTATAAGAGGAATAGAAGATGGAAGACTCTACTACGACGGAGAAACGCTACGAATCTCTGCGACGGTATTTGAAATTGGGCACATTAATGTTGCTCGTATTTGTTCTGTTGAACTGGACTTAAGCGGAGATACTCCACGCGGTGTTTCGTTTGAGATGTTTGACTCTCCTGTTAATGAAGATACCGTCGAGAAAAACTGGATGCCAGTTCATAAGTCATCTATTTTTAACCCAGATGATGTAACTTTTGATTATCTTTATTCTTCAGGAAAGACCTACACAATCAAAGACCGTTCCCTAAAAGAAGTTGGCGGACCAGCACCGTCCGTCCGAGGTGGCTCACAACTTATCGGTTTAGAGAACGGAACCATGCTTGCAATTGTCCACCAGTGCGTTTCAGCCGAGTACATTAGATTTGCTAACCTAACCAAGGAAGCACTATTCCGTCGTCGTTATGTTCACCGCTTTATTCAGTATGACGAAAAGGGAAGAATCATAAAGGTTTCCGATATGTTTAACTTCCTAAACAAGTCAGTAGAGTTTGCAGGTGGAATGGCAATACACGAAAACAAACTCCTAGTTAGTTTTGGTGCCCTAGACTCATCATCACACATAGCATCCATCCCCCTTAAAAACGTCTTGGCGAATCTTCGTCCTCCTCGTCTTTAAGTCCTATGAAGTCGACAAAATCGAACTTTCCATTATAGAGGAACAATGAGCGAAGACGGTAATAACGAACGCGAAGAAGAAGTGGATGGCATGATTGAATTCCTCATTGAGTCAGGTGCTTTAGAACTTACTTCTATAGATAAAAACGGAGACCCTGTTTACAGGATTACTAGTATTTGTAAAGACTTATTCCCTGACCTCTACTACGAACATATGAAGAACGCGGACGACACTGCTTTTGCTTTATGGCAAAAAGGTTTATTAGAGATTTCCTTTGCTGAAGACAACACTAACTACATCACGATGTCCGCCGAGAACTACTTAAGATATCTAGACATTGCTGACCAGTTATCTGAAGACGAAGAAAGTCTTATGTTTGTCTTGATAAATAAGAATATTCTGGACGCTCAGTAGGACTTGACACCGTTCTAGGTTTCTTATAATCTACAGATAGTTCTTGATGTATTAGGTGTTTTCTGCCAGTTCTACTAATACATTAAGACCCTTCGCAGAAATGTGGTTTGTTCTCCTTTCCTACATTTTTTTGGAAGCGCGTTGTCCCGGCACTTGCGAACACGGGGCACACATAAAAACCGCCCCACCGAATCTAATTCTGCGTAGGGCGGTTTATTTATTTATTCAATTTTATAGTCTTCTAAACTGGACATTCTTGCTCCAGATTTTTTCAATTTTTACTACTCTGCCTGGTTTCGGAGAGTGTAAGACTTCTCCGTTTCCTGCATAGATTGCGACGTGGTAAGCATGACCACCTGACGAAAAGAAAAACACCAAGTCACCGACTTGAGCGTCTCCACGAGCAATCTTTTTTGACTGCTTGTATTGACCTCCAGTAGTTCTTGCTATTTCCTTACCTTTCTTCTTGTAGATGTACTGAGTAAACCCAGAACAGTCAAAACACTTAGGATTTGTTCCACCCTTGCAGTAAGGGATTCCTAAATACTTTAGACCAATTTTGTACGTGGATATAGGTTTTGCTAGAAAACTTTCACTAGCCTTTATTTCTCCTAGAGTTATATTCGACTTTACTGATAATTCATTAGCGTTGGCTTGACCCTGGGTTACTGGTGGCGATATGACCATAGCGGACATAAGAAGCGCAGTAACGGTGGTCAAAACCTTGGTTCTGACTAACATCACCACTAGTTTACCAGATTGGTATAATATTCGCCAAACCCAAACCTTGAAAACCCCACTAAACCAGTTTTTCGGTTTGTCGTCTTCTAAAGTTTTTTATCCCGTGAAGTCTGGAAAAATGACTTTTCTATTATATAGAAATCAAAACTGTTACTTTTTCTTCTTCTTTTTGTTGGTGTTGCCGTAATTAACAGCCTTTTTCTGTTTAGCCAACCATTCGTCATAGTTAGATTCAACAATCCAAACTTGCTTATGATGACCGAATACAGCGCCTGTATGAGCCACCATAGGGATTTTTAGCGACTGTACGCGCTCACAGAAGGTCAAATCCTCAGAGAGCCACTTGTTATCGCCAATCGGACCGTCTTGGAACCAAGCCCAATCCTCACCAAAATGCTTGCTGTATCCCTTACGAACCTCTTCAAGCACGGAACGGTGAATCATCATTGCACCAGTCCCCGCTGCGTAAATCTCAACCAGAGAGTTTTTAGGGTAGTCATAAAACGGCTGGACACCTAGTTCTCCACCATGATTCACAAAGATAAGTGGAACAGGTTCTAACTGCCCTGGCTCTGGAACGGTTCCAGTGAAGTAAAGTCCGCTAACAAAAGGATAAACGTCCTTGTCTGCACTGTTCACAAGTTTATCAAAACCGTCTTGACTAATGTATTCATCAGCGTCAACAATAAATAACCAGTCATCTGTTGTTCCATCGAGGAAGTTCTTCACTTGAATATTACGACTCTTGGCTAATAGACCCAGCCCTTGAACACTATGAAAGTTACCAATTCTATTAGGATTTTGCTTAATCAAATCCATTACACTATGCGCAAAGAACGCATCAACTTCACCGTGGTGACACCACGAAATACATACTGTTTCATTATCCTGCATGGAAAAACAGTACCATAGCCGTCTTGTTTTCTCCATCCAACAGGCGTATGATTTTCCTATGACTGATGAACTATGGTACAAATTAGAACACTCAAACTCACCCCTGACTTCTCAAGTGCAGATGGATGATGTTACAGAAGACCTAATTAAGCCATTTGACTATCAGTCAGAAGGTGAAGAATCCTTCTACCCATATCTAGTCCCTCTAGATATTCCTAAGGACTTCGGTATCGGAGTCATTGTTGGAGCCTCTGGCACGGGCAAATCGACTCTTCTCAAATCATTTGGTGAACCAGTACGCCCCAAATGGTCAGCGCAATCTATTGCTTCTCACTTTGAGAGCGCAGTAGAGGCAAATGAGAAGTTTTCGGCGGCGGGTTTAATGTCCGTGCCAGATTGGGTAAAGCCTTACAGCGTCCTATCCACTGGTCAGCAGTTCCGAGCAGACCTTGCTCGCTCTCTCCACGACGGCGCGGTCATTGACGAATTCACTTCTGTCATTGACAGGACTGTTGCCAAGGCAGCGTCTACGGCTATGTCTCGGTATGTACGCAAGAACGGTATACGCAACATTGTTCTGGCAACCTGCCACAGAGATGTTCTTGAGTACCTAGAACCAGACTGGATAATCGACACAGACCGTGGCGAGTGGACTACTGGGAGGTCACTTCGGCGACCAGAACTGGACATCACAGTTTATCCTTGCTCAAACCAAGTTTGGGGTTACTTCGCTAAGCACCACTATTTATCCGAATCGCTCAACAAGTCAGCACACTGCTACTTGGCATTCAGCGATGGAAAAGTAGTTGGCTTCGTTGCTTCACTGGCGTACCCCTCAGGAAGCGTACAGAACGCTTACAGAGAGCACCGCTTAGTAATCCACCCTGATTATCAGGGCTTTGGTATTGGTCCAAGACTTTCCGAGGTTATAGCCCAGCACTACATTAGTAATGGCAAGCGTTACTTCTCAAAGACTTCCCACCCCCGTTTAGGTGGATATCGTGACCAGTCCCCTGTATGGAAGCCAACCTCAAAGAACCACATGAAACGAAAAGACGGACAAGACGCTACAAAAACACGGTGGACTATTAATCCTGACCGTTGGTCTTATTCTCACGAATTCATCGGAGAGCCCGGAAAAATCAATTCTGAGGTATAGTAAGAGCACATAAGTTATCCACAGGCTAGAAGTGGCGTGTTTAGTACACTTCAGCCATAATAGTTGTATACACTTAAGTTTAAGTGTTTATGTTTTATTGCCTTAGAAAGGGCGCAGATAGTGGATATTAATTGGAAGTTACCGTTCGAAATCTTAACCGAACTTTTTTTGTTTGTTTTAGGCTGGACTCTGGTTGCATTAGTTGGTTTGATTGCACTAGCAATTGTTATTGGTTTACTAAGAGGAACCAGTGAAATCTTTAAGGGAAGCAAAAAGAAAAAGATAGTTAAGACTGAAGAAGAAGTATCGCTTCAGCCTATGCTTGGTGTTGTCGAACCCCCAGACAATTTAACTAATCTTCAACTTAAAAGACTCTTTGAGCGTGGAGCAGACTAACCGACCCTCGTGGGATAACTACTACTTAGACATTGCTAAGGCTGTTTCGGCAAGAGGCGATTGCGTTCGCGCTCAGCACGGAGCAGTGATTGTTAAAGACCACAAGATTGTCTCCACTGGATATAACGGAACTCCAGCAGGGGATGAACGCTCCTGCGGTTCTACAGGTCAATGCCCAAGGGCTCTGGATTCTTCGTCAGAACACTCAAAGGGTCAATATGACCAGTGTTGGAGCACCCACGCAGAGTCAAACGCGCTTCTACGGGCTTCCTGGAGCGACCTTCAAAGCGCAACTATCTATATAACTGGTCAACCTTGCCCCGGTTGCTCAAAACTAATCGCATCATCAGGAGTAAGCAGAGTCGTATGGGAAAGAGACCAACAGTAATGGACGCTACCTTTAGTTCAGAGATGACAGTAGAACTTGTTAAGCACAGCGCTTCTGATTCAGATATTGCTTTTGCTGCCAGAGTATCTACTCAGGGAGAACGCTCTAAAGAAACTACAACAGGAGAGATTGGCGGTCTCATTAACTTCCTTATGAGAGAGCGTCACGGCTCCCCATTCGAACACTCCACAATGACTTTTTATGTCAAGGCTCCAATTTTTGTTTGGCGCGAGCATATGCGACATCGTATGGCAAGTTACAACGAAGAGTCAGGACGCTACAAAACACTAGAGCCACACTTCTACGTACCAGACAAAGAGCGCAAGTTAATTCAAGTTGGAAAGACTGGCTTTTACACATTTGAAGAAGGCACTCTTATGCAGTACGGAAGCGTGCTTGCTGGATATCTTAAAGGTGCTAAGGCTTCATATGAAGCGTATCTAAAGATGCTTGAATCTGGAATTGCTAAAGAAGTCGCTCGCGGAGTTCTTCCAGTAAACATTTACTCCAGCGCGTATGTCACTATGAACGCTCGTGCGCTTATGAACTTTCTTAGCCTACGTAAGTCTGACCCTGACTCACACTTTCCGTCCTACCCTCAACGGGAGATTGAAATGGTTGCAGAGCAGTATGAAGAAATATTCAAAGAACTTATGCCACTAACCTACAATGCTTTTGTTAAGAATGGAAGAGTAGCACCTTGACCTACCCAACAATCTCTGACTTAAGTGGTGAAGCGCATCTTATTCGTAGATACGCTATGCCTTCTAATAAGAATTGGAGTGCATTCAATCCTTCAATAATTCTTTCTGACAAAGAAGAGTATTGGATTGCATTCAGGGCTAGTAACTATATTTTCTCGGATACAAGAATCTCAGTAAGACTCACTGCTGGCAATAGGGTAAGAAATAAAATGTTTCTTGTACGTCTTAAAGATGACTGGTCATTTGACGAAGACACTCTAAAAGAAATAACTGTAGACAATGTTAGAGAAAATGTTGTTAGAGGACTAGAAGACCCAAGACTTTTCTGGGACGGAGTAAGTTATTGCATAAGTTCTACTTACTTAGAGAAAGATAATCCAGTAGCAAGAATCTCAAAGATAAGACTTAAATCTTTAGAAGACCCTGAAGTTTTATCTATGGAAGTTTATTCATCTCCAAACAATCAAGTTGAAAAGAACTGGATGCCTGTGCAGGACACAGAATCTTTTATCTACGACTACTGCTCTGTGTTTACTAACGAAGAGATAGTAAAGCACGATGTAAGTAAAGAGTATGAAACTTTTAGAGGTGGCACTCAAGTAATCCCTTTTGGAGATGGAACAAGCGTTGGGCTAGTGCACGAAATTTATTCAGTGGTTGTTAGGGGAGCAAATCCCGTGACATTTTCTTCTACAACAAAAATAAGAAACTACAGTCACAGGTTTGTTAGATACAACAAAGACTTAAAACCTATTCAGTTATCAGATAGTTTTATTTTTGTAAAAGAAGGAATCGAGTTTGCATCTGGGATTGCACCAACTAAAGACGGGTTTGTTATTAGTTTAGGTAGGTCTGACTTGGCTTCATACATAGCAACAATAAGTAAAGATAATCTACTAGCAACACTTAAGGATTTAAATGTCTAACGGAATTGCTTATCTATATGCTCGTGTTTCAACTCAAATACAGGTTAATGACGGAATCAGCCTTGATGCTCAAGTTAGACAAATGGAATATGCAGCACTAGCAGCAGACTACGAACCTGTTGTTCTAAGAGAAGAAGGGCGTTCTGGAAAAAGTATTCAGGGTCGCCCAGTACTACGAAATGCTCTAGATGACCTAGATGCAGGAAGGGCTCAGGCTATTTATGTCACAAGACTCGATAGATTGGCACGTTCGACTAAAGATTTTCTTTCAATTGTTGACCGTTCACATAAATACGGTTGGCGTTTGGCTCTACTTGATTTGGGGCTGGACACTGCTACGCATCAAGGAAGGTTTGTTGTCACGATTATGGCGGCGATGGCGGAAATGGAACGCGGAATGATTTCCGAACGTCAAAAAGATGTACATAGAGACCGAAGAAGTAGTGGAAAAAAGTGGGGAATTGATTTAGGACCGCTACCAGATATTGAACAAAACATAAGGGAACGTATCTATAAAGAAAGAAATTTAGGACTTTCTTATCAGTTGATTGCAGATGGATTGAATGCAGAAAGTGTACCAACTGCGCACGGAGGAGAAAAATGGTACGCAGCAACAGTAAGAAATTCTTATTTAGCATACAAAAAAACAATGTAAACTAAGAACAAGGTTCGCGCTGACACACGAATTAATATTCTGCCCTTGCTGGAGGGGTTACTTTGCGTAAGTTAATAAGGTCTGTTTTTGCTTTATCATTTGTCGGTATCTTTTTTACAATAACCCCTCCAGCATCTCAAGCAATTATTGCAGAACAGCCTTGTAACCAATTTTCTTGGACAGGTGAAGACGATACTGCTCATCAGATGTCGCTTCCATATAATCTTCCTCTCGGAGACACCACATACAGCACAACATATGTGACTACCAACGGTACGCTAACTTTTGGCATTCCTGATGCCACATTCCATACATACCCAAGTACCCCATCTATTTCTTTGGCTGGTTATGACTGGGTAACCTTTGGTCAAGGCACTAGTTTAAGTTACGGAGTTACCAGCACAGGTTTTTGCGTGGAATGGAAAGTTCGTCCATTCCCACAAAGTTCTGGAGACATTACAACAATCAAACTAACTGTTGATACTTCTCGCTTACCTATTTGGTCTGGCATTGTAGAAACAACAGGATGGCTTCCAGCAGATTTACGACGCGGTATTCGTTTCCAATCAGGTGAAGAGGTGGTCCAAATCTCAGAGGCGTTCACTATTAACGGTGGTCGTCCAGTCGAAATGCAGACTTGCTGGGATGGAACAATTATCCCGATGTCTGGAACCTGTCCAGCAGAACCACCACCCGGTCAATGCTGGGATGGTTCTACAATTCCTTGGAACGGAAGTTGCCCCCCAGTTCCACCTGATACACAATGCTGGGATGGTACTTGGGTTGCTTGGAGTCAGACCTGTCCACCTCAGCCTCCCCCAATAACTTGCTGGGACAACTCGGTAATTCCTTACAATCAAACTTGTCCACCAACTCCCCCAGATATTGTTTGTTGGAATGGCGATGTAATTTCTTGGAACCAAACTTGCCCGCAAATGCCACCACCTGTTGAGTGCTGGGATGGTTCAGAAGTTAACTGGAATGAGCAGTGTCTACCAGAGCCACCACCAACTATTACTTATCCAGATGGCGCAATCTTTATTACTACTGACGAGAACGGACAACTCAACTATGTTGCTCCCGTTGGTATGAAAATTAATCAAATTTTATTTGCTTCATATGGAACACCAAACGAATACCAATACGGGTTATGTCACGCTGAGAATTCCGCGACATTAGTGTCAAATGCTGTATCTAATAACGCATTAGTTATTAGTGCAGATAATGAAGTTTTTGGAGACCCTTGCGGTGGAACTGGAAAATATCTTTCTGTAGTTTTTACTATTGAAGTTGACCCTAACTATATAGAACCAACCCCAACCCCTACTCCAGAACCGACACCCACTGAGACAGTAGAACCCACCCCAACACCAGAACCGACACCAGAGCCAACACCATCAGTGTCACCGACACCAGAACCGACTTTAGAACCTTCACCTACACCATCACCGACACCAACACCAACAGTCCTGCCCACGCCAGAACCGACAGTAACTCCAGTCGTTGAGCCGAGCCCAGAACCAACACCTTCAGAAACTTCAACACCAGAACCAACTCCTACTCCTGAACCAATTATAGAGCCTGTTGAAGAAGTTGTAGATAATGCTTCAGAAGATGGAATTATTACTGATGAAGAAACTCAGGCTATTGTAGACAATCTTCTTTCTGATGGAGACCTAAGTATTAATGAAGTTACAGACCTTGTAGATAATTTGCAGTCTGATGGTCAATTATCTGAAGAAGAAAAACAACTTGTTTCTGATGTTCTTGTTGAAGCATATGAAGACAGCGCAATTCCTTCCGACGTATTTGAAGCGTCAGGTTTAGATTACGAAGACCTACCACCTGAGCAACCAATTACTTTGGAAAACGGTGTAGTTATTACGGCTGAAATTGCAGATGCCATTGAAATATTTGAAGACCCTTCCGAACTCCTTTCCGCAGTTTTAACTGACCCAGGAAAGGCACTTAAAGCCATTGCGAATGTTGGTGCTGATTTAACACCAGAAGTTCGTAAGGACGCACAAGCAATAACTGTCTCGGCAGTCATTGTGTCACAAGTAATTGCTGGAACTTCAGCACTGACCCTAGCGAGGAATCAATAATGAAAGCCATACTAATATGGATTAAAGATGCCTTCATTGAATCACTAAACCAAACATGGACTCTATTAGGTATGTTTATCGCTTGGTGCGTTCTTGAAGGAAGTGCAAAAACCGTTGTAGGTTATGCAATAACACTGTCACTAGCAATCTGGTTGCTTACAATTAAATTAAGAGGTCCGCTTGACCTTGAGATTGTGCATAAAGATGAAGACGAAGAAGCCCCCAAATAGGGGGCTTTTTCCTTTACACGACTAATTTGCGTAGAGGATACAAAGTCTGTACCATAGAGTTATGACACACGCTAAAGACATAAAGAAATGGAGAAAGAAAAAATGAGTGATTTACTCCTTGAGTACACTGAAAAAATCCTTCCAATCTTACCTTTAGCAAAAAAGGCATATGGTTCTAGGTCACAGAAAAGTGAAGCGCACGATGCAAGTCGCCAATATACGGAATTTTTAATTGAATTTCAGTCAAAAGGTGGAAGTCTTCCGCAGTTAGCAAAGAGTTTAAATGTTGCTTATCCAGGTGTAAGACGACGAGTTGTAATGAATGATGTTAATTTATCAGCAGTAAAGCCAAAAACTCGTGCTACAAAGCAAGAAAATGTTGAAGCAGTAGAACGTGTAAAAAAGGCAAAAGACATTGGTGTTGACCAATACCACGACCAACTCGCTAATGAGTATAGAAATGGCGTATCTTTGTCAGTTTTAGCCCGTGAATTGGGTCTTAGTTCCGCCGCACCACTGTATTATGGAGTACAGAGTAGTTTGAAGCGTAACGTCTAAAACAAAAACTTAAGCCCTCATGCTACTCAGCGTGAGGGTTTTGTTTTTTGGAGGAATAATGGGTAAGAGTTTAATGGAGCAGATTGCTATGCTCTCCGAGGAAGAACGAAATGCTGTTCTTTCCGATATGGATATGGACTCTCTTATCTGGGACTGGAAGGCTTGGGGAAGACCAGAGCAACAAACACCAGAAGGAAATTGGAATATCTGGGCATACATCGCTGGTCGTGGTGCAGGTAAGACTAGAACTGCTGCCGAGTGGGTGCGTGAAGAAGCCAAGCACACAGATAAGGGACAACTACGTTTTGCATTAGTTGCTCGTACTGCTGCGGATGTTCGCGACGTTATTGTTGAAGGTGAGTCTGGAATTATTAATATTTCACCACCAAGCGAGAAGCCACACTACGAACCGTCTAAGCGTCGTCTAACTTGGTCTAACGGAAACACTGCAACTTGTTTTACTGCTGACGAACCAGACTCACTTCGTGGTCCGCAGTTCACTCACGCTTGGGGAGATGAGGTCGCTGCATGGCGACAGACTCCAGACGCTGCTGGTATGACTGCATTTGATAACTTACGAGTTGGTACTCGTCTTGGAGACAGACCAAAAATTATGTTGACTACAACACCAAAACGTGTCCCACTTTTATATTCTTTGATAGAAGAATCAAAGAAAAGTGAGAGTGTTGTAATTACACGTGGTAGCACTATGGACAATGCAGGTAACTTATCTGGCGCTTACATGGAAGCAATCATGGGAGTTTATGAAGGCACTCGTCTTGCTTCTCAAGAACTTTACGGCGAGATGCTTGATGATATTGAAGGCGCTCTTTGGACTATTGAAATGATTGAAAGAAACCGACATGGGTCATTTCCTTTAGGAACACCACTTCGCTGTATCGGTGTTGACCCATCTGTTGCAGAGAATCCACGAGATGAATGTGGAATTGTTGTCTGTGCCTCTACTGGAGACAGAGATTTATATAAACGTGAAGCATGGGTACTTGAAGATGCATCTGTTTTAGGTTCTCCTGAAGTTTGGGCTAATAAAGTTGTAGAGATGGCACGTAAGTGGATGTGCCCAGTTATTGCTGAAGTTAACCAAGGTGGAGCATTAGTACGTAACGCAATCAACGCTATTGACCCCAATGTAAAAGTTTTAGAAGTTCACTCAAAGCACGGTAAGCAACTTCGTGCCGAGCCTACAGTCCTTGCTTATGAGCAAGGTCGTGTTCATCACATTGGATTCTTAGCAGAACTAGAAGACCAAATGACTTCGTGGATTCCAGGCGAAGGAAAATCTCCAGACCGCGTAGATGCTTTAGTGCACGCGCTAACAGCGCTACTTATTAAACCACCTCAAGGTTTTGTAGGCGGAAAAATAACCGCCCACTCCCCTGCTCGTCGAAAGATTGACTTAGGCAGGAGAGGTGGCGGTATGGGTGGTGCTAGGGTTTTTAAACCTTAGACCAACTTAAATCCGTACTTCTTTGCCATTTCTGACATAGACTTCTTGCCAGGAATGCCATCAGCATCTTTACCGTGGTAGCCCAACTTATGTTGCCACAACTTGTAGGCTTCTCTAGTCTTCTCATCAAAAATACCGTTAGCAGTAATTTTTGCACCGCATAGGTCTACAAGAGCAGACTGAACAACTTTAACATCGTCATTGGTAGCGCCAAATACAAGACCAGACATATGAACAACTTTGTTTGGCTTCTTTGGAGTAGGAGTTACAATTGCAACACCCTTTTTCCAAAGACCAATCTTTCGCTCAGAAGGAGCATTCTTGTCGATAATTCCAGGCATATCTAAGAATGGATTGCTCACATCGTTACCGTAGCGGAAAGGAGCAACACGAGTTTCTAGATGAAGATGTGGACCTGTGGAGTTTCCTGTATTCCCGGAAAGCCCTAATTCCGTTCCTTCTTCAACTTTCTGACCTTTTTTCACAGTTGGCTTTGACATATGGCAGTACCAAATATCTACAGTGCCTTTGTCTGACTTGCAAGTAAGAACTACAACTTTGCCATACGACTTATCGTTAAGAACATCTTTGATTGTTCCTGCAGCAACTGCAAACAAAGGAGTACCAACAGGGCAAGCAAAGTCAATACCTGTGTGACGCTTCGCTGAGTAACGTGGGTTAGGGCGACCCCAAGGCTGGGATACCTTAGGGTTTTTTAGCGGACTAGCCATTTTTAAATCCTTTAGTGGTTAGAAAAACAATGTTCTTCTATTTTACCTGAACTAAAGTGTCCCTATCTGGCAAACCTAGTAGCAACTCCCCAGTCAATATCGTTATTACTTACCTGTCTAGGCTTCAAAGAACGACCCATAATTATTGCTTGAGAACCCTGACCTACAACTTCTACGTTGCGTTCTAGCATTTTACGCTGGAATGCAGTCTGAGTCATAGGCTTTTCACCGCGTTCTTCAGCCCAAATACGATAAATAACATACAAAGACTTAATTGGAGTAGTAGCACCCTCATTCAAAATAGTCTCTTCTTCAAGGAACAATCCAATACGGTCTTCATTCTTTCGGTAGATTTCTGCTGCTTCAGAAACAACTGAACACCAACCAAGAGCATCGCGAGAACTCGAGCCAAGCATTTTAATCGCACCTTCAACAGCCCACGAAAGAACAGCAGGAAGAGCACCCTCAGGGTCAAAGATATATTCCTTTAAGTCTGGGTCAGGGTTCTCAGGTACAAATGTAAATGGAATTGGACGAATACGTCTCCACATTGCATCATCGTTAATAATTGGACGATGATTTGTAGATATCCAAAGTTTTGCCTGACCCTTAAAAGTAAATGGACGTTCACCAGGGGAGCGAGCAGAAATCTCTTCCGAGCCAGTTAGTTTTTTAACTGAGTTCTCTTTCAAGCGCTCAGAGTCTGGAAGTTCGTCAACCCACACGAGGCGACGACCACGAAGTTCAGCCCAGTGATATAGGTCAGAACCTGATGCGTTACCGTCACCACTAGCAAGAATGCTTGAGTCAAATGGCCAGGCATATTGTTGTGTGCCAAGACATTTTACAAGTGCTTCAACAAAAGTATTTTTACCTGAACCTGCAGGACCATATACAAGAAACATCAAGTCATACTTACTAAGACCAGTCAGCGAGTATCCTGCTGCTCTTTGTAGCCAGTCTTGGAATTCTTTATCTCCACCAGTTGCAAAGTTTAAGAACTCTTCCCAGCGTATGTTACGAGTCCCCGGAGAATAGGCGACAGGTGCTCTACGAGTTATATATAGGTCTGGTCTATTTTTTAGAAGTTCCCCAGAGCGTAAATCAACGACACCATTTAAGACTCCAAGCATATGAGGATTAGAGTCCCACTGGTCTACTGCAACTCTAATACGACGGTCAGAGTTACCATTCTCAATTGCAGACTTTAATCTAGCGTTTGATTTAGAGTTTTGCGCCCATTTAATAACGTCTGATTGTTTATCAGAATCACCGTCATAGTTTTTTACTTCACTAGCAATAACAGGAGCAAGACTTTTTGCAAGTTCTTGCATTTCTAGACCTTCAATGTCTGGTTTCCAGTATCCACCTTCCCAGTGGAACCAACCAAGACCTTCTGAATAACGAATTGCTTCACCAAATGTATCTACAAATCTACGACCATTTCCTGTATCGGAAAGAGTACGCATACCAATAATTCCACCATCTTCTTCACTAATGGCATCAGTATCTTTTGGAACATTTAAATTAGAAAGAGAAGATGCTTCAGCAACTGACTCACCGTTGTGGATACTTTCGGATATGGCACCAGCAAGAGTTCCCGGCAAAGATTCTGATTCTCCAGAAGAGTTTGATGTTGGTTTAGGATTAAATCTTGCTTGAGTTTCTTCGGTTGATTTTTTAGCCCAACCATTTTCTACATCACCAATACCCGGCCAAAGCATATTTGATTTAGGGTTATTGGCAATAAAATCAATAGCACGACGAACGTGCATAAGTAGACCGCCCTGACCCTCAAGGGCTAGAGGTGGTTTTACTTTTTCAGCATTAAACCGAATCATTAAAGTCTCAAGAGCCTCGCGACCATGAGGCTTGTCTACAGGATATTCATTAGCAAGAGAGCAGGTTAACTTGTAGATATCTACAGCGCGAGAACCTTCTTCAATTCCATCTTCAAGAATTTTACGAATTTCTTCTTTGTTCTTGCCAAAATCAACATCATCAAATGTTGCACTCCAGTCCATAGCCCCAAGAGATGAACTTAAAGACTTTGAAGACGTAGAACGACGACCACGCTTGCGCAAAAAATTTAAAAGTTCTTCTGGAGCCTGAGCCATTTCAATTTCCCAAGGAGCCTTGCCTTCAACCCACTCATAGTTTTGACCAGAGAAGTGACGAGATGGAGCAATAAGAACATACCCATTGTGTTTGATATCAATACCCTTGATACCAGCAGATTTTAAGTTTCCAACTAAGTCTTCAGAAGCATCGCAACGATAAAAAATATGACGACCACGCATAGTTTTTCCGCCAAGCGTATATTCGCCAGTCAATGCTTCAACAGTTGGAGGTAGGTTACCCTCAACTAATTTTTCAAACTCTTCAAAAGAATCGTGACCACCTGAGCGAGGGTCAATATCAATTGCAAAAAATCCTGAAGGACGACAGAATACACCAATGTTTGCTTCTGAGTCACGCTCCCACCAGCGTTGAATAACATTTACATCACTAGATGCTTCAGTATGCCATCCGCTAATTGCTGGATGCTTACCTACATCTTTTGGCTCAGCGTGAGTTTGACTACAAGTACAACGACCGCCAACAATTCCATAGCAAGGAAGAACCTTCCATCCTTGAGAGGCATACCAAGAAGTTGCCTTACTAAATCTGCCATCGATGTTTGCTTCATCATGCCGAGACATAAGTCACCTCGGAAAGTAAACTAGGCAGAAATCCCTGTGTCATTTAGTCGTTTTCTCCTTTCAAGGACGTTTGCGCGTCGTAAGAAGACTATACCTTAGTCCAAGCAAAAAGCAATAGAGCCACCTTAAAATAGTAAGGTTTATGCTATAGTAGTCATACGCGCTGTGAGCGAGTCTACAGTATACACCTTGAAAGGTGACACCGTGTCATTATTCTCCCAGTTTGTGATGTTTGTTGGCGGGGCAGTAACCATCACAGGCGCTTTATATGCCATATATAAAATTGCTAAAAGATTAGAAGATGCCATTGGAACTGACGCAAAAGGCAGAACCCTTTCTGAACGCTTAGATAGAGTAGAGCATCAACTATGGGAGAACGGTGGCTCGTCCTTAGCAGACAGAGTAAATACTATTGAGATGCATAGCATAAAAACATCAACTGAGATACAGTTTATAAAAGAACTTATTATAAGTAATTCAACTCCAGTTGTTGCTGTTAAAAAGCCTAGAACAAGAAAAACAGCATAGTTTTCTAACACTTTTATATATATTATATAGTGTTCCGACACACCAGTAACACAAGTCACACAAATTGTAATTATTTCTGTTAAAGTTCTTATATGTCTAGTCACAAGACTTAACAACAAGAAGGACTGGTAATGGGAAAACTAGCAGAAAAAGTTTCAGAACTTTCAGCACCTCAGTTTGGACTCCCTTGCGGGGTCTCAAAATTAATGACAGCACTTGACGAAGACGATAAAAATACTTTACAACTTATTCTTTTTCCTAAAAGTGAAAAAGTTAAACGATTTTCTAATCGTCAAATTTATGAATTACTTTTATCTGAAAACCACGACGTAGCGCAGTCTTCTATTGCACTACATAGGCGTAAACAATGCCGATGCTTCACAGGAATAAATGCCCGTATAGAAGCATTAGGTGACAAATAATGTCCGAAAGTTTTTCAAAAAAAGTATTAGAAGAGTTGTCATCACCTGGTCAAACAGGCTCTGATAAACGCAAGCAAGAGACTTCAGAAGCGTGGAAGCCACGTATGGATATTGACCATAAGACTGGTGGATTTGTTGTTAGTACACCCAGACCAGCAGGTAATACTGCTGATGCAGATGCAATTCTACGAGACTTTGATTTAGACCCCTCAGCATGGCGCGTAACAAGCGTAAGACAGAGCAAGTGGCAGTCCGCCACTGGAGAATGGCTTGAGTCTTATCGTGTATCAGTGGTACCAGCAGACTTACTAGAAGAAGAATTAGAAGACGCTGAGCAACTTATTGAAGAAATTAAAAAATGGAAACCAGTAAAAGTAGCCAAAAAAGCAACTGGCAGTGGCGCATATGTTGTAGTACCAAGCGACCAGCAAATTGGTAAAAAAGCAAATGGTCAAGGTACTGCAGAATCAATCCAAAGAATTCTAGACCTAACAGATGGAGCACTTGTTAGATACAAGGAACTTTTAAAGTTAGGTCGTCCTTTAGGTACCGTTGCATTTTTGCTTGCAGGTGACCATGTTGAAGGAAATGTTTCTCAGAACGGTCGTTTACAAAGTCCTGCAGCGTCAGACCTTGGACAGACAGAGCAGACTCGTGTTGCCCGTCGTCTTTTAATGAAACAGATTAAGACTTTTGCGCCACACTGCGAAGAACTTATTATTGCCGTAGTAAATGGAAACCACGATGAAGTTACACGACAAGTTGTAGCAGACCCGTCAGATGGTTGGAACGTAGAAATTGCATCTGCAGTTCAAGATGCTTGCGCAGAAAATCCAGCACTGTCTCACGTTAAGTTCCGTTACCCAGAAAAAGACCATCAAACTCTTACGGTAGATGTTTGCGGAACTCTTATTGGATTGTTTCACGGTCATCAGTGCGGTAAAGATGTAGTTAAGTATTTATCTGGTCAAGCAGCAGGACAGACTGCACTCGGTGGAGCAGATATGTGGGTGTCTGGACACTACCATCATTTCAAGGCTCTTGACGTTGGTTCGCGCCTGTGGTTACAGGCTCCTACAACTGACCCTGGTTCTCCTTGGTGGCGCGACCGTTCAGGTTTAGAGAGTAAGCCAGGCTTGTTGACATTCACAGTTGGTGAAGATTTAGACCCACGCGGAGATATCAGCGTGATTCAGACAAAACTATAAATAAAAATTAGTTAGGGCTTCTTTCGGGAAGCCCTTTCTTTTTTCTTATTTTCTCTATCTGCTTGATAAGCCTCTACAGCATTTGCGCTAGAACGTCCACGCCAAGCAAAACCACATTCGGTACAAGTAACTACTTTCGCACGAGTCCAGCGTCCACCAGGTGGAAGTTTTTCAATAGATGTCGACAACTTACTAGGACGGGCAGTGCAGTATGGACAGTTTGGCGGACGGTTACGCTTACGCTCTTCACCGTTGTAAGCGACAGAGAGCGCCCTACGAAGTTCAATTTCGTCTTTGCCTCCCCAGATACCCCAAATCTCTCTGTGCTCCAGTGCCCACTGTAGGCAGTCTTTCCGAGCAGGACAAGAGAAGCATAAATTTTTTGCTTCATTTCTTTCCTCTGAGTCCTTTGAATGGAACCAAGTCATATACTTTTTATTCTCTGGCTTTGCGCATAGAGCATCGCGTTGCCAGTTAAGACTAATAGCAGGTTTCCACATAGAACACAATTATATTAAAATATATAGAAAAACAGCAGGCAGACACGCTAGAAATCTACTAAAGTTACCCTTTTTATCTCTTCTACTAAATCCCCATATTCCGTGTAACCTTCTGAATCGCAAATACTAAACTCGGAGTCAGTGTCGGTAACTCCAGCATACGTATGTGTAACAGATGCTTTTGAAAGCATATTAAAACCATCAAGTAGCGAGTCAGCAATTCCGTCTCTTTGAAGACAAGATGCTAAAGCCCTTAATACAACATCTTCATCTAAAGAAACATGGTCAATAGTGTAAAAAACCATACTATTTGGGCGAAATTCGTCATACCCTAAGCCGTACCACTCTTCCCAGAGGGATTGACCAACTCTAGAATCCTTCATCAAAAGCCTCGTCATCATCTCCAAGAGACATAACAAAATTGCTTTCTAATTCATCGTCTTCTAAAAAGTAAACTTCTTTAGGATTCATCATTTGAAATATTCCAGCAACAGTAATTGAACCACACATACAGCAGGTCTCTACTGATTCAGTGTTTACTTTTTCGGGAACATCAACACTGATTAGTTTCATTAAAATTTGACCCTCTTCGTTCATGCTTTCTGGTTCCCAGAGGATGTGGTCATCTAAATAACATAGTTCACATAACGCCATTGGTCTAAGGGCTTGTTCTGCTGACATCTCTAGGACCTCCTGAGGACTATGTGAAACAGTCTACAGCACCTTAAAATTAGTTATAGTTCGTAAAGGTATTCTTTTTTGGCTTCTAATAGTTGCTAGTTCTTTAGGGGATAAACCGCCCCAAACACCAAAAGTTTCGTGATGAATGCCCCATTTAGCGCAGTCCTCTATGTGAGTGCAGTTAGAGCATAACCTTTTAGCCAAATGCACATTAGTAAAATTTGTATCTATTTGTTCAGGGTCATCTTCGTCTGCAGAATAAAAAAGGTCTCCACCAACTTCTCTACAAATAGGATTTTCAAATTCCCAAGGTTCGCGAAGTTTTTTACTCAAGACCGTCCCGTTTCTGCTTTTAAAAAATTTACTTACTACTTTCTACACTACCAACTTCATAACCGCAACCTGCATACCCAGCAATATCAATCCATGTGTCAGGTTGGAAACCAGACTTTGAAGCATAACGCGCTAACTTTAAACCGACCATCATCATAGCAACGTCTTCTGAAGAAATTTCTGCTCCAACAATTACAGACCAAATTTTTGCAATGCGAGTAAAGTTTTCTTCTGGACCGCCATACTGTAAATCTCTATCTCCAGAAATAATTTTTGCTGCTTCACGTAGAGCCTCTACACGGGGAAGAACATTTTGCTCTTGAGGAACTTGCTCAGACATCTCTACCTCTTACTATTACGGTCGCTTCGTAGTCGTTATCAGCAGACATATCTACATTTTCAACTACACTAATTTCATAATTAAATTTTGATTTTACTTCATCTATATCTAATTGAAAAAAATCAGAAATTCTATGCTCGGCAACTTCCATAAGTTCGTCGTGACTATCAGCGTAAACAGTGAATTTAAGAGTTGTTACAATACTCATAGGACCGCAACTAGTTTTTCTAGTTTATATGGAGAGTAGTGAGAGCCATCTAATACTGGTTCTTTTCCGTCTGTAGTTTTTATAATTATGTCTCCATAACGAACGGCTACTACACGACCACGTCTGCCGTTATGGAGTTGACCTAGTTCTCCTTCAAATGCATCTGCCATGACACGGACTTCATCTCCCACTCTAATAAAACCGGGACGCGCTGCTTCCCAAACTTCATCTGAAGGGGACTCAACAATAGAGACGCTACAAGAAAGAAGAGAAAATAGTTGAGCAACTACGTAGTCATTTTTATCTTCGTGATTTAATGTTGACCAAACTTCTAGTAGTTTTACAACAGAAATTCCAACGTCAACAGGAACTTTTGCTTGCTCTAACTGGCTCTTAGCCCAATTAGTGTCTAGTTTTTTCATATACATACCTCGCTAGTTGTTTTAATTTTAGTGTATTAGTCGTTAAATATTGCTGACGAAACTCTCTCTAAAGTTTCTTCATAAGTATTAATTGCTTTTTTGTAGTCTTTTTCCTGACTTATAGCAAGTTGAACCCTCTGGGAGTCAGACATATCTTCAATAGCATGACCAAGAACAGACCAAGAGTCCCCAAGATAGGATGTGTATCTCCAATCAGACACCACAGGGGTCTTAACGCACAAGGATTGAGCAAGATTTACTGACCACCAAGGCTCATCATTTTTATATACTGAAATAAGAGAACCAATAGATTTGTTTAAATTAGATAAAACTGAAGAGTTACCTGCAGTTTTTGAGACAACCATAGGAGAGACTTCTCTAGATAAAGTTTTAGATATTTTAGATACCCAGGGAGTCTTGGTGTCATAAGACCAGCCAGAAACGTCTGACTTCATATACAGACCAGTGCTATTAAGATTCTTAAAAGTAATAGAGTCTAGGCACAATGGCTCTACTAAATCATCAGATAAATTAGATATGTGATTAGTGACATTAGAATTTTTAAACCAAGGAAAAGAAGGAACTATAGTAGAGTTCCAATTATTTTTATATAAATTATCTACTACAGATTGAAGCCTTTCTAGTTCTTTGTGCTTGCTTGCATTAGAGAACTCGCTTCTACGAGAATAAAAATTTTTTACTAAGTCATCTGGATTCTGAGAGATAGCCCTGATACCGTTCCACAACTTATGAGGCTCTGGAGCATCAACTAAATACTTTAGATTAGTTACAGACTTAGCCCTATCAATAACTGACAAAGCACCATATAAACGATATGCAGTAATACTTGTAGGGGCTGTAAGACCAACAACAACCGTGTCATATTGGCTTAAATGTGCTTCTGTAAGTCGCATTGATGGCGTGTCCCAAACAACTTCGTGACCTGCTTCTGTTAAAGATTGAACAAGTAGACCAGTAAATGTGGGAATTTTTTTAGCAACAGATGACGAAGTTTGAGCAGAACTACATCCAGTGATGAGCACTTTCATATTTGTAACCTATCTCGTTTCTATAGTTTGTGGACTAATAAGAAAACCTTCCAACTTTCGCTGGAAGGCAATCTTACTAAGCCAAAGACTTAGAACGGTGCTGACGGCGCAGCAGGTGCTGGCGCTGGAGCAGGTGCTGGCGCTGGAGCAGGTGCAGGAGCAGGTGATGCCTGAGCCTGTTCTGCAGCCCAAGGGTCTGTAGTAGGGGTTGCTGACTGAGCAGAGAAGTAACGCTTAATTTCGTTCTTCTTATTGCCTTGCCATACACGACTACCAACCTGTGCACGGAATGCACGACCGCGAAGAGCCTGTTCAATTTGAGCATTGCTTGGACCTTGGTCAAAGAAATCTTTGCCAATACCAAGTGCTGACATCTTCGAGAAGAAAATACCAAGTGCGCTTGGGTTGTCTGTAGTTACAACTAGGTTGTCCCAAACAAGACGCTTGTTGTGTGGTCCACCCTGAACTTCAGCCTTAACTGAGAACATAGTTTTACCTGATTGAGTTTGCTTTGCAACGCCCTCAAGGACTACCAAGTCGTAATCACCGTCTGGTAGTGGTTCGTATGATGATGTTTCTCCAGCCTCTTTAATGAGGTCTGACCAGTTTAAGGTACTCATACCTTATCCTTCTTTCTTTGTGGTTTTGGTAGCCGATGCTACAGGTTGCTTCTCACCGAAAACAATGTCAAGCATACGTTCGATGGAAAGATTTTCTTGATGAACAGCAGAGCCAAGGCGACCTTGAACACGCTCTCCTGCTTCGTACTGATTATTACGTTCTACATACATCTTACGAACTTTGTATGGAGGACTTAACGGGTCAGGATTAGGGACTTCCTCGGTCGTGATTGCCCCGAGAATGTCGTAGAAGTATGGAGCCTGAATTGCTAACTGACCCTGCAAGTAAGGACGCATACGTCCATCTTGACCTGTACGAGCCATTGCAGTTAAGACTACTGCTTCTAGTGGATTAGTTGCGTGCATAGTTAAATCACGAAGGTCGCGTAGAAGACCGCCCATGTGACGAAGTAATTCGCCCCATTGTTGCATCTTCATTTGCTCGCTACCTGCAATACTATCTACACACTTAACTTGAAGTTCTGAGATTGAGTCAATAATCAAACTCTTGAACTGATGCTTACCGCTCTGAAGCCACTGATATGCCTTGATTACATCTTGATAATCTCGAACTTGTACGACACATGTGTCCCAAGTTCCATCTGCTACTGGTGGCTCCTCTCGGAGTGGGTCCCAATATTTAACGATGATAGGGAGGAATCTATGTCCACCCTCAACGTCAAGCATTAGGCGCGGATACGGCGCGGTGACCGCAAAAGTGGACTTTCCAACTTTTGACTCACCGTAGACCATAACTGTTAGTGAACGCTGAATGTCACTCATAAGTTAATCGCTACCTTTCTTGTCATTTTCGTAATATGAATAGGGGTCTCCCTCTTCAAACATTTCTGTCAATGCTTGTTCTCCTGCACTTCCATCGTCAAATAGAGTACATACAGTAAAGAACTGACACTTCCACTTACAGTCACGAGTCGCATGAGGATACGCAACTGATGCATGGCTTGTACCTTCGTCAAGTGCTGTACGCACTCGCATTAGGTCTGCAATAGTACCGTGAATACGGTCCCAGAAAGAACGCATCGTAAAGATGTTGTGCCTTACTTCAATCTGGTCATAAAACGGTGGTTTTGCCGAAGCAGTACGCTTTACTTTCTTGAGCATGGTAAAGATACCACCCTCTGAGCGTTCTCCCTCTTTATTCTGGAAAGATTCCAGAAGCATATATGTCATTACTTGCTCGTTCATTGGAGCAAGATTTGCAAAGTCTGAAAGTGAACCACCAACAGTTTTAAAGTCACGGAACATACGAACATTGTCAATCTTGCGACGGACACGCATATCCAACTTACCTTGAAGTTCTACTTCACCATTGAATAGAGGAGCAATAATTGTCTCTTCTGTAGAAATCATTTCTAGTTCAGAGTCAATACCATTTTCTTCAACCCACTGCTCATAACCCTCAAGCATAATACGACCTAGTTCGGCTTCACCATCAAGAGTGTCAGTGTCGCGAAACTCTGAAATAAGAGTCTCTCTATCAAGGTCAACTAATCGAGAATGAGCCTTTAATAAAGGAACACCATTTGCATAGTGGTCGTCAAGTGCAGCGTGGATACGAGAACCTAATGCAAGAGCACCTGTGTAGTCTTGATTACGAGGCTTGAGTCTACGGTAGTAAGTAAACCACCACCGTCTACGGCAATCTTTAAATGTTTGAATCTCTGAATTAGAGAGTCTAACTATTCCTGTCATTATTCCGTCCTTATGTAGTCTTTACAACTTACCTGATTTGTCTTGCTTTAGCAAGTCAAGTAATTTTGCTTTGTCGTGAACAATCTGCTCAAAGTTATCTGCCTTAGTTTCAAGAACTTGAAGCACTCGTTCTTCAATAGTTCCTTCAGTCACATAGTCAGTAATAATTACTGAGTCGTGAATCTCTGAACCAATACGGTGCACACGGTCCATTGCTTGTTTGTGGTCAACTAGTGACCACGGACGTTGAAGCATAATCAAGCGACGAGCAGCAGTAAGAGTTACACCCACGCCACCAGCCTGAGCAGTAAACAGAATCCACTTAATTCGACCAGACTGGAAATCATCAATAGCCTGTTGGCGTTCATCTTCATCCTGAGCACCAGTAATCAAACCGTGTTGGATGTCAGCCTTTGTTAAAGCCTTGCTTAGAAGTTCAATTAACTGGCGTGATACAGCGCAAACGGCTACAGAGTCGTCTCCAAAGTCACCGTTTTTAATGTCGTCCATAAGTGAGTCAACCTTACAAGAAGGCTCTGACAAAACTGCACTAGGTTCTCCAGTAGTTTCGTTGACAACCATGTCAGCATAAGAACTAGCAAACTGAAGTAGTCGTATCGTCTGAGTAAGAACACTTGGTGCAGACAACGCTTCACCAGATTCAAGTTCAGCAATCATATGGTCACGCATTTGTTCGTAAGCCTTCTTTTGCTTAGTAGACATTTCTATATCGCGACGCTCATTTACTACATCTGGAAGCCAAGGCAAAACGCGAGCCTTAAGCATACGACGCATGTGGTGACTAATTGTTTTTTGGAATTCTTCTTCCATATGAGGCTTCACACCAATAACCATCATGCCACCAAAAGCATTCATCATAGTGTCAATCATTCGGTCAATCCATTTAGTTTTAGAAGACCAGTCTTCAGGAGAAAGCCAATGAAGAATAGACCACATATCAACAACATTATTTGCTATTGGAGTTCCTGTAAGAGCAAAACGAATTTTTGCATCTCCAGTTGCAGACCAAAGCGCACGGGTCTGCTTAGACTTAGGGTCTTTAGAACGATGAATCTCATCTGCAACTACAGACTTAAAATCAATCTGGTTTAGTTCTCTTTCGTGTACCTCACAACGATTCAAAGAAACTCTTTCGTCGTGACCGCCACAAGCAGAGCAACGCGCTAAAGCAATAGAACCATAAGGAGCAAGCCTTGAGTGAGTACGCAAAGATTCCCAGTTAATAATGTATACATCTGCTGGGGTATCGAACTGCTTCTTACGCTGAGTAGTAGTTCCCTTAATTACTTGTGTAGTTACTTCGGGATACCAGCGAGCAAACTCTCGTGCCCAGTTCTTTTTTAGAGTGTTTGGGCAAACAATAAGAGCAGGAAATGAGTCCTCGCCTTGTTCCTTAAGTTCCTTAAGTGCGCGAATAGCCTGAGCAGTCTTACCTAAGCCCGGCTCGTCAGCAAGCAAAGCACGCTTTGCAGTTGCTAAAAACTTAACGCCAGCACGCTGATGAGGAAATAGGTCCTCGTTCTTTGGGTCAGCAAACTCTTCTAAGTCACGCAACTCGTTTGCTGGGGCGATACGGGAAGTTAGTTGAGTATTAGCCCAACCAGTGAGGTCCTCATTAATTATTAAATCATCACGGAATGTAGAACGTAAGGCTAAGCAACTAGACCAACTAAGTGGGATACGCCAAACTTGGTCCGAAGCAGACCAAGAAGAACCTGGAATGCTTTTACATAATTCTTTATACCGCCACTCAACATCTAAACGAATATGTTTTCCGCTAGGGTCAAGACTTGCTGTTACTGGCATTTTTTTCCTTCTTCGATGTCATTTTGTCCGTAGAGAGATACTAGCACATATTTTGTTAAATGCAATAATTTCTTGCTAGTACTTTTTATTGTAGTAGTTGTCTTGGTATCCAGCCAGTCTTAACTAGTCTTAGTAATCCATGCCTAATTGCATCATTAGCATGACCTTCTCCGCTTTTGTGCCAGTATTTAAGTGTTTTTAAGGCTTCGTTTGGGAACATTTTCTTTGCATCAGCAGGGCTTTGCCAAAAAATACCTTCTCGGTCTAAGCCAAAATCTTGAAGGATTTGCTTAAGAACACCAATTTGTTCCAAACTGTACGGCGCTTGAGAATTTCTAACAGTTTGAGCATTAATTGTAAATTTTTCGCATACTACGCTAAATGTATCGTATTCATATCCAATATCTTCTAGTATTTTTCTAACGACATTGGCAAATTCTTCAGGCTGTACTTCACATGAATATAAAATTTCTGGCTCTTTGTTAGTTGTCATAGATAGCAAAGCAACTCCTGTTGCTTTTCCAGGGTCTACTGATAAAACATATTTAGTTTGCATATTTAACTCCCCAATTTTCCATTGGTCCATCTATACCTGAGGTGAGCGGAACTGCCCATCCTTCAGTTGTTGTCATACATTGTTGAACGGTACGCATTACTTCCTCAACTTGGTCTCGCGGACAGTTAAGAACAATTTCATCGTGCACAGGAACAATTAAAAGTTCTGTTAAATCTGCTTGGTCAAGTTTGATTAAGTTTGACTTAAAGACTTCAGCAGCGCCACCCTGAATAAGATAATTTGTCAAAGTGTAAGTGCGGTCATCATCGCAGGGTAGACGGCGACCAGTCCAAGTGTGAACATAGCCTTGACCTTCAGAACGAAGACGGCGCATACCAATGTCTTCAATTTTTTTCTGGAAAGAAATCATTCCCGGATAGTTGAGGTCAAACGAATCGGAAACCGCTCGCATCTGAGATTCTGGTACGCCAGCAGTAAGTGCTTGTTTAGCCACACCAGCGCCATACAAACGACCGTAAACAACACCCTTAATAAGGTTGCGTCGCTTGTCCGAGCGAGACATATTAGGTTCTTGATAAACCTCACGACCAATTTCAGTAAACGGGTCAGAGCCAGTTGCATCAGAGCGGTGGAAAAGATGAATTAAGTTCGGGTCTTGAGACAACGAAGCAAACATACGAAACTCAACTTGGTCAAGGTCAGAAGTCACAATAACGTGGTCATCATCTTTAGGTAAGAACGCGGTACGAACTACATCGTCACCCTTTGGAAGAGTCTGAAGTGCTGGGTCAGTAATAGACATACGACCAGTACGCGCACCCATAGTCTTTACGGATGGGTGGACAAACCCATCTACGTTTTTGTTAATAAAGTTAAGAAAATAACTTCCAGCAATTTTGTCTGCTTTTCTTTGTTTTAGAGCAGTTGCTGCTAGTTCTTTTACTTCGTCATTTCCTGTAATAGTAAGAAGTTTAAGTTGGTCTTTGGTTACTGCTTTATTTCCTGTAGGAGTGAACTCAGTGATTTCAGCGCCAAGACTCTCAAACAAACGAACCAACTGCATATTGCTAGTTATAGAAGTTCCGTTGTATGTCTTTTTACACCAATCTTTGACCGATTCGGTGTAGTCAGACAGTTCTTGGTATTTACGTCTTGAGTACTCAACATTTACGCGAGCGCCGTTGATTTCCATGCGCGTTACAATTTTTCGCGCTGCCATTTCAATTTCATAGGCTCTGTTGTATGGACCCTGTGGACCACATTGCTCATAAAACTGCTCCCACAAACGCATTGTTAGAACAGTATCGAGAGCGCCATAAGACCAGTAAGGTTGAAAGTTTGTAGGAACAGTTCCCCAAGTCCAACCATTCTGAGAAAGAGAAACATCAAGAGTGTCTTGTAACGCCACTGCGCGAGGGTCTACATAACGCGAAGCCAAACGCTTAAGAGCGCCAGAGCCTAGTGGGTCAATAATCTGAGCCATAATCATTGTGTCGTGAGCACGATGCCAAGGCATATCCCACTTTGAGTTGACAGCAAACCAACGCGCCTCAAAAGCAATATTGTGGCACACAATCTGTCCTTCATATCGGCTCATCGCCTCATAGAAGACACCAGACCATTCAAGCCAAGGAATAGACCAACCTTGTTCACCATCGCCAACTTGAACTAAACGAATATCTCCATGCCAAGGAGAAAGCGCATCAGAGCGTTCACCGCCACGGCGTTCGCCAGTTTCAATATCAACTGCAACAGCATCGTATGGACGACGTTGCCCAAGCCAAGTTAAAAATTCAGAAGCCTTTTCTACAGAGTCAACTAAATGTAGTTGTACTTTAGAAAGGTCTGTCGTTTGTATTTCTGTCATTTTGTATTGTCCTTGCTAGTTAAGGAATAATTTCTACCTTATAAACCTGTTCTATTTTTTTGTCTTTTTTAGAAGCATCTTCTAAAAGTCTTTGTGCAACCTTTGTAAGATATCTTGCCCCACCATCATCATATTTGTAAAGCGCTTCAAGAACTGCTTCTGGGTCGTCAGAAACTTGAGCCCAAGTACGGTTCTTTTCAGGGAAAACTACTGGGACTCCAACAAGAGTTGGGACGCACTCTTCGCAACCAACTGCATCTTCAACAATAGAGTTAGTTGAAACTTCAACTAATCCGTATTTTCTGACAAGTGGGCAAACAGAGCCATGATAAACAAGTGAAACACCGATGCGAGAAAGGACATAAGAACCATTATCTGTTTGATACAAGGCAAACTCAATCCAACGAGTAGAACCTTTACGCCAAGAAGTCGATTCTCCGAGAAGTCTGCCGTTAAATTGCAGAGTTCTAGAACCGTCTTTTACTTCATACATCTTTACTCCGCAGGTGGAGTTGGCTCAGGATGCGTCCATGAATCATCTTCATTAAGAATAGAGCCAATGTTTACATAAACATATTCTGGAAGGTCTCGACCATTTTCGTCTTGAGAGCCTTCAGCATTTTTAGGATGCGCCATTAAAGATAAACCTTCGCCAGGATTATATTCTGCAACACCATCATAAACAATAATGTTTACAACTTTGTTGTTTTCATTTAGCACTAAGTACTTATCACTCATCTTTTGTCCTTATCTCTTACGCTAAGTACCATGTTATCACAACTACAATACCTGGAGCCCCTGAAGCACCGAAATAGAAAAAACCACCACCAGTAGAGTCTATAGAACCTCCACCGCCACCGCCACCGTAAGAATTTCCTGCAGACGGAGTAAATGAAGCGTTTGGCGAACCGCCTTTTCCACCAGAAGCAGGAACAGCCATTCCCGTAGGAGAAGAGTTTGGGTTGCTTATAGAGTGTGAAACAGCGTTACCGCCGTCTCCTCCGACTACAGGAGAGCCTGGAGCGCCTATACCGCCACTGCCTCCACCACCAGCGGCTCCATAAGAAGGATTACCTGGACCACCATATAAATTAGAATAAGTGCCAGAAAAAGAGCCTCCATCAGGATTTGCTCCGCTACCTCCACTAAACATACCAGTGCCACCAAATCCACCATAACTAAGTCCTACTTGATGACCAGCGCCAGCACCGCCTCCTGCTTTTACACCACCACTTGACCCAAAACTAGAGTCTCCTCCGTTTGAAGCAGTACCATAGTCAAGATAGGTAGTTCCGCCAGCACCACCTGTTCCGACAGTCACAGTTACAGTTGAGCCTAGAATGACGGCATCGTATGTGTAATAAGACATACCTCCGCCTCCGCCGCCACCACCATTATAATAAGAGGTGCTACCAAAGAAAGTAGTAATGCTTGAGGTATCCCCACCGCCACCGCCACCAATGCAAACAACAGAAACTACATCAGCATTTGCAGGTTTTGTCCAAGTACCTGAAGAAGTAAATGCTTCTACAGTTACTCCACCAAGTTTTTGCCAATCAATAAGTTCCCAAGCGCCCTTGGATGAAACATACTCCCACGTGACGTTATTAATTGTGTATTGCTCGCCATTGTCAGGACTAGAAGGAAAAGTCATTTAAATCACCCATACCAAACTGTAACAAAACAAGCACCACTTGCACCAGCACCGCCAGCACCGCCAGCACCTGTTGCTCCAGCAGTAGAGCCTTCACCGCCACCGCCGCCACCGCCTCCATAAAGACCTCCAGCACCTGCAGCAGAAACTGTTGTAGTAGTAGAAACTCTTCCGTTACCACCAGAACCTGGACCTCTTAAAGTAGCGTTGCTTGTTCCTGCGCTACCAGCAGTCCCCGATTGAGTCAGGTTAAAAGCACTTGGAACAGAACCTAAACCAAAAAATTCGCCACCACCGCCACCGCCACCGCCAGCGACTCCATTTAATCCATCTGCCTCATACGAGGCATTTCCTCCAGAACTACCCCTAAACATACCTAAACCACCAGCACCACCAATTTGAGGTGAGGCGGTCCCCCCTAAACCATTAGCACCACCGTAGGCATAAAGGAATGTTCCAAAAGATGTTGTTCCACCAGAAGTTCCGTTGTTACCGTCAAGAGCAGTTGTTCCTGATGCAGTTGCTGCGCCAGCAGAACCACCTGCTCCCACGGTTACAGTAATTGATGCATCTACACCGCCAAGGTCTTCTGCTCTAAATAAATATCTTGACAGTCCTCCACCACCGCCGCCACCGCCACCTCTATCACCAGAGAGGTTACGAGCACCACCGCCACCGCCACCGCCACCGCCAATGCAAGTTACTTCAACAACTTTTGCTCCAGCAGGAACTATAAATGTGGCACTAGCAGTTAGTGCTGTTACTGTAGGTGCAATTAACTCATTAAAACTGGTGACTTCCCAAGAGTTTGTAGCAGAATAGTAAGTATAAGTAATGTTATCTAAAACATCTGTTTGTCCGTTTGTTGGGCTAGAGGGAAAAGTCATAATTATTCATACCAAATCGTGAGAAAAACACAACCTTGAGCGCCAGCGCGACCAATAGCACCACCAAAACCAGAAGCACCAGCACCACCACCGCCACCTCCACCGCCATAAAGGTTACCAGGAGAACCAATAGTACCGAAATTAGTAGATGAACCAAGACCACCACCGCCACCTGCGCCAGGGTTTATAGTAGATGTTGTCCAAAGTAAAGGCGCGACGTTTCCATTTCCACCAATACTAGAAGTGTGATTCCCACCACCGCTACCACCTCCGCGAGCGCCAGTTGAAATTGCAGGAGAGTCATTTGAGCCAGTATCTAAACCTGCGCCGCCTGCGCCGCCAGTAAACATTCCTATACCGCCAGAGCCCTCTTGACCTAAGGTTGTTCCTCCAGTAAAACCAGCACTACCACCAGCAGCAATTAATGTTCCTAATGAGCCAGAGTCAGCAATTTTAAAACTTGAAGTTCCGCCACCGCTACCGCTACCGCTACCACCAGCGCCAACTGTGATAACTGCAGTAGTTTGATACCCAGAAATTAAATTGTATGTGTGAATAGACATACCTCCGCCACCACCGCCACCTCCGCCAGCAACACTTGTACCAGAACCTCCCATACCACCTGCTCCTCCGCCACCAATAACTACGGCATGAATTGCGCGAGCACTAGTTGGAATAGTCCAAGAAGAAACGGAAGAAGTAAAAAGATGTGTTGTTGGAGCCTTTTTAGGGATGGACGTATCTATTTCCCAACGGTTGTCCGTGGCATTGTAGGTATAGCGAGTTCCAGTGTTGTTAAAGTTGTATACGTATGCAGCGCCTTGCCCTCCCGTTGGAGAAGTGTCTTCACCAGAAGCACCGATTAATGCAATGTTACCGTCTGAAGAAAGTGCGACTGACCAACCAAACTCGTCACCAGATGCGCGGTCTGATGCTACAAGTTTTTGTTTTTGAGTCCAAGTAACACCCGAACGGGTAAATACGTATGCAGCGCCGTTATTTGTGATTGGAGAGGCGCTCTCTAGGTAAGCGCCAATAAGAGCAATATTTCCATTTGCTGAGAGGGAAACTGACCAACCAAAACGGTCACTTCCTGCACGGTCTGACGCTAGAAGTTTTTGTTGCTGTGTCCACGTGGAACCTGAGCGGGTGAATACATATGCAGCGCCGTTGTCTACGTTTGGAGACGTATTCTCGTATCTAGCACCAACAATTGCTGTATTGCCATCTGAGGAAAGGGCGACTGAAGCACCAAACTCGTCACCTGTTGCTAGGTCTGATGCTAAAAGTTTTTGTTGCTGTGTCCATACACCTGCTGAGCGGGTGAATACATATGCAGCGCCATTGTCTGTATTAGGGGAGGTGTCTTCTAGGTAAGCACCAATTAAGGCTGTATTTCCGTCTGAGGAAATTGCCATTGACGCACCAAAATAATCAGTTGACGCTCGGTCTGATGCTGTTAATTTTTGTTGTTCTGTCCATATACCTGCTGTGCGGGTAAATACGTAAGCAGCGCCTTGGTTTGTGTTTGGGGAGGTGGATTCAGCACGAGCGCCAATAAAGGCTATGTTTCCATCCGAAGAAAGGGCGACTGAATAGCCTAAATTATCACCTGCTGCGCGGTCTGATGCTAAGATTTTTTGTTGCTCAGTCCATACACCTGCCGTGCGGGTGAATACGTATGCAGCGCCGTTAAATGTAGTTGGGGATGTCGCTTCTCCCCAAGCACCAATTAGGGCTGTGTTTCCGTCTGAAGAGAGGGCGACTGACCAACCAAATCGAGCGTTAGATGCAGTGTCAGATAACACATCAGATGCTAAGAGTTTTGTTTGCTCAGTCCATGTAGAACCTGAACGGGTGAATACATAAGCAGCGCCGTTTAGTGTGTTTGGGGAGGTGGATTCAGCACGAGCGCCAACAATTAGTGTAAAACCATCTGCAGATAAAAAAACTGACTCGCCAAAACTGTCAGAAGTTTCACGGTCAGACGCTAAAAGTTTTTGTACCTGCGGAGGAATATAGGTATCACCATTAGAGGGTGATGTAGGAAAAACTGTAGACATATCCGTGCTCCGTCATGTGGTCTTTGTGGTAGTAATAGTTTACCTCAAAGAGCGAAAGTCTACCTGACCCAAATCATGCCAACATCAGCCTTTTGTCTTAGATGACCGCCTGTAATCCAGCCACTAGATTGCCATGCATCTCTAGTTTCATCTAGCCAATCGTAGATTGAATCTGCTTTAGAAATTGGTCGGTATTCAGTTGGCTCTAGGAGGTGATGTGTAATGTATTGAAGCGCGTACTCCGTGTAGCCATTTACTTTGGCTAAGCGCTTTAGGTCTTCAACGTGCCTATCCATATGCTCAATGTGCCACTCAAAACAAAGACGCTCTGGCTTGTATGACATTCCAGCAATAACTTTAGACTCCCCACCCTCGACATCTATTTTTACTAAATTAGGAAGTCCATACTGTTCAATAGCCCAATCCATAGTGCAAGTATTTGCGCGTACAGTGCGGTACTCGATGTCTTTAATACGGGAATCCTCGCCCTTAATCCAAGAAAGTTCCATCGTAGAACTTCCATCTCCTTGGTTTAGTTCTCCATTACCGCATTCATAAAACTCAATTGTTTCGTTACCAACATCTGATACTGCAACCTTAAGAGGTACTACTCGCTGGTCATAAAAATAGTTTTCAGCAAGAAGTTTATACATTCTTGGTGCTGGCTCAAAGGCAATTACTTTGTCAAAACCATATGTATTAAGAGCAATCCACGTAGCCTCACCGCGATTAGCGCCAACATCAAAAAATAGTTTCACTACATCAACCTATGAGACCAAGTTTTAGGAGTCTTTTCAGTAGTAAACTCAAGAGGTAAATGATAACTAAAAGGCTTAGCACCTTCAGAATCAATCCACGATACAAGTTCTTTAAGACCTTCATCAAGTGTTGTAGAAGTGTGGTACCCAAGTAACTCACGGGCTAATTCTGAAGAACACTCGGCGCGGTAAACTTCCTGAGGACGACCAGGCATGTAGATAGGGTCTAAATCAAAACCAATAATTTCAGCCAACTTTTCTGCAAGTTGGTTAATTGTTATTGTTTCTTCGTCTGGACCAATATTTACTACGCGACCATCAGCAATATTTGTTGTTGCAGCAAGCGCAGACGGATTAATTACGTCTTGAATAAACGAGAAACAGCGTTGCTGAGTACCGTCACCATAAATGATTGGTTGCTTGCCTTGAAGCATACGATTAGTCATAATAGAAGCCACGTTACGATATGGGTCGTCATACTTTTGACGCGGACCAATAATGTTGTGCGGAACCATGATTGTGTATTCAAGCCCATGAGTTGTAGCAATGTTGGCTACAAGGCGCTCTGCTTCGTATTTTGAAATACCGTAAGGGTCTTGAGGCTTTGGAGTCATGTCTTCGGTATAGGGCAAGACATCTTGAGTACCGTAGCGAGCCATAGAAGAGTACTGAACTACTTTACGGACTCCGCACTTTACTGATGCGCTCATTACAGAAGCAACAAGCAACGAAGTATTGCGAACAATTAGTGCAGGAGAAAAAACAGAGAGACCTTCGTAAGCAGTGCAAGCAGTATTAAGAACAATGTCTGCGCCTTCAAATGCTTTATGCAAGTTCTCAGGCTCTGTTGCGTCTACCTCAAAAAACTCAACGCCTTCTGGAATATTGCTCTTGTAACCACCAAGTAGGTTGTCTACACCAGAAACTTCCCATCCTTGAGCAAGAAAGTGGTCAGCCATGTGGCTACCTAAAAATCCAGCGACTCCTGTAATTGCTACTTTCATGCTATCCACTCCGTAAGTTTGTCTAAGTTTTCTTTAATGTACTCAGGATAAGTTTCATCGACAGGGACTACAACTAAATCCATACCTTGTCGACGAAACAAATCTGTCCGCTCTTCAATACTACTAACAATGTTGTCTAAGTTAGTTATTGAATCGAAGTTAAATTCTTGATGTGAAAACGCTTCAATTTTTTTCTTGATGTTTTCTGGTGTTTTGATGTAAGAAAAATGCCAACCAGCATCAGGAATTAATTCGTGGTCCATAAATCTAATTTCCGTGTGATTAGTGAAGTGCTTGTAGGAAATATACTTTGAGCGCCAACACATTTCAGTTGTAAGTATATTAAACTTGTAATAGTAAGTTTTGTAGTGAAAAGCCCCACCAAACTCATTAAACCCGTTCTTAAGGCTTTCAATCACGGTCCTGCGAGGAATCTCATCTGCATCTGAAAGAAGAATAAGGTCTCCGTCTTCTAACCCAAGATGCTGAATATTTTCTTTGCATAGGTGATTCTTCTGGAAGTACTCTCTGTCCCACTGGTTTTCAAACTGCGCTCTTGGAACAGTAATAATTTCTACTTTGTCAGCGTATTGCGGATAGCGCTGGTATAGATGCTCAGAAAGATGTAGTGGCTTTGGTTTTCCTGTAAAAGTTTCTTCGCATTCAACAATGACAAACTTATCCACTAAGTCGTAGAGTTCTTTAAAACGTACATCTAAAATGAGAAACTCATCAAAGAAAGGGAAGCAATCAACTACTTTCACTTTACAGCCTTTAACTCCCAAATAAGCCAGTAGGGAACATTTTCATGCCAGTACTGGTTGACTAATTCAAAGTTACCTATAAACCCATACTGATGACAAAGCCCCATTGACTGGTCCCAATTGGTTTTTTTAGACGGCTGAACAAAATAAAGAACACTCTTGGTGCTGATGTAGTTAACGTGCTGAGGGTCTTGAAAGGTTTCGTGATGAGGCACTGCAGGAGTAGCAAAATAAGCAACACCGCTAGGCTTAAGAACGCGCCATACTTCACTCATAATGTCAATGAATGGTTGCTTACGTTCGCGACCAAGGTAAATAACGCGAGGGATGTGCTCTAAAAAGTCGTAACCAGAAACATAATCAAAAAAGTCATCCTCGAATGGAATGGGGTCTATGGCTAGGTCAGCAACCTTAATGTTTGGGTTGCCAAGTTCAACAATATCTACCCCGAAAACTTCATCGGCATTGTATGGATTTCTAGGATTTATTCCGCAACCTAAATCTAAAGTTTTTGTCATTGCGTAGTCATTTTTTTAATTTTTTCTATGTCTTCCTTAAAATTTTTGTCCATGTAGTTCGCGTATCCTTCTCCATCACTATCCATCAAGCCAAGAACTTTAACGCTTAGTTCGTCCTGAGGCGCTCTTCCAGCAATAGGATGCATATGCTTCATAATTACATCATCAAAATATTCAATATATCCTAACTCTTTCCCTACAGACATCCAAAAATTATCAAAGTAGTTGTGAGCAACAGCAGGGCACCCAAAAAATCCAAGAGCAGTCACTAAATTGCTTGACACACAAGGATGCGTGGGCAGGTTCTGACCATGAATTGTGTCGTTTGCGTATACAACTCCATAAGGAACACTTTTAAGGTAGTTAACAAATCTAGACTCCCAAGGAGTCTGAAAAACAATATCATCAGCCGTAAAAGCCATGTATTTGTAGTTACTAGCAATATCTAAAGCAATAGTGTTTAGTTTTTGCATCAAAGTATTTTCAGCAGATTGAACTGTAATACTTTCTATCTCCTTAACAGAGTATAAAAAGTCAAACACTTCTAAATTGTCATCATCAATAATGACATGCAAATCTGAAAGCCCTTCGGACTGTCTATGCCAAGAGTTAATAGCGCCTTTGAGACGTTTTTTTCTATCCTCTCCCGCGTAACGTATTGGAAGAATTAATGCAATTCTATCTAACATTGATGTAGTCCTTTATTTTTTGTAGGTCTTCACTAAATTTATTTGCTTTGTAGTCTTCATATTTTTCTTTATCAGACTCTAAAAGACCAGTCACTTTGTGGTAGATGGTATCTGGAGTCCATCCAGTTCTACGGTGGTCCATAATAATATCTGGCATAAACTTTTCAGTTCCAAGTTCTTTTGCTATCTCGCTCCAGAAGTTATCAAAGAAGTTATGAGCAACTGCAGGGCAACCATAGAATCCAACAGCACGAACCATATTTGTTGTAATGCACGGGTGAGTTCCCCAGTTTATGTGGTCTGGAAGGTCAAGAGTGTTTCCGTACACAAGACCAGCAGGGACACTACTTAAGTACTCAATAAACTCGGACTCCCATAAAGTCTTAAATACTAAGTCGTCTCCAACAAACATTATGTATTTGTATGTTTTTGCTAGTTCTGGTCCAACTGTGTTTATTTTTTCCATAAGGGTAAGTTCAGGTGGCTGTACCGTTACGCTAAATTTATTTTTATGCTCGCTTAAAAATCCAAAATTATGAGTGTCATCAGAGTCAATAATGATGTGAACGTCTGAAAGTCCCTCAGTCACTTTAGACCATGAATTAAGACACTTAATTAGTCTTTGCGCTCTACCTGTTCCGTTATCTCGCACGGGAAGAACAATAGCAATTTTATCTAACTGAACATTAAAAGTTTTAAGACTGTTATGCACCGCAGACCTGTGAGAGGGCTCAAGTTCTTTAAGATTTCCTAGTTTAATAAACATATCTAAACTTTCGCTTTGGCGGTCTAGCCACCAAGCACTTAAAGCCTTTTGAAACTCTAAAGCGTTTACGCCGATATATCCAACATCAACAGGAAGCGGTGCTAATTCTTTGTTTTCTTGGACAAGACCAAGTTCAGCAAAAGTATGGCACTCTTGCCAGTTTGCTGTTTTTTCATAGAACTTAGATAGTTTGTAGTAAGCCTCTGGTCGCTCTGGAGTATGTTCAATAGCCTGAAGAAAACTATTACTTACGTTCCAGTCTCGTTCGCCTTGACGCTCTAAACAAATTCCAACTTTAATAAGAGAAGAGTAGACCAGTTCTTTGGTTATCCCATACTCTGCTGCTCTTAAATAAAAGGATATCGCAGAAGCATTCTGACCAATGTTTTCATATTCAACGGCTATCTTAAAATTAAGTTCAGCGCTGTGAGGTTCAAAAGATAGAGATGAGATTAATTCTTTAATATTATTGTACATTTGACAAAGCCTCCAGCACATATTTATCCACAAGTTGTTTAGGCACATCAAGAATGTATGCAGCGTTATCTTGAAATCCAAAAGTTACTAATAAGTTCTCACCAAAAACAGCAGCGCCAGCACAGAACTCTACGCGAGCATCTAAAAACGTAATGGGGTTAGGAGAAACACCAACTAGATTCCATTGGTCATCCCACACACAAAATCTGTGACGGTATATGCCGTCCTTACGTCCTAGATAGTTATTGAATAAATAAACTTCGTGAGTGATTGATACGCGGTAATTACCCCAACGAAATACCTGAGACCCACCGCGTTGGTCTGCAGGAGCAGAGACACCTTCACGAACAAAGAGTTGTTCGCAACGTGGAGGGTTTTCTAGATGCGCTTGAACAAGTTCTGTAGGAGCAGTCCACTTAACTAAGTGGAATGGCATATCTAAAACTGGAACCCAGTTTTTTTCACAATATGAATTACCATTGAGTGGAGCAGGAATTCTATGCCTAGAAACTTCTTTTGCAGTCCAGTTTTCTTTGTCTAGTTCGATTTCACTAAACTCCATACGACCTTGACCGCTCGTAGTCGTGTCGCGACGAACACCAATTAGGTAATATTTGTCTTCCCAATAAACTAAACGAGCATCTTCAAGACCAACAAACTCCCAAAGGGGCTCAACATCAAGCAAAGACGTGTCAACAACTGTTGACTTTTCTATTTCTAGATTCTCGTTTAATTTACATAAATAATTTGTTGTAGCAAGACGCTGGTCAGTTTCAGGATGCAAATACGCAAGAGGACCCCAACGGCTAGTGAAGCGTTGGTTTCCTTCAGAGTGGTAAAGCGTGTAGTTTACGTGCCTTAGATTTACAAGAATATCCCCATCTTTATCAATAAAAACAGACGGATTCATTAGACCAGTGCTATTACTAGCCTCATTAGCAATAATAAGAGGGGAAATTGACCCCCCGCTATCCAAGGTTTCTTGCACAAAAGTTGTCATATGTAGTCCTTTAGTAGTATGTCTTAAAAACATAATGCTATTAATTGTATGTTTTTATCTCCCGCCAAAAAGTTTTATAGCGATTTCCAAATTTTTGTTGACCTCTATGAAATTCTCCACGAGACTTTTCAATTGGCTCAATTAAAAATTCTGAGTCCCAATCGTCCCTTTTAAATGGTATTGCTTGAACAAAAGGAGTTCCAGCAGGAATCAAACCCTTAAAATCTTTTCTAATTAAAAACGGGAAATTAACAGCAATCGGGTGTTTGTCTGTGTCAACGACTGCTGGCAAAGTATAAAAAGGCAAATTATAATGATGAAAAGGCATTGTAAAAAGAGTCGAGTAACCTTTTGGAGTTCTCATAATCCACGGGTTAATAAATTTAAAAGCAAACTCTGTATCCCACAAGTCTTTATCAATTGGCATTGAATCGAACTGTGATTTTTTATGCGATTCAATAGCAATAAAATCATCCATGCTCCACTGCCATGAAGTGTTTTCTTCGTTCTTTTCTACGTTAAGGTCACAAAAAGTTTTAAACATATAACCAGAAGACATTACGTCAAAAACAGGCATACATTTTTTAATAGTGTGGTTGTAAGTACCAGTGTCTTGTATGCGCTTTACGCCTTCTGTATAACTTTTTTGTTCGGCATACCAATTTGGTAAAGATTTTATTGATGGAACAGGACGAGACATCTTAATAAAATCTTCTTTAGATGTCGTAATAAATTCAACTTTTAGGGGTTTTTTATTTTTCATATTATTCTGAAGGGATTAACTCATCAACAGCCGCGCGAAGCCGAGCAAGAGCGACTACTTCAGCACTTGCAGTCTGTGATGCTTGATGTTTTGCACTTTCTAGTTGACTGCGAACACTCTCTGCTTCAAGAGATTCTGAATTTAAAAACTCTAAACTTGCTTCAAGAATATCTACTTGTTCGTAGTTATAAAGAGTCTGTTGACCATATTGAGAAGCAATATTGCAAAGTGTTGAAATTGATGAATAGTTTTTTGGTAGATATGTTGGCATTTATACTCCTAGGTTTTGATAATAAACTGTACCACAAGAAATGGAGGAATGTGAGTCCCTGAAGTAGAAGCCGCACTTGGATGTGAACCCGTATGCGAGTGAGACAGTACGGAAGTGCTTGCAACTGAATGATTATGGCTAGTTACCCCATCCCCTTGGTTTCCAGTTGACATACCGCCCCAGTTATGAAAAGTGCCACCACCTCCATTAGTAGATGGAGCATTAATACCGTGCGTGTGACTTGCGTTTACACCTACTCCAGTTCCAGTAGTTGCTGCTGTATTTGCAGTTGCGCCAGCGGTATTGGCTGCATTAATACCGTGATTATGGTCGCCATCATTAGCATTTGAAGCAGTTGCATTTGAATTGCTGTGGGAGTGGTCGGGATTGCCAAAAGTTGTAGTGTGGTCGTGGACTAAAGATTCACTACTTGTAGTGGTAGAAATCGCAACATTTCCATGAACGTGAGTTGTGTTCCCGCCAGTAGCGTTTAATGCTTTTGTTTCAGATACACCAATTGGAAATAAATCAATAAAATTAGGCAAAAAGAAATTAGTTAAAGTATCAGTACCAAAAGCATTTGCTCCTAGTACAGAATACAAATCTGGGTAATCATTTTTAAGAACACTACCTCCGCTACAAGCCAACCAACCAGATGGAATTGTAGTAGACGAGTGAAAAATAATTAAACCAGTAGGAAATGAGTCAGAGACTCCTCCAGATAATTCAACTGGTGCGTTAGCCCCATCGGTAATGTATGAGGGATAAATGTCTGGAACTGTCATTACAAAGCCCTAATCATAAAATTAACTAATACAACGTCTGGAATGTTTGTTAAATCATTAGAATAAATAATTCCAGCACCAAAAACCGTGTGCGTGTGACCGCCATCAGAGGAAGAACCTCCGTGGTCATGGTTTCCACCTACATAACTTGTAGAAACCCCATTGGCACCGTGATTATGGTCTCCACCGCCAGCAGTATTGCTCTGGGTAACTGGATGAGTGTGGTTTGCATTTGTTTCAAGTCCGTTAGTTCCACGCCTAGTACGCTGAGTTCCAAGTCCAGTGCTGACACCATTAACACCATGATTATGTGCCGCTGTTGAAGTTGTTCCAAATCCATTTGTATTGTGAGAGTGACTTAAACTAACTGCATTGTAACCATGAGTATGCGCTCCAGTGTTGTTTAATACGTAGCCAGCAGTGTCTACCCCATGAAAATGAGATTGAGACCCGCCAATAGCCCCAACAGTTGCAGATTTATGTGTTGGTAGAGTATTAACAAAATTTGGCAATCGCATAAAACCTGAGGGAACAGAACCATTGTCAAAGTTATTTGCTAAAACGGTTGCTAATTCTGGATAAATTGTAGTGCTAAATAATGAACCATCGCACCAAAGCCAACCAGCGGGGAGCGGTACATTGACTCCGCCAGTCATAATAATTTGTCCTGTATAAAACAAAGTTGCAGGTTTGCCAGAAAATGCTTTCCAGCCCGAACTTTCAACAAAAGCAATTCTATCAGCCATCAGTTGCCTTAATAATAAAATAAATAGCCCGAAACGCGGGAATAACAGTTGAAGTTGGAACTGCTGTTAAAACTGGATTATTAGTAATAGTATGAGTGTGAGTATTTAATGTGGAATCATTTGTGTTGTGTGCGTGAGAAACAACATTAGCATTGTTAGTGCTAACTGCATTTAAAGAATGATTATGCCCCCCACCGCCGTTAGTTGATGGAGCATTTGCGTTATGAGAGTGGGATTGATTGGTAGTTCCAGAACTACCAATAAGACGTGTAACTGTTGTAGCACCAGTTGCATTTGGGTTATGAGCGTTCATTGGGTGGTTATGAGCGCCATCTCCGTTGGTTGTTGGAGTGTTTGTATTATGAGCATGGTCACTGTTTACAGAAGCAAGACTGTGATTGTGTGTAGTGTTTCCAGTTCCAATGGCTATTGTTGAAACAAAAGTATGCAACTGAGTAGAAACGCTGTTTGTTTGATAAGCAATTTGTTGAGTAACTTTATCTTTTATGTCGGAACCAATTACAAACCTATCTACCATGTTTGGTAAACGAGAGTTACCTGCTGTTTCAGTACCCAACTCATAAGCATTACCAACATTAGTAAAAAGTTGAGCATAAGTTGTCTTGTTGTATTGAGCGCCATCACAAATAAACCAACCCGTTGGCGGGGTTGCTTTAACCCACATTGCAATTGTTCCAGCGGGTAGTGTTTCGGGGCTAGGTCCAGTAAAGTTTTCCCACTCAGAGCCAGACCAAACATATCCTGCTAGAGCCATTAGGTAATCCTGTTAACGTACCCGCTGATGTTAATAGCACTTGCAGTTCCACAAAAAGCACGAATTTCTAAAGCATTTTGCAATACAAGTCCAGCGACTACAACTGTTAGTCCCGATTGACTTGGAATTGTGACTTTAATTTGGTCAGCGGTAGTAGCGCCACCGTATTCAACTGTTAACACGACTGCCGAAGCGGTTGGGTTAGTTGCGTACATCCAAACTTCGTCAAATCCAGCAGTTCCAGATTGAGCAGCGTGAATTAAAGTTCCTGCTGTGGCTGTAGCAACAACAGCAATGCCTTTGCCATTAGTTGAACCAGACAGGGCTATCTTAGAAAAAGTTGCCATTTTAATAATCCTTTAGTCGTTAGTAGTAGATTACCACAAAACCAGCAGTTCCATCGGAAGTATTAGCCACGCCACCGTAACCAGCATTTAATCCGTATGGGTAAGAAACATCAGATATACCTGCTGGAGTTCGAGCAGAACCAGTTATATTTGATGATGCAATTGCTCCAGCGCGAATAAAGCCTGAGCCACCACCACCGCCAGCCATAGTATTGGATTCGGAATAGCCACCCCCAGAGCCACCAAAGTAGCCACCGCCTCCGCCGCCGCCGTAACTGTTAGTACGGGAGTAACCGCCTACAAGAGCGCCTTGCCCGCCTGTGGTATTAGGGCTATCACTAGAAGCATCAGCACCAGCCCCTAATTGAGTTCCAGCACGCCCGCGATAAGCAGTTTTAGAATCGTATGGTGAAGTACCGTCTTGAGCAGTTTCCCCGCCCCCAGCACCGCCAATATTGCCAGTTCCAGCGCGTGAACTGCCACCACCGCCGCCGCCGCCAGCAATTACAAGGGCATTAGCCTGATTAATAGTTGTGCTAGTAAAAACTCCACTATAGCCACCGCCACCGCCGCCGTAACTGTTATCTGTGCCGTTTCCAGAAGCAGAACTGCCACCGCCAAAACCTTTGCCAACTCCTTGATTTCGATAACCCTGTTGACCAGTTACAACTCCAAGAGTTCCTGAAACTCCATCAATAATTGCTGTTGAATAGCCACCACCACCACCGTCAGCGCCATAAAGCCAACCACCAACTTTTCCAGCGCCACCCCCAGCCCCCCAAGCCTTAACAAGAATTGTTCTAGCGTCTGCTGGAAGCACAAGACTTTGCACCGAATTTACATTAGGAAAAACGGCAACTCTTGGGCTGTAAAGAAGTTGATTTATTTGATTCTCAAGATTTCCCTGAGAAATTCTAGAGTAGTTAACATTAGGAAAGAGGCGTTCTAGTCTCACGAGAAAATCCTATTAGAAAGAATTATTTGGTCCGAGTCTGGAGCAATACTATTTTCTAGTGTCAATAGTAGTGTATCAACCTGCGCTTGTGTGTAGACATTTGTATAAGTACTAAGTGTTTGACTTGAATCAACCCATAAGTATCCAGTAAGGGGCGAAGTTGGAGCAGTAGGTTGGTAGTAAGCACCAGCGCCAGAGTCGCCAGTAGAGCCTTGGAGACCTTGGATTCCCGCACCTATTGTGCCTTGGATTCCTGTACTGCCTTGGATTCCCGCACCTATTGTGCCTTGGATTCCTGTACTGCCTTGGATTCCTGTCGCGCCCTGTACGCCTGCACCTGCTATGCCCTGTAGACCCAATGCTCCTTGTTCACCTGTTATACCTTGGACCCCTTGCTCGCCTGTCGTGCCTTGGGTTCCTGTAGAGCCTTGAATGCCTTGAGTTCCGTTAGAACCTACTACACCATTTTCACCATTTAGACCGTCGATACCTTGTATACCTATAGAGCCTTGGACTCCAGATGAACCTTGGATTCCTTGAATTCCAAATAAGCCTTGAACACCTTCTGTACCAATTAATCCTTGGATGCCTTGAATGCCTTGTATGCCTGTAATGCCTTGCAAGCCATCTATGCCTTGAATGCCTGTAGCACCAGTTTCTCCAGTTGTGCCTTGGATACCTTGCTCGCCTTGGAGACCTATTGCGCCTTGGAGACCTTGTATGCCTTGAATACCTTGAATGCCTTGAAGACCAGTTTCTCCTACTAAGCCTTGAATTCCTGTCGTTCCTATTGCGCCTTGAATTCCTATAAAGCCTTGTACGCCTTGTATACCTAGCAAGCCTTGCGTACCTTGGATTGAAAAACCTTGTATGCCTTGTAAACCTTGTAACCCTTGTACGCCTTGCAAACCTTGAATACCCTGCGCTCCAAGTTGTGTATACATAACTTGTACTGCGGTAAGAATAATTGAAGGTATTGCTGGATATACTGGAGATGTTCCAGCAGGTAGCGATTCGACTCTAAGTTCTGTGCTAGTTCCAGCCCAGTAAACCTGTACTTGTTGCCCTGCGGTAGCAGTGGCTACGTAGTTAATTGTAACTACTTGACGATTAGGATTACTTGCATCCTTGCGTGGTGGTAAATCTATTTCTGTAGCAGAATCAGGGTAATCAACATTGTTGGTCTTTAACCAGAAAATTGCCTTCTCAACAGAGTTTGCAAGATTAGTAATTTGAATGGAAAATGTAAGACTGTAAGTTCCAGCGTACTCAAAGGTAACTTCATCACCATTTTGGATGCTTATACCATTTGACTCTACAGTAGTCCCGATTGCAATAACTTGGGCTGTAGAAATAGAAGCAAGAGTTTGGTCGGTCATGTCATAGAACGAACCGTAATAACCTAAAGTACCGCCAGCGCCTGTATCACCAGTAGTTCCCTGTACGCCCTGAATGCCTTGGATGCCTTGCGTGCCCTGCGCTTGCGCAAACCCAAATCCCTGCAATCCTTGTATGCCTTGTACACCTTGTATGCCCTGCAAACCTTGGGTGCCTTGTGTACCCTGAATACCAAGTAAACCTTGAACACCGAGTAGACCCTGAATACCCTGCAAACTTTGGATGCCTTGTATACCCTGAACACCCAGCGCTCCTTGTAAACCGATTGGTCCAACTGGGGCTGTGCCGATTTCTACCCAGTAGGTGCCGTCATAGATGTATGACTTACCAGTTGTTGGGTCGTACCACGCAGAACCAATACCTCCCGTTGGGGTGGTAGTGGATTGTACGAAGAATGCACCTTGGAATCCTTGGATGCCTTGTCTACCTTGCAAGCCTTGAATGCCTAGCGAACCTTGGATGCCTTGGATGCCTTGGATGCCTTGGAGACCTTGGATGCCTTGGATGCCCTGTAGTCCTTGAGTGCCTTGAACACCCTGTAAACCTTGTATACCTTGGATGCCTAGTAAACCCTGAGTACCTTGAGTTCCCTGAACTCCTTGCACCCCTTGCAGACCCTGAATACCTTGAGTACCCTGTAAACCTTGGGTGCCTTGTAGTCCTTGGGTGCCTTGTAGACCTTGAAGTCCAATCGGTCCAACGGGGGCTGTGCCAATTTCTACCCAGTAAGTGCCGTCATAGATGTATGACTTGCCAGTCGTTGGGTCGTACCAGCCTGAGCCGATACCAACTGTTCCGCCTGTTGGAGGCGTGGTGCCTTGAATAAAAAATGAGCCTTGAATACCTTGTATACCTGTGATGCCTTGGGTACCTTGAAGACCCTGTAGACCTTGCGTCCCTTGAAGACCTTGAATACCTTGAAGTTGTTCGTATCCAAAACCTTGAAGACCCTGTAGACCTTGGAGACCTTGTAAGCCCTGTAAGCCTTGGATGCCTTGGTTTCCCGTGGAACCTTGTGAACCAGTTATACCTTGCATTCCAGTTGCACCTGTTGTGCCTTGGGAACCAGTTACACCAGTTGTGCCTTGCGCTCCTATAGCAGCAAACGACCCTGCAGTACCTTGAATACCAGTGCCACTACCAGAACTACGTCTAGTTTCTAGGTTACGAAGGCGACGGTCATGGTTATTAAGGATATTATTTAAATCTTCAGCCATTAACTAGTCACCTCCCACTCAACAATAAGTTCTAATTCTACTGTTTCAGGGTATGCTGGGCTGTCTGGGACATTAACTTTATAAGAACCAATTTTTCTTACAAGAAGACCACTTCTATTTTCATATGGAACTCTAAGTCTGTTGTTTATAAACTCGTCGTTAGGGATAATTACGCACCAGTCGCCTGGAATATATGTACCTACTTCTGGAGCAATTGAGCCGTTCACAACAATTTTATAGTCTCCTACAGGAGGAGCAAGACGATAGCCCATCTCTTTCGCGAAAGGAACTACAGACTCATCGCTTTCTGCAGGTAAGTCTCTATCCGTAATTGCTACATCCAGCAAAGGAAAAAGGTCGCCAAGATAAGGAATATTTGTATATGAACCATAAAAAGGAGCAGCCTCTGACCCTAAATCATTTTTATTGTCTACAACCCAAGTACGAGAAGCACCTTTTTCAGCACTTTCATTTAGAGTCAAACTGGCAATATTACCTGGATGTTCAAATACTAACTGATTAGCGCCCAAACTAGATGGACCATAAAGAGTCTCTAAATCTTGCCCATCATCAATTGTTCCAAGAGGGTTGTTCGTGTCTTTTTGGACTAACCAAGCCTGAAAAACATTACTAAAAGTTTTAGTGTTTGGGTTGTAGTTTGGTTCTACGGTAAAATCAAAACGAACAGAAACAACGTCTGAGCCAACAAGAGTTTCTGGAACGTCTGGACTTATTGTTTTTGCGTAAGAAAAAGTGTAAATATCTACAGCACTAATCGTATAAGTACCATTGAACACGCTATCAACATTAGCAACAGTGACGCTGTTTCCAATAACAAAACCATGAGGAGTACTAGTAGTTAGTGTTGCCACGTTTGCTGTGGTTTGTTTTTTAACTACTCGTTTAACATTGCCCCCAACGGTAGCCTTTGGATACTCTCCTCCAGCAGTTACTGCCTGTGAATATGCAGGAACACCATTTTTTGCAAAGTTTTCAATAATTTCGCCAACATACATCATTCTATGACCACGGAACTCAAATGGGTTATTATCACCTGAACCAATAATTTTGTAGTCGTCTAGTTCGATGTCTACGTCTGACGTTAAATTAACTGCTGAAGCCGACTGAATTTTTTCATAGTTGGCATTAAGAATTGCGTGAGCCCCTGAGTCAGCACTAAATGGAGTAGTTGTAACTGTTCTAGAACCGCTACTAGCAAAAGTAAACTGTCTAGGGTTTAATACAGTAACTACTTTATTGCCGTCGTAGTCGTATAGGTTAGTGTTTTCTATTTTTACTAAATCTCCAGTAGTAAAATTATGCTTTTCTTCAGTGGTAAAAGTTACTGTGACCCCAGACTGCGCGTAGTAAGTAACTAAGTTATGCGTATCTGAAGCAGCATACGTAGTGTTGATTGTGTCCTGGTCATTGTTGATGTATGTGATAAAAGTATCAAGCATATCTTTAACAGAGGTTGTAATCTCTGGAAGAACAAATGTCTTCCAAAAAACGCGGTGATAGAGGTAACTTACAAACTCAAGGGCTGATACATTTACAACTTTAGTTTTAATATCGTAGTCGCGAGTCCAGATAATTCCGCCCCAAACAATCTGGTCATTTCGCATAATGTAAATTGCATTTTTTCCGGGCAGGGTGGAATTGTAGAGGTCAAAGTGGTCTTCACTAGAAGATAGTCGAATTGCATCGGTTGCAGCATTTCCAGGAATAGCAATAGACCCAGAAAAAGAACCAGCAGAGTTGATTTTTCTTTCCCAAGAAACGCCAGAAAACGGTACCTCCATCACGAAAGCACCGTCAGATACCCGCGCAATGAGGTATCTATACTTTGGAGCCTGAGTATCCATTTTCGTCTCTTTGTTTAGTTATTAAAACTATGTATAAGTGTTTGTTGCAAGCGGGCTAAATGGAAGTACTAAAAATCTAACGTCATTAACAGTAAAATTGTCAGCAGTTGTAGCCCTAGTCTCCATCCAACCACCAAGTTCAAATACTTGACCATTTGCAGCGCCACCAAAATAAAAATATCTCATGCAGGTAATATTAAATCTACCGTTAGTTTCGCCAATAGAAGTGTTCACTTCTATACCGCCTCCTAATCTAATACCTAAAAAAGCATTAGCATCAGCGGCAGAAACACTTGCCCATCCTACTGCAATTACCATGACCCATGTATTGGCGGGAATGTTGACTGCACCAGAAGAAGCAAGAATAGTAGGGGCTGCTGAATTTTCTGAAGTAATTCTTCCACCACCACCTACGTAAGAATGAGCAGTATCGTTTACCGCTAATCTATTGCTAATGCCGTGAATGTGGTTTCCTCTAGACGCTTGGTTTGCCCCAGTCCCTAGAGTGTGGTGAAGAGCAGTTGGTGATGCATCAACGGAAACCGAATCGTGGTGCCCTGTACTTCCTTGGAAAAAAGTTCTCCAGCCAGCAGTACCAGTAGTGTCGTAGACCTCTAACTTATTTGTGTGAGTGTCGTAACGAAGACGACCTTGTACTCCTAAAGGGTCAACACTTACACCAGGTATATTGCTGTTATATAGGTATACTCCACCAAGACCTGTAGTAAATTTACGAAGGTCTGCAACACTAGTAGCGGCAGACCCTGTAACTAAAACACTAGCAAGCGCTAGGTTTGTACCTGCAGGTAGAGTGGGGACCGTACTTCCACCGACTCCTACTTCAACTTTAATAGCAAACGGAACACGAGCGCGAGCAACAAAACTTTGTGTTACAGGTGTACTGCCCTCGTTTGCTGCTACTTTGATGTATTTAATTTCATTTGTAGCGGTACCAACAACTGTTTCATAGACACCATCAAGTTCATTTGACACGCCAACAACTTCTATCCTTACTCCAGCCCCCAAACTGTGGCTACCGTCAGTTGTTAGGGTTACAAGATTTGTAGCAATTTCTTTGTTGGTTATTTTTCTCTGAAACAAAGCATTAGAAGCATTAACATATTCAACATACGCACTAACAGTAGCACCAAGTCCTTGATTTGCTGGGGCTGTGTATGTTCCAGCGCGAGCATATTTAATTGTTGAGGCTGTAGTTCCTGCTATAAGAACATAAGAACCATCAAAAAAATTATCAACACCAGAAATAAATACTGTTTGACCGACTTTAAAACCATGATTAGCAGATGTTGTAAGAGTGGCATCCGTACCGTCTGAACTTTTTCCAATAACTGTGTAAAAATTTTCATCCACTGAAGCATAGATAAGGTCTGTTCTAGTGGTTCCAGAAGATGTCAAAGTCATCTGCTCAACAGAAGAGTCAATAGCGCATAAATGTAGCCCTGGCGAGTCAGCACCTGAGCCAGTGTCAGGAATAACGCAGAATCCAGTGTCAACCGAAATAGTTAGCCCAGAAGAGATAGAAACCTGCATACTATCTACTGGTGGAATAACGCCACCAGTACGAACGCCACCAGACTCAGGGTCAATGAGCGCAGTAAGAAGTTTGCGGTCAGTAGATGCAGTGTATCTACCGCCAGCAAAGTAAAGGGGTTGCAAAACAGCCATGTAATTATCCTACCTTATCCTAACCAACCTGACCGCCAGTAAATTTGCAGTTGCGGGGATGCCGTAATTGCGTCAGAACCGTAGTCATTGAATGTAATTGAATTATTTCCTGGTTGTAGATATATCCAGTCTACAACAGGGTCTAGTAATCCTCTAGAACTTCCTGTTTGCTCCCCATTAGTAAAATCACCTTTATGTACCTCACGAATTTTAGTGTCAATATCTAAGTACTCTAAAAGCGATGTATTATTTTCATCTGGTAGTAGAACCTGAAGAGTTCCTGAAATTGGAGCAATAATTGTCATAACTTGCCTAGTGGTGTTGTTAATTATTTCTGCTGGACCAAATAGAGGACCGACAACTCTAAAGTAGCAATAAACATTTGAAGTTCCACTGTTTATGACTGTTGTAGATGCCGAGATACCAGTTTTACCTGCATTTAAATCGTAGTCTCTATCGTACTCTCTAAATTTTTCTATGTCCGTTGTATCGTAGTCTGTGTTACCGTACTTGTCATACGTTTCAGCATAAATACTTGGATAACCAAACTCGCCAATAGTTTTGATGTTATAACCGTTTGCAACTGCTTGAGTCCCTACAGGAACATTGTCTGCTGTTCCTTCAATCCATTCATATTTAATAGGGTCAGCAGCCTTAAGACCGATTGAAAACTCAATACGACCTCTATTATTAACTGTACTAATGTTTGGTCTACCGCTCAATCTTACAAAGCAAGCACGCTTATAATTGTCTTCATCTACAACAAACCACGTACCACGTCTAACTAAATTAAATGCAGAAAGAAGTTTTTGTCTAGCAGATGCACTAGCAGCAGCAATCCCACCACGAGAGGAATCTGTCACAAGAACAGAACCGTTAATAGTTATTACTCTTGCAGCACTACGACCAGAAACATCAAAAGAACCATCACCAAAGCCTCGTTCGATATCAGGAATCTGAGGCTCGGGAAGATTCCACCAACCATCAATATCCGAGATTACCCAAACTAGACCGTCAGAGTCGATAGTGTTAAATGTTAAATAGTCAACTTGGTTTTCAAGGAGAACTCTTATATCGCCAGCAAGTTTTGGACCAAAGTTATATCGGTCCTGCTCCGCGTGTATAGGTGTAAGACCTTTATTAATAACACTAAGAACGTAGTCCCGCGAAGATGGGGTACCAGACACGGCAACAGAGCGAGCACTAGCACCTATTTTATTTATTGCTCTTACAGTTACAGAATATAAAGTACCATTTGTCAGACCCGTAGCACGAAGGGTGTTAGTTTCAAAGTAACTAGAGTATGTAACCCCAGCATCCAAGGAGTATTGGTAGTAAACAATAGGGCTTCCACCGTTGTTTAGAGGTGGGGTTACGGAAATAATTAAAGCATTATCAGAGGGAGACACGCTAAGAATTGAAGGAGCATTAGGTACTGTTGCTGGAATTGCTTCTACAGCATTAGATGGCTCGCCAAATGCAGCAAAAGTCGATGCTCTAATTGTTACTAAATATGTAACTCCATTAGATAAACCAGATATAACTATAGGAGCAGTAGAAACACTTAATGAGGTAGTAGATGTTGAAGAAGGGTCTACAGGGTATACAAAAGTCCAAGTATTATTTCCATCAAGTGAGTACTGATAGTTAGTAATAGTGTTAGTGCCGTCGTAGGTAGGCGGAGTAAAAACTACAGTAAGAGAGCCATTTCCTGAAGCAATAGACGTAATTGTCGGAGGGCTTGGAACATTAGAAGGAGTTCCAGCAACACCGTTAGAGGAAAGACCTGAACCAACGCTATTTATTGCTCTTATGTATACGGTATATTCGACTTGGCTCTCAAGACCAGTGATTCTTACAGGTGTAGTAGTATCTGTAGGACTAAAAGCATCCCACACCCCCGATGTGGATGTAGGGCTTGTACCTAATGTTAAAGAACCATTAGAAGCAACATAAGCAATAGTGTATGTTACAGAACTAGGTACCGATAAAACTACATAATCTTTAATTTCTACGTCTGCAGTTAAATTGTATGTGGACGCAGAAACTCCAGCAACCATTCCATGTGCCGTAGCAGTAGTTATTGTTGCAATGTTGCTAGAGACAGTGGCAGAAGAAATTACTACTGTTGCTGAGGTGTATGAGTACGCATAGTTTGATATAGCGTTCCCACCAGTAGAGGTAGGAGCAATAAAGTTTACATCTAAGTAGTCACCACCTCTACTAACTGAGGTAATAATAGGAGTAGTAGGAACACCAGGCTTTACTAAAATACCTGTAGAAGCATCTCCAGCATCCCCTGACGAGTTAACAGCGCGAAGTTTTACAACGTATGCAACATTGTTTGTAAGACCAGTAATTGTCACGGGACTAGTAGTGTTTGCTGGACTAAATGCTGTAAATGTTAGACCGTCATCCAAAGAGTATTCGTAGTTTGCTACCCACTCAGGGTAAGTAGTCGGAGCATTAAAAGTCAGTGTTATTTCTGTGTCACCGTGAGAAGCGCTAGTGATTGAAGGGGCAGATGGAGTTTGTTCTTGGTGGTATATATACGTAGCGCCGTTACCGCTATTAGGCGATGTATCTTCATCTGGAGCACCAACAAAAAAAGTCAAACCATCGTCAGACACAGCAACTGAAACACCAAGGGAATCACTTGTTGCTGGGTCTGATGCTAAAAGTTTTTGTTGCTGTGTCCATACACCTGCTGAGCGGGTGAATACATATGCAGCGCCATTGTCTGTATTAGGGGAGGTGTCTTCGGCATCGGCACCGATAAGGGCTACATTTCCGTCTGCGGATATAGAAACTGAAACACCTAAAGTTTCATTTGATGCAGCGTCTGATGCTAGGATTTTTTGTTGTTGGGTCCATGTAGAACCTGAGCGGGTGAATACATATGCAGCGCCATTGTTTGTGTTTGGGGATGTGTCTTCACTTGGAGCACCAATAATTGCAGTTAGACCATCTGAAGATAGAGACACCGAGTAACCAAAACTGTCGAGTGTTGCTGGGTCTGATGCTAAAAGTTTTTGTTGTTGAGTCCATGTACCTGCTGTGCGGGTAAATACGTAGACTGCGCCGTTGCCTGTGTTAGGGGAGGTGTCCTCACCACTAGCACTAATTAAGGCTGTATTACCGTCTGATGAAAGGGCGACCCCCCAGCCAAAAAAATCATCTGTTGCGGGGTCAGACGCTAGGAGTTTTTGTTGCTCAGTCCACGCGCCAGACTCATAAATAAATACGTATGCAGCGCCGTTGGTTGTGTTTGGGGATGTGTCTTCTAGGTAAGCGCCAACAATTAGTGACAATCCGTCTGCTGAGAGGGAAACTGACCAACCAAAACGGTCACCTGTTGCAGGGTCAAATGCCGAAAGTGTCTGTTGCTGTGTCCATACACCTGCTGAGCGGGTGAATACATATGCAGCGCCTATGCTTGACGTTGCACCACCAAGGTCAGATAAAGGAGCACCAATTACTACTGTATTTCCGTCTGCTGAGATGGAGACTGATTTACCAAATCGGATGTCGTTTGAAGACTCTGATGCTAAAAGTTTTTGTTGCTCAGTCCATGTAGAACCTGAGCGAACGTAGACGTAAACTGCGCCATTGTCTAAAAAAGAATCACTATTCTCTAGGGGAGCACCAATAACTGCGGTGTTTCCATCTAGAGAAATATCAACAGAGGCTCCATAGGAATCACCAGATTCGCGGTCTGATGCTAGAAGTTTTGTTATATAGGAGGAACTAATAAAAGTCATTACACGCCTCTCCTCATGGACCAAGCAATTTGACGAGATACATTATGAGCCATCTCTACTTCATCCATCCCCTGTGAAGGATACACATTTACTACAGTTGATGCTCCGCCAGCGTTAACAGAAGAAAGTTTGTTGTTAGGTATGATAGTGCCTGAAGAAGGAGCCTGGAAAAATTCTGGACCTTTTTCTCCAACCAGGTAAGTTTTTCCTTGGCTAACTGGACCACCTAAAGCCTTAGCAGGGAGTTTAGTTACTTCAACATAGAGGGGGTCTTGGCTATTGTTGCCCTTACCAAACTTAATTGTCATTGCTTGTTCAATCTTAGCCTTAAACTCTATAACTTCGTTTCGTATTTCTTTAAATTCTCCAGTTTTTCCTTGAATAGTGCTTCTACTACCAGTACTAAGTTTTTCAAGTTCCGCTAACTGGGTCACCAACATTTGAAGGTCTCCAAGACCACTCGCTTCAAATGTTTTCTTAATTGTTGCTGGAGTTAGAGCAAGTTTATCCGCTAATCTTTCAGCCTCATCTCCAAAAATTCCAATTTTTTCAGCGCTTTCAATAAAGGCAGCCCTACCGTCTTCCATGATTTTAGTTGTTGATGCTTGAGTACCACCAAGTTCTATGTCCTTTTTAATAGCATCAAGTACAGAAGCAGAGTAGCCATATAGAGCGTCTTCTTTTTGTTCGAGAGACAGACTTCCATCTTTTATAGTAGTGGTCAGTTTATCTGTTTCTTCTTTAAATGCCTTTGCAGCGTCTCTAGCATTAATAAGAGAACGAGCACCTTTAGTAACAATATCGAATACGTCTTCTAGTCCTTGACGAACTGTTGCTTGAATATCTTTTAGGCTTCCAAATTCTTTATAAAGATTAGCAGCAGAAGCAGCAGTCGCTTCTATCTTCTTTCTAGCCTCGTCTTGAGCAATAATTAGAGGGTCTGTGGAGTTTTCAAGGTCTTTAGTGGCTTGTCTTGCATCATTCATGTAAGGAACGTATGGGATATCCTTGAAAGGATTTAAAGAGTTTAGGGCATCAATAATTGTATTAACGCCATCAATTATTCCGTCAATAAAATTCTCAAAAGCCTTCTGTAGAGGCTCAAAACTTCCAGTTCTGATTGATTGGAATAGACCAATCCAAAGCCCTACAAAACCTTTAATGTAGTTAATAAAGATTGTAAGGTTACCAATAAAAGTTACAATAAAGAAAGTTGCTAATTTAATAAGAAAGGTATACCAAATTGTAAGTGGAGGCATGACATATTTAGCAACAAAGTCTCCCATTTTTTTGAAAATATCAGAAACATTTTCAATGTCAGGCATAAGTTTTTGAAGTGCACTTTTAATTAGTTCCCAACTTGCTACTAATTGGTCTTTAAGTGCTTTACCAAGTTCTGAAACAGCCTTTCTTAAATCTTCGCTGTTTTTGTACATCAAGTAAAAAGCACCAGCAACTACAGCAATTGCAGCGACTACGAGTAAGACTGGCCAGGTAGCGCCAATCCAAGCAACAGCAAGACCTCTAAGAGCGCCAATAAGTTTTGGAATTGCAGTTAGTTTTGTTTTTATTCCTGTTAGGAAACCCGCAGAAGCCCCACCAGAGGCTTTAAGTGCTGCAGTTTGCATTACAATTGCTTGAGTTAGTCCAAAAGTATGAGCAGTTGCTTTAAAAGATGCAGGCACTAGAAGAAGTAAGTTTCCAAGAAGAACTTTAAAAGCAAAACTGGCTACTGTTCCTATAAGTCCAATAGCAAGGGTTATTCCCTTAACAGCAGCCAAGAATAAGAATACTTTTTGAACTATTTCGTTACTAAAAATAGCAACTAGGATTTTTAACGCTCCATTTAAAATAGAGAAGAACATTTGAATTCCACCAGTCTCGGTGAAAGCCTTAAGAAGTAGAGCGATGTTTACTAAAAACTCTCCAAAAACTGGACCTGTCTTGGTCAACTTGCTAAAGATGTCTGCAAAAATAGCAGGAATAGGCTTGATTGCATCAAAGAAAGCCTTAACTCCTTCGTTACCGCTAATTTGGTAAAACATTTTTGCTACTTCGCCGAGGAAGCCACCAAT